TAGGGGGGGGGGGCGTCGATTGTATAAAATTTCATCATCATAATATCTCCTTATGATAAGACTACCGAATTGATGTGGCACCAGTTAGCAGCGACAGTAGAACCGGAATATAGATAAATAAATATATATTTATTACCAGTAACACTTGACACATCTAAAGACTTTGAACCAATAGGACTCCAACTCACGATACTATTATTCTCCCAAGCCTTTACTTGATTATTTCCATAAAGATTTACTATTCCATTCGATACACCAAATCTAAATTGTGCATACGAACAACTACCATCATTGACATTTATCGTTAATGTATTCCATGGGGTAAAATCAGTATATAACAAACATTGAGCACTAGAGCCGTTATATCCTCCGTTTAAGACGAGAACTGCGTCTGTTTGTCTTGATTCCGCGCCATAGCCACTTCCACCATCAGTTAAATTTGTATAATGTTCCCATGTTCTTCCTGGGAAACCACCGAAAGTTCTTTTCCAAACTAAATTATTATTGAAGAAAACTTGATTTGATGCCTGGCTATTTAAATATACATTTTGAGTTGTTGATACTTGCGTATTGTTGTAGAATAAAGCCAATATATCACCCCCAACTATTTACCAACTTATCCACAAATTCCCGTCATATCCCATGTTTAAAACGTGCCCATTAATTCTTGAAACAGATATGTTTGGCCATGCTGTTCCAGCCGCGTTAGAAGCAGTTAGATTTAAATAAGACTTGTTTGCATCAGCATAGACAGCACTAACTGAGCCATCTGTACCATTCCAATTGCTATTGTATATTTGAATACTATTACATGAACCAGCCCTTGTGGCGTATGGAGAGGTTATGGTAGATAATACTGCTCCGCTTTTAGATTTTAGTCTAATTGTATTTCCACTAACATCAATAGAAGAGCCGTAAGAAGTCGTTATTGTATTTCCAGAAGCATCTTGACTAGCCTTTGTTGCTGATACAGCACTGTCCGCCGCTGAAGCATTAACCGCATTTCCAGCTAAATCACATGTATCAGCAAAAGAAACCTTGCTTGCTGCTTTATTAGACTTATCTCCAGCATATATAGTTCCGTCATTCGCAATTGCTATCTCTCCATAATTAAGAGAAGCTGGAGCTGCTGGAGAGGCAGTAGTGCTTGATTGTCGTTTATTTTTAATCGCCATAGGTTATTTCTTCCTTGTAAGGAGGAACTCCTCCTTACGAATAACTAATATATAGATTGCCGTTATAACTCATACTAATATTTGATGCTCTAGCAGAATCAGCTTGGTCGGCATGAATACAAGCATAATACTTTCTTACTCCGCCATAGTTACCTGTTCCATTATAATTTAAAAACCAAGAGTATGGGTCACTAGCGTGTATAGAAATAGTCATTCCTTTAATATTACCTGTTACGCCAGTAGCATTTGTAGCGTTAGTAGCATTCGTTGCCGTTGTAGCAGTAGTGGCTAAATTAGCTGAATTAGCTGTTCCAGCAGAAACAGCATAACTAACTCTGCTAACGGCTTCATCAGAACTATTCCCCACATAAATAGTTCCATCTTTATCGCAAGCTAATTCTCCGTAGTTTAAACTAGAGGGGGGGGCGGCCGAAGCAGCCGAAGCATTTTGCCGATATATTTTAATTGCCATTTATATCACTCCCTAATTAGAGAAGTCATATTTCTCCAATTATTTTCTTATATTCAAACTCAGAAATCCACATCGGCACATAAGAGCGTAATTGTTCTTTTGTTATATTTCCAAGTTCATATTGTATTTTTAGAAAATCAAACATTTGTAATCCCCCTAGATAACATAGTCAACATTGCTTCTTCTAGGGCTGCTAGTCTTTCATCGTTTGTTGGTAGTGGTTTAGCTCTATTTGAAATTTCAATTTCTTTTTCTTCATCTGTGCGTTCAACTATAATATTATTTTCTAATTTGTAGTTGGCGCACCAACGTTCGTCATATAATGGCTTAGAAAAGTAATTGTTTTGAGCATGATGGTATTTATCACCATATCCACTATCAATCTCTATATATCCGTCTATGTTGTCCAAGAAAGCATCACTATTTATTTCTATGACGCTACCATTTTCATCAACACGGATATATACAATATATTTGCCATCTCCCATATGAGTTTCTCCTTAATAGTTCGCGCTTAAAGTAATTACAGCAGTAAATGCTCCACCCGGATTCTGTGCTGTTGCGTTTACAGCCAGACGTAAAGTTCTATCATTATACACACCATCTGTTTGTTCAACTGCTGCTGTTAATCCCGAAAATCCGCCCCAATAATGTGCGGCGTCAATAGTCACACTTGGCACTTTTCGCATTGGATAAAAGGATATAGTAGTGAAATATTTTTCACCATCTCCAACATTAAAAGCTTCGCCTCTAAAGTTTACATTAAAACGTTGATAATACCTTAAACATTCTGACAATTCTTGCCCATATCCTTTTGGCACATATGGAGTTACAGAATTTCCTCTTTCAAGTTTCGCCCAGTTTACTGTTATTGATTGAGATGGTTTTAAAAACATTATAACAAATAGTTCTGGGCGATTTACAAGTCTAACCAGTTTGAACCCACCCCATGATGTCTCTAAATCATATGGAGCATCTTTTATAAAATGCGAATCAAAGATTTCTATTGTTTTTGTGACGTTATAATTTGTGTTATTTACATAGGCACTAAACGTAACAATATCACCGATAGAAAACAAATCTTCACTTACTATTTGTCTGAATTGAGAACCATACTCAGTAACAGCAGCATCGGCTTTAACAACTCTTGTGTCAGCATTATATGTAGATTCAAATATTTGCCATCTATCAATGCAGTATCCATTTCTATCAAATTCTATTTGGTTTTTTTGATTCACAGGATTTATAAAATCACTATTATCCAATAAATTCGGATTACTTACTTGACTGTAATTCTTTTCGTCTAATACACCAACTGGTTTGTTAGACGAATCTCCAACGTATAATTTACCACTTTTGTCTGATGCTATAATTCCATAATCTAAATGGGGGGGGGCTGTGGTAATGCTGATGCTATGTTTTGTCTCATTATTTTTATTGCCATAATTATCACCTATTAATAAAATCCACCATCGTAATTAAACGTTCCGTTAACTGTAACATTACTACTAAATGTTGTAGCGTTAGCAACGGTTCCTCCACTAAAAGTAACGGAGGCCCAAGTACCATCTCCACGAAAGAATTTAGAAGTGTTGCCGGGCAGTTTTGACACAAGTCCATTAGCGGTAGTAGAAACAACACCATAGATAGTATCCGCATCAGTTAAATCAATTGTAGCATCACCAGACTGATTTAAGGTAAAAGTGCCTTTTATTACCCCTGCCTGTCTGATAGTAATGGTAGAGTTAGACACCTTTGGCTTTGGAGGAACCGCCCACTCGCCGTCGCCGCGAAAGAATTGCGTTGAATCGTTTGGAAGTTTAGGTGCTAGTCCATTACTAGCCCAAGTAACAACACCATATGTTGTATCAGGCGGTATAGCCCATATACCATCTTCTCTAAGGTAGTTCTTTGAACCAGCCGTACTAGATGGAGCAGGCACAAGTCCAGTTCTAGCGGTTGAACCAGATTTCCCAAATACAGAATATGTTGTGTTTTGTAATTCTATGGTTTGATTGCCTATTTGATTAAGCGTAAACGAACCCTTTGAAACTCCGTTTTGAGTAATTGTAATAGTTGGGTTGTTTACAGCTGGATGTGTTACTATTTTCCATGTTCCATCACCGCACAAATATCTATCAGTCGCTCCCGTTTGTGGCATAGGAACTAAACCGACACTTCCTGCCGCTGAAGAAGTGGCTCCTTTAAAAGTCGAATAAGTAGTATCAGTAAATTTAGCATTAGCTGGAACGGCAGTAAGGACTGTCAATCCATTAACTTTCTCCGAATTATCTACGATACCATTACCATTTTTGTCGTAGACTTCTTTCAGCATATCACCTTCGCCTAAAACTTCTCCAGTCATATAAAATTCATTATCAAGGTCTACCTCGTCAGCCGCCTTTGCGGTAAGAAATTGAGAACGGGTTAGCTTATTGATTTTTAAAGAACTTAATAAAGTTTCTGTTTTAGTTGGCATCCTCTCACCTCTTAATAAGTTCCTGCGTCATAATTTAATTCGCCATTTATTATTGAAATGATTACGTCTTCTATTGAAATGTTTCCGTTTGATACTGTAATTGGATAGCCGGAAGCATTTATAGTTAATTCGTCAGTTAAACTTGTCGCTCCACCAAGAGGCATAGCTCCTATATTCGCAGGAGTTAAGTTTACATTACCACTACGATAAGTAGATTCTGCGTTACCTTTTACGCCTGAAACCGCGCCAGACGGCACATCTATTGTAGCCCACGCTCCGTCACCACGAAGATAAGAAGTGGTATTTCCAGGGAGCTTTGGAGCTAAGCCATTAGCAGTAGTTGATACTACACTGTAAGTTGTATCAGTAAACTTTGCGTTTGCCGGTACTGCGGTTAGAACAGTAAGTCCATTTACTTTTTCAGCATTGTCTACGATTCCATTATTGTTAGTATCATAGACATTTTTTAACATATCCCCAGTTCCAGCAGAAGCCATAGCGTCATCAACATATTTCTTATTTACGGCGTGGTTATCTTTGGTTGGCGATTTTCTTAATACCACATTATCATAAAATTGCGCCTCTGTCCCTTCTACAATCATAACCGGTGTTTCAATTCCATCAGCTGGTTTAGCACTTATCTGAAATATATTTGAAGATTTATACGCCTTTACACGATATAATGTTCCGTCATCAACAGTCCACTGTAAACCAACATTATTCGTTCCACCCTCCAACCATCCAGTATATGTTCCGCCAGACGATGGTATAGCTCCTATTTCTGTAGAAGTGGGTTTATCTGATTCTGAATAAATTCTATACCAAGGAGACCAAGAAGAATTATAATCATAATATACCCTATAATATCTTTCAGACTTTTCAGGAGAGTATGTTGTGATTATTTGAGCTATTCCAGCTCCTGAACTGATTATTTCTAAACCAAAAGCTTGCTCTGTCGGACAATTAATAAATGTCCTTGCGATATTTACCAGTTCAACATAATAATGCCCGAATGTTTTATAATCATTTAAATCTGAATTTTCTGGTAACGGTATATAATTATAAGTCAAATTCAAATTAATATTACTGCTACCATCAACAGAAGTAGAGCCTGTCATAAGTCCACTGGCATTAAAAGTCCTGGTTGTTCCCCACTTAGCCGTAGTAATATTAGCACTACCATCAAAAGCAGTTCCATTAATGGCGCGCGCAGTAGATAACTTATCCGCTGTTTTTGAATGATGAACAGTTGGAGAACCGTCAGCAAAAGTTACATCGCCATTAGTAGAATCCTCAACAATACCAGCAGTAGTTCCATTTGCTCTATTGATTGAGGTAGATAAATCATAAAGATAATACCAGCCTGCCGCACTTCCAAGAGAACCGTCAGTATAGTAATACAGTAAATCTCTTCTCTTATCACTTGGCAATAAAGTTACCGCAACTGTTACCGCATCCCACATTTTTGGACTTGGATAAGTTGCTGTAATTTTTGCTTTCGCGGCAGTATCTATAACACTCTGAGCGGGCCACTCCGCTCCCGTTATATCAATAGAAAGTCCAGATAAATAGTTGTATTTGGGAATGTTGTCAATTTGAGACTGAATATTCCCTTTTATATTCTTTAAAGACTGAATTTCGCTTGTTGTTACATCGGTAGTAACAATATTACCAACATTATCAGTAACTACTGCTAAATTTTTATTAGTTACTGTTGTACCATCCGAGCCATATTTCGCATTATTAATGTTGCCTTTAACTGTTAAATCTCCCTTTTTATCAGGAGTTCCTTCAACAGTAACATCTCCATATATTGGGCCGCCATTCTTACTATAGTAATTATTCTTTACATAATCAACATTAGTAATCTGTGTTCCAGTTACTTCATCTGGCATAGGGGTTGTTGGGATGCCCGTTAAATGAGGACTATCAATAGGTGCGAACTTACCGTCCGTTTCATCAGAATCATAGTAATAAGTTTCAATAAATTCTACGTTTGGAATTCTTTTCTTATTAGTTACGTTCTTTGGAAGAGTTTCATTTAAAACTAAATTGCCACTAGCCTCTCCATCGACAGAATGGATATAGTTGCCATCTGCTTCAGTTTTGTTATAGTAATTTTCCTCTACAAATTCACCTGTCGCAATCTGGCTAGTTCCTAATTCTGTTGCTTTTGGAGCAGTAGGAATACCAACAAGAGGGGCACTATCAAGAGGCGCGTAATCTCTGTGTATATATTCGGCATTAACAAGCCGCTTATCGTTAGCCTCTTTGTCAGGAATTGTTTGTGCTTTTGGTTCCCAATCAAGTTTTGTAGTAAAATCTCTCAAATCAAGAACCGGATTATCTCCATTTACATAAACTTTATCTTCTGAATTAAAATTTAATTTCAAAGAACTGTCAGTTTCATCTTCTGGATAGCCTTGAATGCTGTGCGTAAAAAGAGTGGCATAACCTTTTAAAGTTAAATCACCAGTCATTACGTCTCCACGTTTTCTGACTAAGTGATTAACTACATTATCAAACCTCATTTCTAAATCACATTGAGAAAAAATCGCGTCCTCTTCTGTGATTTCAGAAATTCCAACGGCAAAGAAATTCGTAATGCTGTCAAAAGTGTATACTCTTTGCGGCCCTCCAGTCGCTCTCCCTAACGGAGCATTTACATCAAAAACAATAGGAGAATCTAATTTATATATAACATCTATTGGATTTGAATATAAAAATCCTTGTAAACCATTCTCATACTCTTGATTTGTTTGACCGGAGTTTCTTTGAAGATGGTCATAATTTATTCTTATATAAACTTTTCCATCGTGGAAAGCTATACATTCAGTATCACTTACGGCAAAATCGTCAATACTTTTTGCTGTAAGAACATTTGAGTCTCCATAAATAAGTGAATTATCAACCCAAGAAGTTTGTCCAATTGACAGTTCAAACGGAACAGTTGAGTTTCTAAAACCGCTTCCAACAGTAGAAACTTTCCATCCGTCCTCATAAGTTAGAGTATCTTTTTTTATATTATGGTATATTAATGATTTATTAAAATCACAATAGTCACTGGCTACCAAGTCAAGCGAATATAATGGAGTATCCATCTCCAAAAAAAAGTCTTTATATTGATTATCATAATAAACTGCTTCGCCTGGTAACCAATAATTATTAAATTCTTCTAAATTTATTTCTCTTTTATCTGTAAACTGTAATTCTACAGCAACATATTCAACATTATTTGGAATAGTTATTTTAGATTTATGCGATAAAAGACTTGTTGAAAAAATTCCGTCTGGTTCATTTAAACGATTTACAGAAACTACCTTTAAATTAAAAACTTCCCACTCATCTTTAAAGGTATAAGTTTCTCCTTTATTTACCTTCGCAGGTTTTAGAGTTCTAACAACAGTATTATCTTCTTTATTACCAAAAGAACCAATATCTATTTCTCTAGTCGTTAATAAATCTCTACCAATAGCAAAAAGATTTATAATATCTATACCAGATAAAGTAGATTTATTCTCAAAACTTTTTACTAATACTGGATTTTCTAATCTATGAATTGTTTCCCCATAAACAAGACAATCCAATACGTCGGTTTCAATCCCATAGTCTTTATAAATAAATTTACCTGTTTTTACGATTGGCGCGCCCAGCAATGACTCAGAGGCATTATCTGGAACTCCAACTGCGTTATCAACATAATCAAATATATCTGTCGCTTTTCCATGCGTATCATAAATAGATTGTAGCATATCTCCGCTTACGCCAGTGACAGATACCCACTCTCCATTTACCCTAACATAAATCTTTCCGTCTGTTGGAGCTTCAAATACATAATCATCTGGATAAATTCTATACCAGTTTCCATTACGACGTGCCCAAGTCCACCCTTTTGTATTTTCATCATTAGGCGCGTCCGTTACATATCCGTAAAATAAATCTGATTTTTTTACTTTCTGTGTTTCTGATGCTCCTTGAATATCAACAGGAAGAAAATCATTATCTCCGACAGAGTAAGCCTGACCTAATTGGTTTATTCGTTTGTAGGTTGCCAATAAACTCACCCCTTTCTTTTCTAATCTAAAAAAAGAGTAGTAAAACTTATTTACTACTCTATAAACTTATTCTCCTATTTTGTTAATAATATTTTCTAAATCTTTTATAGCTATTTTTATATAACTTTCTCTATAATAGAAACTATTTTCAAAAATTGAATTTATAATATTATAAATAAGTGAACTACCATTAATCTTAAAATTTTGTCCCTCACAGAAAATTCCTGTAATTTTATAAGCGTAAGATAATGGCATTGCTTTATAAGGTTCAAATTCTTTTTCTTTTATAAAAGAAAGAAATCTTTTTTCTTCCTCTAAATACCACTTAGCTTTCCCCAAATCTTCAACTAAAGTATTAGGATTCTTTTTCCCAGCTCTACAAATATATTTAACAGCATTTCCAAGACAGAAATCTAAATTAAAAATTTCTATAAAATCTATAACTTCAAAACAACTAGAATTATAATGAGATGGATGATTTATATTCTCAATTTCCATTTTTCTCTCTCCTATATAATAATAATATAAATTATCTTAAAAGTCAAATTTATATTATAACTTAATTTTTTAAATTTGGAAAATTCTCTTTCTTTTATCTTTCTTTGGAGTGTGAGGGGTTTCTTTCTTTTTCTTTCTCTTGTGCTCCACTCATTTAGATATCCTGTCGGCGATGGTGCTCGCTACATAACTTTCATCCTTAATTTTCGCTACAAACCCCTCTGCCGTAATCCAGCCAAGGATACTTTGAATCAAATCCTTTGTTTTTCCTTCACGTCCAATATCCACATGAATTTCCACATTCGCGCGAATTCCTTCGTTATGAAAGTATTCATTTAATTCGCGGGCAATCTCAAGACTTTTTTCAGTTTCAGTATAAATCTTAGTATTAAGATTCTTTATCTTTGGTAGCATATCTATATGATAAAAGAATACTCCTCCACGACCCTCATTAATAAGACAAATTACAACTACCATTTTAGTCTTATATGTATTCTGAGAATCTGTTCCAACAATAACTTTATAGTTGCCTTTCTCTTGGAGTATTGTCTTTTTTAAATATTTAAAAACTTGTTCTTTTTCAAGAGTTCCATAAGTTGGACTTTTAAACTTCATAACTATCTTTCCTTTACATCAATTTTTCTCTTTCATTAACAGCTAATTCATCAACTAATTCATTATAATAATTGCCCGCGTGACCTTTTACTTTTGAAATTGTTATTTGAGAATTTCTAAAATAAGGAATAAGTAATTCCCACAAATCCCTATTTGCTACTGGTTCTTTCTTGCTATTTTTCCATCCATTCTGTTCCCAAGTAACATACCATTTATTAAGATAACAATTACACAAATAAGCACTATCTGTATATAAAACTACCTCATCACTAAAAGAAAGGTCAGGTATCATTTTTAGTCCTTCAATAGCGCCAGTAAGTTCCATTCTTTGGTTAGTAGTTGGCATTTCTCCGCCGCTTCTTATTTCATATTCTTGATTTTCCTCATCTTTAATAAGAATTGCGGCCCAACCTCCTTTTGCGTTTTGTCTCCCATTATTACTAGTTGCGCCATCAGTATAAATATAATACTTCATTTCGATTCACCTTTCTTCTAAATTTTCTTTTATTAAATTTCTTATCTGCTCTAATGGAATTTAATCTGGCTCTTTGACAATAATATTTTCTAGCAAACTTATCTTCGCGAGTTATTTTTTTATGGTAATTATTTTTCATATAAATTAACTCCTTTACAATTATATTATACCATAAAATCGTAAAGGAGTCAAGTTCTTACTTAATTCAATTTTCCGCTCATTTCGGCAATAGCTATGTGCATATCTGTCAATTTGTCCCCGCAATCATCAATTTTTCTACCTAAACTCTTTTCCGTATTTACGGCTTCATCAACCTTTGAATTTAACAACTCTAACATTGCTTGGGTGCTTTTTAACGCGGCAGTATTATTTTCAATAACTTTATTTGAGTTATCTAGCGTTTTTTCATATTGAGCTGTTATTTTAGAAATTTCTGCTGTTTGCTTTGAATTATCCCTAATTAAATCTTCAAAAGCCTTATAACGGGACGGAGCTACTTTCCAAAAGTAATAAACAAAGAAAACAATTAATCCAATACACATTATCAAATATAGTGGTGTACCAACTAATTTATCAACTATGTTGAAAAAACCTTCAACATCCTTCATAGAGTCACCTCCCTCTAAAGAATAAGTAAATTTATTTAGTTCTCCATCTATATTTTCGTTTCTCTTGACTTTTTAGTTATTTTATGATATAATATAATTATAAAAATGAAAAGAGGTATTTGAATGGAAAATTTGTTTGAATTGTTACCAGAGAAATATTGGGATTTCCCATCGTCATATTCAAAAGAAAGAAAAGAAAGTGAAATTTTAACTAGGATTGCTAGTGATGATTATATTGCCTCATTAAAAAAAGATGGCCATTATAATCGAACTGTTATCGCAAATGGAAGAATTGCAATGCAAAGTAGAACTATATCAAAAGTGACTGGAGAATATGCTGATAAAACAGCCCATGTGCCACATATTGTAGATAGTTTGAAAAAACTTCCGGAAGGCACTGTGATAATTGGAGAACTTTATCAGCATGGGAAAACTAGCAGTGATATGACTTCCGTTCTACAATGTCTCCCAGAAAAAAGTGTTAAACGACAAAAAGGAGAATATGGATTTGTTTACTATTATATTCACGATTGTTGGTATTATAATGGACAAAATCTAATGGATGAACCATATTCAAAAAGAATTGAATACGTTCAGAAAATTTTCAATAATTTTATGAAAGATAATCTTTATATCGAAGTAGCAGAATACGCGAAAACACCAGAAGAAATTACAAATCTTCTTAATTATGCAAGAGAGAATGGGGAAGAAGGTATTGTAATGGTTAGAAAAGATGCGATTGTAAGTCCTGGAAAACGAACGGCTTGGAAAACAATTAAAGTTAAAAAAGAATTAGAGAAAGAAGTAGATTGCTTCTTAACTGGGCATTATAAAACTCCAACTAGACTTTATACCGGAAAAGAGCTTCGTAGCTGGATTTATTGGGAGGATTTAAAAACTGGAAATCTCGTATCTGGAAAGCTATTTGAAGACTACGAAGCTGGGCGCCCAATAGAACCCGTTACAAAACCTTACTACTTTGGATGGGCTGGCTCTCTCGAACTTGGGATTCTTCATAATGGGAAAGTTGAAGAATTAGGGTATGTTTCTGGTGTCAACGACGAAATTAAACAAGCCATTGTTGAAGAACCAGACAAATATTCTATGCGACCCTGTAAAGTTACAGCAATGGAATTTACCGAAGATAAGAAGTTGCGGCATCCTCGTTTTGTTGAATTTAGGGATGATTTGAATATTGATGATTGTAACTGGGAAAAAGTTTTTGGAGAATAATATTATGTCTAAGTCAATTACATGGGGAAAAATGAAAGAGCTTTTTAAATTATGCTCTGATGATACAGTTGTTACCTTTCAATTCCTTAAATCATTTGATGATATATCAAATTGGTTTGATGAAGAAGTCCAAAAGGAGAAAGAATCATATTTAGCAAGAGGGTATCAAAAATGTTTAGATGATATCATTAGAAAACAATATAGTTTCGATGAAAAAGATTCTTGCTTAACGTGTTCTTATGGCCCTCCATATGGAGGATGCTTTCTTAAAGAAATAAAAAATAAACAAATACAAATTGGAGAAATATGTCCTTTTTTCTCTAATTAATTTTAATTCTAATATAAAGCCATTTCCTTAAACGGGAATGGCTATACTTTTACTTTAATTTTGGAGAGATTTCTCCAAAAGGAGGACGTTTTACTTGAAGCTAGTTGATACAAACGTATTATTAGATTATCCCAGAATCATCGAAAATTATGATGATATTGTTCTTCATATTTCTGTTCTAAAAGAATTAGACAATTTGAAGAATAAAAATCAAGAGGTTGGGAAAAAGGCCCGAAAAGCATCCAATTTAATTTTTGCCAATAAAAATAAAATCACTTTTAATAAAGATGTTATTAGAGATGATTATGTTGATGACGTGTTAATTTATTTAGCTAAGAAAAATAAATATATAATCGTATCAAATGACATTAACATGTTAATAAAATGCGAATTTGAAAATATCGAAAGTATGACATATTCATATCCAAGTGATAATTATGATGGTATTACCAGATTAGAGGCCAATAGAGATAATGAAACTATTGCTAGAATTTATGAGGGCGGGCCTTGTAATTTATCTCTCCATGAAAATGAATATGTTTTTATTTATGACGAAAATAATGTGGATATTTTTAAAAATAAGAAAAATGAATTAATCAAGTGTCCTTATTTAGCTATTGACCAAACAGAGTATAATGAAAAAGTAAAACCTAGGAATCCAGAACAAAGAGCATTAATCTATACTCTTTTGGATAAAGATAACACTATAGTATTCGCAACAGGTAACTATGGAACAGGTAAATCATATTTGCTCTACTCTTTTGCTCTTCACGAATTAGCAAAAGGTTCAATAGAAAAAATTGTAATTGTCCCAAATAATGCTCAAAACGAAAATACTAGGGAATTAGGAACCTTGCCTGGGGATATGTTTTCTAAAGAAATAGTTTACATGGGACAGATTATAGATATAATCGGAGATTCAATAGAAGTTGAAAGGTTATATAACGATGGCTTGATTGAAATTATGCCAATAGCAGTAGCAAGAGGCCGTAACCTAGAGAATTGTATTGTTATTGTAAACGAAGCTCAAAATCTTACTGACGACCATATTAAACTATTAATTGCTCGATGTGCCGAAGGAACTAGAATATTCTTTGATGGTGATGTAAAACAAACAGACGCGAAAGTCTTTAGGGATAAAAATGGTCTTAAACTTTTAACAAAATTAAAAGATAGCAAAAAATATAGCGATTTATTTTCGATGGTTAGACTTGAATCTATTGAACGTAGTAGAACAGCTCAAGCGGCGCAATATTTAGATGAAGTAGAATAAAATCTAAAGTCAAGCATTAATTTGCTTGACTTTTTCTTTATTTTATGATATAATTATATTAGGTAAGGAGTGAGAAAATGATTGATGAACTAGAAAAGGAATTTCGTTCTATTGGAATTGAAATCAAAAGTCATGGATATTATAAAACAATAGGAGAAATATTTGTTGAGTTAAAGAAAAAATGGAATTTTATTCCTTTAGATAATAGAGATGATTTTATTACGAATGTTTCTATTTTACTTGAAGGTGGTGATATGATTGAATAATTATACTATAAATGATATTGAATCTCTCTCTTTTAAAGATGGAGTTCGACAACGTATTGCCATGTATCTCGGCTCCGCAGACATGATGGGAGTATATAACGCTATACAAGAAATTATATCTAATAGCGTTGATGAATATTATATGGGCTATGGAAAAGAAATTAAAATAGAATTGGGTCCTAATAATATGGTGGTTATCACAGACAAGGGCAGAGGAATTCCTTTCGGTATTAGAGAGGATGGTTCAAATGTGCTTGTAGATATCTTTTCAAAAGCTCATACTGGCGGCAAGTTCAATGATAAGGTATACAATTCAGTTGCTGGACTTAATGGTATAGGCGCGAAGGCAACTTGTCTTTCCTCTCTTATATTTAATGTTAGCGTAGTAAGAGATGGATACCATGCGCAAGCCTCATGGGAAAAAGGAGAACTAATATCTTATAAAGAAGAAGATTGGAGTAACAAAGAAGAACATGGAACATCTATCCAATTTTCTCCTGACCCAGATGTATATAATGTAGAACCTATTGATATTAAGTTTGAAGAGCTATGTAAAAAATGTAAGAATCTTTCTTATCTTACAAAGGGACTTACTTTTTCTCTCGAAAGCGGAGATAAAAAAGTAAGTTATTGTGCTCAGAATGGTTTAATTGATTTAATAGAAGATAACGTTTCAAATCCTGTTCATCAAACTCCAATTTATTTTGAAATGAAAGATGGAGACGAACAAGTTGAAATAGCCCTCCAATGGACAAGAAATAGGGAGCATGGTTTTACTTTTACGAACGGACTTTATCATAGTGAAGGCGGGACAAGTCAAACAGGATTAAAAACAGCCATTACTAATTTTATGAAAAAGCAAATCAAGAGTGGGATGGATGGTGATATGGCTAGGACAGGATTAGTTTACGCTGTAGCTTGTAAAACACCGAATCCTTCTTTCGCCAATCAAACAAAAACAAAAATCAATAATACTTCTCTAAGGGGATTAGCTCAAAGAGCTACTACTCAGGCATTAGAGAATTTTAAAAATATCTATCCTGGCGAATTTGAAAAGATTCTAACTTTTCTATTGAAAGAAAAGAAAGCAGAAGAAGCTGCGCAAAGAGCAAGAAAACAAGTTCTTGAAGCTACAAAAGACATAGAAAAAAACCAAAAGAAAAAAGTATTTTCTTCTGACAAGTTGAAGGACGCAGAGTTTTTAGGTTCAGATTCTATTCTCTTGATTGTGGAGGGAAATTCCGCGGCAGGAGCTATGGCCTCAGCTAGAGATGTGAAGAAATATGGTATTCTTGGAATTAGAGGCAAGATTATTAATTGTCTTGCTCATCCAGAAGAAAAAATATTTGAGAACGAAGAAATTAAGCTACTTCTTAGTGCCATGAATATAGTTCCTGGAAAATACGATTCTAAGAAATTGAGATATGGGAAAATTGCTATATGCACCGATGCTGATTCGGATGGATACCATATAGGACTGTTGATTATGTCTGCTTTACGTTATCTTGCTCCTCAATTTCTTGAAGAAGGAAGGCTTTGTTGGTTACGTTCTCCTTTATATGTAGTTCATAATAAAAAGAATAGCTACTATTTTACTGACGAAGAATTTAATTCGGCAAGAGGGAAAATAAAGGGAGAAGTAAAAAGAGCAAAGGGTCTTGGAGGTTTGAACGCAGAAGAAGCTCACGAATCAATGTTTACAGAAGAATATCAAAGACTAGATGTTCTTTATCCAGATGCCGAATCTATCTCTCTTTTGGAAAATTTAATGGGGACCGACGTTGAGCCAAGAAGAGATTTCATTTTTAGTAATATTGATTTTTCTACAATAAGGGAATAAGGAGATTAAAATGGAATTAACACCTGTAATTAAAGAATCTTTTGCTCAGTATGCTGGGGCAGTTCTTCAATCAAGAGCACTAATTGATGTTCGTGATTGCTTAAAGCCGTCAGCTAGACAAATTTTTTACTCTATGAATCTCAATAAACTTACTCATTCAAAACCATTTAAGAAAACTAATAATGCTGTTGGCTTGGCAATGGCGGACTTCTATGTCCATGGTGATGCCTCTTGCGAAGGAGTGATAATGCGCGCGGGTCAGCCGTTTGCCATGAGATATCCTCTTGTTGAAGTTGAGGGCAACTATGGTAATCTGATTGAAAGTGGCAACTGGGCGGCTCCTCGCTATACAGAATCAAGACTTTCTACTTTTAGCAATCTTCTTTTCTCTGATATAGAAAAAGAAGTAATTCAAGAGTGGAGAAATAATTATGATGATACAAAACAGTATCCTTCCGTATTGTCGAGTAAAGGATTTTATAATATTGTAAATGGGACGGTGGGAATCGGAGTAGGCGCCGCGGCGTCCATTCCCTCATTTAATCTAACAGAAGTAAATAATGCGATGATTAAACTTCTCCAAAATCCAGATATAGACTTTGAGGAAATTTATTGTCGCCCAGATTTTCCTACTGGGGGAGTTATTTTAAATGAGGATGAGATAAAGGAATCTTTAAAAAATGGTAAGGGCAAATCTTGTAAAATCCGTTCTGTTATTGAGTTTGATTCCGATGAAAATTGTCTTGTTGTAAGAGAAATACCGTATGGAGTATATACTAATACAATATGTGGAGAGCTAGAACATATTCTTAATTCAGAGGAACGTCATGGGATTGAAAGATTTAATGATTTGACAGGAAAGCAACCTTGTATTAAAATATACTTAACAAAAAAGGCTAATCCAGCACAAGTATTGAGATTTCTTTATAAAAATACTTCTCTTCAATCTTATTTTGGGATTAATATGACAATGCTTGAAAATGGAAGATTTCCAAGGGTATTTGGTTGGAAAGAAGCTCTTCAATCTCATATTACCCATGAAAAAGAGGTTTATAGAAAAGGATTTGAATTTGATTTAAGGAAAATAAAAGCAAGAATCCATATTATTGATGGTATACTTATTGCTCTTGCGAATATTAATGAAGTTGTTGAGACAATTAAAAAGTCAGCTTCTACTATTGAAGCAAGTAAAAAGCTACAAGAAAATTTTCTACTTTCAGACGTCCAAGCAAAAGCAGTTCTAGAAATTAAACTTTCTCGTTTAGCTCATTTGGAAGTTGAGAAACTACAAAAGGAAAAAAATGAATTAGAAAAGGAAAAAGAGAGATTAGAAAATATCCTTAGTAATGATGAATTACTTAATCAAGAACTCATCAATGGATGGAATGAAGTTGCTAGAAAATACGGAGATACTCGTAGAACAAAAGTATTAAATATTGAAAAGGAAGATGAAGAAGAACCAATAGAGAAAAAACAGTTAGTTATTTACTTAACTAATTTAAATAATATTTATGCTTATGAAGATTCTATGCTTATTTCACAACGACGCGGCGGCGTAGGGACAAAATTAAAACTTTCTAATAATGAATTTATTAAACAAACCATTACTGAGACAAATTATAATAATTTACTAGCTTTCACCAATAAAGGAAAAGTATACAATTTAATTTTAGATGAAGTTGAGTTAAATGTGAAAACTCCAATTAGTTCTATTATTGAATTAGAAGACGGGGAAATCGTCTCAACTCTTGTTTCTGACGAAGGAACAATTGATAGCGAATATATTCTTTTTGTTACCAAAAATGGAACGGTTAAAAAAACAGAATTAAAAGAATATCGTTTTAAGAAAAATGGCGGAATTAGTGCCATAAAGCTTAGAGAAGATGATTCTATTAAAAATGTTTTTCTTATCAATAGTGATGATTGTATTGGAATATCTTCCAAAAATGGTTACTTTGTTTATTTTCCGACAAGAGAGATATCAGCCACTGGCCGCGCCACTATTGGACTAAAAGGAATAAATTTAAAAGATGATGAAGTATGCGGTGCTGTTATTATAAATGATAAGGTAAAAGAAATAGTATCAGTTACTAAAAACGGTTTTATAAAGAAAACTCCTATCACAGATTTCTCTAGAGGAACAAGAGGAAACAAAGGAATTATAGTTCATAAATTAGATAAAGACGACGAAGTTGTTTCTGTTACTTCTACTACCGAGTCAGATAAAGAAATTATCGTATCAAGCACAAATAGTATTATAAAATTTGGTCTAAGCGAAGTTCAATCTTCTAGTAGAAATACAATAGGAACTCACTCTATTAAATTAAAAAGTAACCAAAGTATAACTGGAATGGTGGTGATATAAGTGCAAGAGAAATATTTAAAATACTATAATGAATTAAAAGCATCAATTCAAAGAGTTCTTGATGATATTTATGATATGCTTGATGCGACTGAGCAAGCCGGTATTTCTGACTCTCGAACAGAAACGCTTAAAAAGGTCGCAGACAAATATGAAGAACTTTTAAAGAGATTTAGAAATAAAGAAGAAATGACTGATTTTGAACAAGCGGAAATACTAATTATTATAAATCAAGTTATTACTTCTATGGAATCACAAAGAACCAAGCTAACTAAAGCCATTAATGGAATGAAAGATATAAAGTTAAAATTGTGAAAAGTATACAAATTTATACTTAAAAACTTGATTTTTTTGTGAATATATGGTATAATATATATAGTGGTTAAGGAAAGCCACAGAAAAATAAAAAAACTTTTTTAAAAAGAATTTTGGAGGAAAACAAAATGACAGACAATAGCAGAAAAGTATTTGATTTCTTGAAGGAGCATCATGGTGCGAAGATGACAGCACAGGAACTTGCCAAGGAGCTTGATGTTACCATCAGCGCTGTAACTGGTTCAGTTAACGGTCTTGTAAAGAAGGGTTATGCGATTCGTGAGGAAGTTTCTACTCAGAATGCCGATGGTAAGCCCGTTATTACAAAGTATATTTCTTTAACTGATGCTGGTCTTGCCTTTGACCCTGACGCAGTTGTTGAAAAGGCAGAGAAATAATCTAGTAGCTTTATAATAAATATAAAGTTATTGGGAGGAAAAAAATGTTAAAACAATCTAAAAACGAAGTAATAATTGAAGGTATTCTTAACGAAGTAGACCTAGAAGTAAAGAAAGACAAGAGTGATAGAACTTATATTAGTGGTAAAGTTTTTTTCCTTGTCCAGCAAACCATTAATGGTGTAGAAGATATTGATATCATCCCTGTTAATGTTTTCGCGTATGAATTGACTAAAGCAGGCAAGCAGAATCCTGCTTTCAAGAGTGCTAAAGATTTGTTAGATAATTATAAGTCTGTTAGTTCTCTAGGTGGCGGGCATGAAGCAATTGAAAATGCCGATAAATATATGGTTACTGGTGCTAATATCGCCGTTAATCAGTTTACCGCGGCAGATGGTAGAGAAGTTACTTATCCTTTGATTAGAGGTAGCTTCTTCCAGAAAGTAAGTATGAATAAGTCTCTCCAGCCAGAGGCTTCATTCACTCAAGAGATTTTGATTAAGAAAATCGAGCCAGAAGTCAAAGATGACGTTGAGACTGGTAGACTTCTTATCGACGGTATAGTTATTCAGTATGGTGAGATACCCGATATTATCACTTATGTTGTTGCTAGTAAAGAAGCAATTGATTATATTGATAACAATTGGGCACCAGAAGATACAGTAAAGATTAGTGGTCGTATCCGTTGGTCAGTTACTGAGGATACAATTGAAGATAATACCGAAGTTGGTTTTGGTACTCCCGAAAAGAGAGTTGTTCAGAAAACACTCAGAGAGTTTGTTATTACAAGTGGTTCTGGTAGCTATCCTGAAGAAAGCAGCTATAACACAGAAGAAGTTGTAGCAGCTTTACAGAAGAAGAAAGAGAACTATGAGGCGAAGCAAAAGGAAAATCAAACTCCTAAAGCGTCCCCTCGCTCTCGTGGATTCTAAAACAAATGGGTAGCAAGAATAATCTTGCTACCTTTTCTTTATTTTGGAGGTAATATTATGGCAGTAGATTTATTGAATTTGGAACCAACTAAAGTAAGTAGAGATTTAAAAGGTAAGTATATACTCATCTATGGACTCCCGAAAACTGGAAAAACTTCTTTAGCAGTTAGATTCCCAAAATCCTTTTTATTAGCTTTTGAAAAAGGTTATAATGCTTTAGCAAATGTTATGAAATATGATATTCCTAATTGGAGAACCATGAAAGAAGTTTTACGCGAATTGCGCAAACCGGCAGTTCAAGAGAAATTTGATAGTGTGATTGTTGATACTGCTTCTATTGCTTGGGAGAAATGTGCTGATTATATCTGTGCTCAGCACGGTGTAAATGAGCTAGGTGACGTTGCTTGGGGTAAAGGATTTTCAGCTTGTAAAAAGGAATTCCAAAAAACACTTCAAGAAATTTCAATGCTTGGTTATGGTATCGTTTTCTTAGCTCACGCAGAAGAGAAAACTCCTATGGGCGGAAAAGAAGAAGATATGTATATCGCACCCAACCTAGATAAGCGTCCTTATTCCATCATTAATGGAATGGTAGATATCATTGCTTGTATTGATATTGATAAGGAAACACGAGAACGTTTTCTTCAAATGAGGTCTACGCCAGCGATTTTCGCAGGAAGCAGATTTAAATATATGCCAGCCCGCATCCCTCTTTCTTATGAGAATCTTGTCGATGCTCTTGGCGAAGCCATTGAAAAAGAAGGAGAGGCTAGCGGCGGAAGAATTGTTGATGAAAGGGTTGATTTGAAAGATACAAAAGAGCGCTCTTTTGAAGAGTGTATGGATGAAGCTAGAGAGCTTTGGACTGGTATTCAAGATAAAGACCCTTCTGACGCAATGGTAGACAAACTTTTGAAGATTGTTGAAAATAACTTTGGTCAGAAAATTAAACTTTCTACAGTATCTCCAGAACAACAAGATTTGTTAGAATTAACAATTCTTGATTTGAGGGATTTGAAAAATAGTTTATAAAATAAGGGGATATAAGTTTCGGCTTATATCCCTATTTTGTTGACATTTTCTCAAAAATGTGGTATAATAGAGTAAAGGATGTGATATAATGGCCAAAGCACCAGTAAAATGTCTATATTGCGGGGAGATTTTTGACAGAAATAAAGAACCTTGTCAAAAAATAGGATTAAGATATGCTCACCAAGAATGTTACGATTTAAATTTTACAGAAGAAGATGATTATAGAGAAAAAATATATCAATTTGTAAAGAAAATATTCGGGCCAAATTATAAATACCAAGCAATAGAAACTCAAAGAAAAAGTTTTGTAAAAAAAGGAATGACAAACAAAGGCATATATTACACCTTAAAATACTACTTTGAGATTCAAAATGGTTCTATTGAAAAATCGGCAGGTCGCATAGGTATAGTGCCATATGTCTATGAGGAAGCCCAAGAGTATTATGAGAAAATTGATAAGATGGCTAGAAGATTAGCTGAGTCAGTTCAACAAACAATGAAGGAAAGAATTGTTGATGTTGATTTAATTGAGACACAACAGAGTCAAAAGAGTCGAAAAATAGATATGAATTCTTTAGAGTAAGTAGGTGATATTATCGAAGGGTTAGTTGACAAAACAGCAATTATGCAGGTATTTGGCTGTATAATGCAGGACCCTCTACTTTTGGCTCAAGTAGACAAATATAGGTTAGATATCAATGATTTTGATACAAGATTTAGTAAAATTATTTATAGTAGTTTAAATAATATGTATGTTGACGGAGCAAGAAGAATTACTCCATTAGATATAGATAATTATTTAGAACCCTATAGAGATTTAAAGATTACTTTTGAAGAAAATAATGGTATTCAATATGTTCAGGACTGCGAAGAAATCGCAGATGTAGTAAATTTTAATTACTATTATCAAAGAGTAAAGAAATTTAGCGCGTTACGAGCTTTACAAAAAGATGGTTTTGATATTAGTGATTTTTATTGTGATGATGTATTGAATAGAAACTATAATTCTATTCAAGAGAGATTTGATACTCTGACAGTTTCAGAAATATTTTCTGAGATTAAAAAGAAATTATTTGGACTAGAAGAAAAGTATGTCACTTCTTCAACTAGTGGCTCTTCAAGAGCAAGTGATGGCTTATTTGATTTAAAGGAACAGTATAAGAGAACTCCAGAAATTGGATTGCCATTACAGGGACAAATATATAATACAGTTGTAAGAGGAGCACGAAAAGGTAAATACTATCTTCGTTCTGCTCCTACTGGCGCAGGTAAAACTCGTATGATGGTTGGAGATGCTTGCGGGCTAGCCATACCTATTTATTATGATAACAAAATAAAACAATGGATAAATAGAGGTTATGCGGAAAAATGTCTTATAATTACAACTGAGCTAGATAAAGATGAAATTCAGACTTTGGTCTTGGCATATGTCAGCGGAATAAACGAAGATACCATTCTCAACGGTACTTACACTTTTGAAGAAGAAGAAATAGTCAATAGAGCAATAGACGTTATTAATGAGTATTCAGATTACTTACAATTGGAAAAAATGCCAGACCCAAATATCACTCAAATAGAGGCGGTTGTTAGAAAACAATGTTTAGTGAACGGAGTTCAAAATGTTTTTTATGATTATATTTTTTCTAGCCCTAGCCTTTTGAATGAATACCAAGCTCTAAGAATTCGCGAGGATGTAATTCTAACAATGTTATCTACTGCTTTAAAGGACTTGGCGTCAGAACTTAATATTTTTATGATGTCTAGTACGCAGTTAAGTGGGGATTTTGAAAATAAGCGAGGCATTAGAAATCAAATGTTTCTTCGTGGAGCAAAAGCTGTGGCAGATAAATGTGACGTTGGTGTAATTACAACTTGGATGGGGCAAGAAGAAACTCAAATTATGCAGGGCCTAGTAAGTAAATTGAATTGTGAAATGCCTAACTATGTAACAGATGTATATAAGGCCCGCAGAAGTAAATATAAGAATATCAAAATTTGGAGTAAGGTAGATTTAGGCACCTGTAGAGTTGAAGATGTTTGTATCACAGATGGATATTATAACCCTATCCCAGATTTAGTTACTTTAAAATATGAAAAACTAATTGCTGAAGAAAAAGATTTTGTTCGCATGGAACCCGAAAGCAAGAGCGAAACATCTATTGAAGTTGAAAAATCAGAAAAAAAGAAGCCTAGTTTAAATGATTTTTGAAAAGAGGAATTTAAATGAAAGTTGATTTGGATGAATTAAAAAAACAACTAGATTCCAATGAAATTATTAATATAATAAAAACATTGATTCCAGACTTACGATATGAAGAAACAAGTTCTTATTTAATTCTTCCAACCATTTGCCATAATCAAAATCCAGACGATGCGAGTATGAAATTATATTATTATTTTAATACTCATTTGTTTTTTTGTTATACAGAATGTAATGCTTCTTTTGATATTTACGAATTAGTGAAAAAAATTCTCGATTTACGAGATATGCCATCAGATTTTACAGAAGTATTTAACATAATTACTAGAAATACTGACAAGATATATAGTTTAAATGACGAAGAAGCCGATGGGAAATATCATTCTTTTTTAGATAAATTTGAAAAGAAAAACCAAAATGTTAATTTTAATATATATAATAAAAGCCTAATTAATTTCTTTGAAAACTACATCTATCGTGGATGGTTAGATGAGGGAATTTCTATTAAATCTATGGAAAAGTATAATATTCGTTATTCTGTTTCAAGAGAGCAAGTTATAATTCCTCATTATAACATAGATGGAGATTTAATTGGAATAAGAGGCAGAAATTTAAATGAAGTTTCTTTGCTAAATGGTAAGTATATGCCAGTTAAAATAGAAGGAAAATTTTATAGCCATCCATTAAGTTATAATCTTTATGGATTGAATTTTACAAAAAAATCAATAGGAAAGAAAAGGATAGCTTTTATTTTTGAGGGCGAAAAAAGCACTCTTTTATCTGATTCTTGGTATGGTGATGATAGTATCGCCGTATCTACTTGTGGCAATAAATTAAATAAATTTCAAGTCAATCTATTAATTCAACTTGGAGTGCGCGAAGCCATAATTTGTTATGATAGAATGAATCAAGATAGGTATGATGAAACTTATTTCAATAAATTATATTCTTTATGTAAGAAATATAACAACTATATGAATTTTTCTTTTATTTATGATAGAAATTGTATTCTTGAATATAAAGCCGCGCCAGTAGATAGCGGCAAAGATGTATTTGAGAGATTATTACAACAAAGGGTAGTGGTTAAATAAAATGTATTATAGACTAAATGAAAAGATAGCCGATAGCGGAAATTATGTAAAAGACATTCTCGAAGCAAGAGGGATAGATAATATTGATGAATATTTAAATCCGTCAAAAAAAGATTTAATTCTCGCAGATAAATTGAAGAATATAGATAAGGGAGTAGAGCTACTACTTAAACATCTAAATAACAATTCAAAAATTTACGTCGTTGTGGACTGTGATAATGATGGAATCACATCAGCGGCTGGATTAATTTTATATATAAATAAAATATTTCCAAAAGCCAATATCTATTGGACTATGCACGATGGAAAACAGCATGGTGTAGAATTGTCAAAAGTAGAAGAAGGGACGGGATTAGTGATAATTCCAGATGCTGGTAGTAACCAATATGACGAACATAAAGAACTATTTGATAGAGGTATTGATGTTCTGGTAATTGACCACCACGAAAGTGAATATTATAGTGATTATGCCATAGTAATTAATAATCAAATGTGTGACTATCCAAATAAATCTTTAAGTGGTGCGGGAGTAGTTTATAAATTCCTACAAAAGATGGATGAAATTTTAAAAGTTGATTATGCTGATGAATTTTTAGACCTCGCAGCTACTGGAATAGTAGGAGATATGATGTTGCTCCAAGATTTAGAAACTAGGTATATAGTTAGTTATGGTTTATCTCATATAAATAATTTTGGACTAAAGACGTTAATTAAAAAACAAGAGTTTTCTATTGGAGATACAAAGAATGTTTCTCCAAATGCGATTTCTTTCTATATTACTCCTCTTATAAACGCTATTATTCGAGTAGGGACTATGGAAGAAAAAGAAATCCTTTTTAAATCTTTTATAGATGGCCAGGCGTTAGTTCCATCTACCAAAAGAGGACATAAAGATGGAGATACAGAAGTTTGTGCTGAACAAGCGGCTAGATATGGAACCAATTGTCGTAGTAGGCAAAATAAAATTCTTGATGCTGGAGTAGATTATCTAGCTTTTAAAATTCAAAAGGAAGAATTAAATGATAATAAGATTATTTTTATCCAGCTAGACGAAGAGGAAGAGGAAAGAATTCCTTCTGAACTAACTGGTCTTATCGCAATGAAACTAGTTCAAAAATTTGGAAAACCTACCATTGTTACCCGTTTAGGTAACGATAATGAATGGTCTGGTTCGTTGCGCGGACTAAATAACTCTGAGTTTTCTGATTTTAAAGGATTCCTTAACGATAGTGGAATGTTCACTTATGCTGAAGGCCATGCGAACGCGGCAGGAGTGAAGATAAACAATTCAAAGGTTAATAAATTTATAGAATATTCAAATAGCAAATTGGCAGATTTTGATTTTGGAGAAACAAGTTATATTGTTGATTATGAATTTAATAGTGAAAACCTTTCCGACATTTATGACATGGCTCTTCAATTAGATGAAATTAAATCTATTTGGGGCAGAGGTATAGAAGAACCAAAAGTGGCTATCAGCGAGCTTTCATATACTTCTGATGATATACAAATAATGGGAAGAACGGCGGATACAGCCAAGATTAGTAAAAATGGCGTATCTATTATTCGTTTTAAAGACTCTACTTTTGCTAATGAAGTATCAAAATATGATTATGGAATTATAACCTTAATTGGGAGAGTTCAGATTAACGAATGGGCTGGAAGAAAAAGTGCTCAAGTAATAATTGAGGATTATGAGATTTTGGATGATAGATGTTCTTTTTAATATCTATTTGACAAATTTTGATTTTTGTGGTATAATTATTATAGAAATAAGAAGTGGAAAGAGGTGATGCTAAGCAATGATGGGTTATTTTAGTGTTCACAATCACACCCATTATTCTTAGTGGGTCTAATATTAGAATGATTGACTGTATCAATAAGGAAGATAATCTTATAAATTATGCAATAGAATTAGGTCTTTCGGGTGTGGCAATTACCGACCACGAATCTTTAGGCGGACATATCAAAGCTTTACAACATTATAAGAAACTTCAAGATAAAGCAAAAGATATTCTTGATAAAAACGACCAAGAGAAAGAAGATTGGGCAAAAAAAGTTTTAAATTTTAAACTTGGTCTTGGAAACGAAATTTACTTATGTAGAGATGATTTAAATAAAAATAACTATATTAAGGGTGAAGATGGATTCTTTCACTTTATTCTAGTAGCAAAAGATAAAATAGGTCATAAGCAGTTAAGAGAGCTTTCTTCAAGAGCATGGAATCATACATTCCGTCAATTTATGGAAAGAGTTCCTACTTATTATCGAGATATAGAAGAAATAGTATATCCAAATAAAGGACACTTAATTGCTACTACCGCTTGCTTGGGTGGTCAATTTCCTAAATTACTAATGGAAGCTATCGAAAAAAATAATTTCTCTAAAGTTAATAATTTTATGAACTGGTGTAGAGAAATGTTTGAAGATGACTTCTATATTGAGATTCAACCTGGATTAAGTGAAGACCAAGTAAGTTTCAATTCCGCGGCGATAGCTTATGCTAATCAATACGGGTTTAAATATATTGTATCAACAGATACACATTATCTAAAGGAAACAGATAGACCTATTCATAAGAGCTTCTTAAATTCTGGAGAGGGAGATAGAGAAGTTGACGATTTCTATGCTTATACTTATATGATGCCTTATGAGGAGATAGTTGAAAAACTTTCTACTCACATGAGCAAGGAATCGGCTATTGAAGCATTGGAAAATACAAAGGAAATTTATTCTAAAGTCGAATTTTACGATTTGGCACATAAGCAAATAATTCCTAGAGTTCCGTATAATTGGGAAAGTATAGAAGTGTTTAAAACTGCTCCTTCAAAATATCCTTATATTCAAAAATTTATGGATTCTCCTTATGAAGACGATAGATTTTTTATTTCTTCAATTCTTTTTAAAGGTAACGAACTAGGAATTCTTGATGAAATCCATTGGAAAAGAATTGAAGATGAATGTGGAGAAATATGGGAAGTTTCAGAAAAAATTGAAGAAAGATTGAGTGCTTATTTCCTTACTATCCAAAAGGTAGTTGATATTGGATGGAACGAAGGAGACACACTTATGGGTCCATGGAGAGGTAGTGCTGGCGCGCTGCTTACTGCTTATCTCTTGGATATTACACAAAGAGACCCATTAGAATCCCCTATTGAGCTTCCTTATTGGAGATGTATTTCAAGAGGTCGAGCGGAATTGGCTGACTTCGATTTGGATTCTCAGGCTAGTAAACGTGAGCGATTCATTGCTGCGATAAAAGTCTTTTTTGAATCTATTGGGGGACAGGTAATTTCTGTTTGCACTTATGGCACTGAAACATCAAAAGCTGCTCTCTTAACTGCGGCGCGCGGTCTAGGATACGAACCAGAACTAGGAACTTATCTAAGCTCTTTAATTCCTATTGATAGAGGTTTTGTAAGAACTTTATCTCAATGTTATTATGGAGACGAAGAAAAAGGATATAAACCTATTAAACAATTTATTACTGAAATGACTATTCATAAAGACATTTGGGAAGTAGCAAAGGGCATTGAAGGATTGATTAGTCGTCGAGGCATTCACGCGGCAGGTATTCTTATTACTAATAATGAGTTTACTGAATTTAACGCGACGATGCGTTCTCCTAAAGGGGTTTTGACTTCTCAATGGGAACTCCACGATAGTGAGTATGTGGGTAATATTAAATTTGATATGCTTACTATTGACGCTTTGGATAGGATTAGAACAACTCTAGAATTACTACTTGAATATGGATATATTGAATGGCAAGGAACTTTGAAAAAAACTTATTTGAAATATATTGCTCCGCAAGTATTGGATTATGATAATGAAGAAATGTGGAAACTCGTAGGTGAGAATAAAATTATTTCTCTTTTTCAATTTGATACTCCTGTTGGATTACAATGTGCTAAGCAAATTAAACCTCGTTCTTTGCTTGAATTAGCACAGGCAAATAGTTTAATGAGACTTATGCCAGAAGGAACAGACTTAACCCCAGTTGAAGAGTTTGTTCGATATAAAGAGAATCCATCCTTACTTTCTGATGAAATTAATTCTTTACAAGCAACCGAAAGTGAGAAAATGGAACTTTATAATTTCTTAAAACAATATAACGGAGTTCCAGATTCACAGGAATCAATTATGTTATTGGTTATGCATCCAAAATTCTTAGGATTTGATGTTATCCAGGCGAATAAGCTGAGAAAACTGATTGCCAAGAAAAAAATAAGAGAAATTGAAGAATTTAAAGTATATTACTATGACGTTGGACGGAAAAATGGTTGTTCTGAGGATATTCTAAGGTATATTTGGGATAAACAAATTAGTCGTCAGTTAGGATATAGCTTTAGTATTATACACACAATTGCCTATTCAACAGTAGCAATACAGGAGTTAAATCTTGCTTATCATTACCCCTCAATTTTCTGGAATACTGCTTGTTTGATAGTTGATAGTGCCGGATTAGTTGAAGATGAAGATGAAGAAATACCAGCGGTCGTAGAATCTGTTGGGTTGAAAAAATCTCCAAAAGAAGAATTGATAGATGAAGATAACGATGAAACTGACGATGAAATAGACGATGATGAAGAAGAAAAGAAAGAGGAAAAGACAAAAAAGCCAAAAAAGGTAGTAAATTATGGAAAGATTAGTTCAGCTATCGGAAAAATGAAACAATTCGGTATCAATGTTGTTCCTCCCGACATCAACCGTTCAAAATTCACTTTTGTTCCAGACGTAGAAAATAATCAAATAGTTTATGGAATTAAAGGCATTACAAAAATTAATGACGAACTTGCGACGTTAATTATTGATAAACGCCCTTATGATAGCTTAGAAGATTTTATATCTAAAGTTAAAGTAACAAAGCTCCAAATGATAAACTTAATTAAATCTGGTGCTTTTGATGCCATTTCTTCTAATACTAGAGAAGATATTATGTTTGATTATATTAAAGATATTTCTGGTTGTAAGAAAAAATTAACCTTACAAAATATGTCAATGATTATTAACCAAGGATTAATACCAGAAGAATTAAAACCTTTAGAAAAAGTTTATAATTTTAATAAATTCTTAAAGAAAAATAAATTTGGAGATTATTATATCTTAGACGAATATTCTCAAGAATATTACAATTCTAATTTCAATGCTGATTTACTAACTTTTGTGGATGAAAATTGTTGTATTAAACAAAAGGACTGGGACAAGATTTATAAAAAACAAATGGATAGAATACGTCCATTTCTAGCTAATCCAGAAACACTAAATCAGTTGAATAAAAATTTGATTAATGATTTGTGGGAAAAATATTGTTCTGGTCCAGTTTCTAAATGGGAAATGGATAGTATAGGTTTTTATAATACCGTCCATGAACTAGACGGAATCAAAGAAGATGACTACGGTATTGTCAATTTCTTTGATTTACCAGAAGAACCAATCCCAACTTCGACTTTCACTACTAAAGAGGGGAAGATTATTCCTTTGTTCAAGCTAGATAGAATCGCAGGAACAGTATTGGAAAAGAATAAATTAAAAAATATTATCACTCTATTAACAAAAGATGGAGTAGTAAAAGTAAAAATTTATAAGCCGCAGTTTGTTAAATATGATAGACAAATTTTTGAGAGAGATATTGAAACGGGTAAGAAAAGAGTAGTTGAAAAATCTTGGTTTACAAGAGGTAATAAATTAATCATTAGTGGAATTAGACGTGAAGATGCTTTTTCTCCAAAGTGTTATCGTAATTCCCCATACCCCAATGCCATTGGACTAATTGAAGATATAAACTATAATGACGGCTCTCTTTCAATCATTTACGAGAGAAAGGAGGATTAAAATGTATATTGGATTATTTGACCAAGATTTATTAATAACTCCAAATACATTTATCCCCTCTCTTGAGTTAATGAAATATTCTTATTATTACAAAACGAATAAGAATATAGTAAAAATGATTTATGACGCGAATGCTATAAGTCCATTCGACAAGGTAATTGTTAGCAGTAATGTAAAGAGTAAATCATATTTACCTAAAATTTTAATGACAAATCCAAAAGTCGAATGGATTGGTAAGGCATTTTTTAATAGTTATTCTAGACCTCCATTGGAGATTGAAAGCTGTGAAGCAGACAAAAGTATTTATGAAGCTTTCTATAAAAAAAATAAAAATAATTTTTCCCTTAAACAACAAAATAAATTAGGCCCTTTTTTAAATTTAGGTTCTGCCTATCGTTTAACACATAACGGGAAAATCATATTTGACTATGAAAAAGTAATAGCAAATAAGAATAAAATATACTTATACGATGAAGATATTTTTTCATGCCTGGAGATTATTGAGCAGATTCCTAAGTTTCAAACTGAACACGGTATTTGTTTTTTGAAATCTCAAAAAATCTATGATTTTGAAACTTTTTTAAAAACAAAGTCAGATTTTCCTAGATGTAGTGCTTATACAATTACTTCTCCTATGTTTATATATGTTGGAGAATTAACAAAAAAAGAATTCCTAAATCATTATATGGATTTATCTTATTCGTATGCTCTTGGAGTTACTAATAAAAAAAGAGATAATGAATCATGGAACGATTTTGGATTTAGACAATTCTTAACTTTGGGTAATTATTATTTTTATTCAATATCAAAAAAGCATAAATTTACCCTGGTAAAAAATCCTAATATACCGAATAATTCCGATGGAGTAAAATTATTAAATTGCTTATGTAGACTTTCGAGAGTTGGAACCCCATCGTCGGATTATAATCTTTATCAATGTTTAAAAAGAGATGGGTATGCTATGGATGAGCTATATAAAAAATATAGATTTGATTCAGCAGTAAATAGGATTCTTAGCACCAACCTGAGACAAATAAGCCAATGTGGAGTGTGGGTATTATAATGGATAAGAATGAAATTAAAAATAAAATAGATGTTATAGAATCTGAAATTCTAAATATTTTGGTTTTAGGAGTATTAGATAGTCGTATGGCTTCTTTAGAAGCAGAAAAAGAAAATATTCAAGCCAAATGTCTCCATGAAGAATTTGAGATTGTAAATGGAAATAAATTCTGTTCTATTTGTCATAAACATCTAATTTAATTAGCTTTTAAGTTATCTGATGCCCTAATTAGTGCGGCACGTATTACATTTAGTAATATGTGACTAATTTATGGGAGTGAGGAATATTATGGAATATTCAATTTTCACATCAGTAGATTATATGTTGGAGGCATTTGAAAGTATTGATAGAATTGACGTTAGTCTTACAAGAGATAACAAGATTGCGACAATTTATCTTAATAATAAATATTGTGATTATGATATTACAATAGAAGATATTAAGAAATTACTTGATAATGACGAACATAAATATCTACACTTTATCAGATAACTTTTTAAATAAAGGGAGAAGTAATACTTCTCCCACTTCTTAAAATATTATTAATAGGAGTATATAGATATGACAGAAAATTTTTTACTACAAAATCCGCTACAATTATTTGATGACTTTAAAGAAATTCCAGACTTAGCCTTTGAGGGAGAAGATAGTAGAGAAGAACTGGTTTCCGTAATTAATTCAGTAGTTGATTCAGAAGATTATATTAGAGTTTTGGTAAATCTTTATCACGAGAATCCAGAAGAAATTACATCTCGACTAGATGATTTTAAAAAGGAACTAGATAAGGCCAATAGTGGAAAATATCGAGATAAAAGAGCCGAAATTGTAAAATACTTTATGAGCAAAACAATTGATACCTTGGAAGAAATTATTCTTTATGACGGTTCTTTTAAAAATATTCCTATTAAAGTTATGAAAGTAGACCCAGACGTAAAATTACCTTTCTATTCTGATGGCGGCGACGCTTGTATGGATATTTGCTCTAATAAAGAAATGGTAATAGCACCACATACAACAGAGATTGTGCCTTCTGGTATTAAAGCTATTGTTCCTGGTGGTTATGAGCTTCAAGTTCGTCCAAGAAGTGGACTTTCTCGAAAAACAGGAATCCGAGTTGCCAATGCTCCCGGGACTATTGATTCTGGATATAGGCATGAAATTGGAGTTATTTTAGAAAATACTTCTGACGAACCTTTTGAGATTCATAAATATGATAGAATCGCGCAGTTGCGGCTCGCAGAAGTTCCGCATATTCAATGGGACGAAATCTCTGAAGAAGAATATAATAAATATACTACTAACCGCGGGGAAGGGTTTGGAAGTTCTGGCGTAGCTACCAATGGCTAAATTAAAAATAGAAGATATTCGTAATGATTTAGAAAGTAAAAATTGGAAATTAATTTCTACCGAATATAAAAATCTTGATACTGAACTTGAAATGGAGTGCCCGGAAGGGCACAGAGTATTTAAAAACTATAAATCAATTAGAAAAAATTACGAATGTCCAGTTTGTAAAAATAACCCTTATAAGAATTGTGACTCAATAATCATTCCAAGTAAGGGTAAAAAATTTAGAATTTTGGCTCTTGACCAAGCTACTGTAATAAGTGGATGGTCAGTATTTGATGATAAAGAACTAATTAAATATGGAATTATTTCCCCAAACGAGAAGTTTGATAAAACAACTCGTATATCAATAGTAAGACAATGGTTGATTGGCACTATTGATTCCATAAAACCAGATTTAATTTTATTTGAAGATATACAACTTCAAGATTTTAACAAAAGTTCTTTTCCAGGCCAAAAAAAACAATATGATAATGTTGGAGTTACAACATTTAAAGTATTGGCTGAATTAATTGGCGTTCTAGAAAACACAGCTTACGAAGCGGGCATACCGTTTAAAATTATCCATTCTGCTACATGGAGAAAAGATGTTGGCATTAATGGAAGAACAAGAGCAGATAAAAAGAAAAGTGCTCAAATGTTAGTAAAAAAATGGTATGATGTTCAAGTCAGTGAAGACGAAGCGGACGCTATATGTATTGGACGTTATGGTTCAAATAATTTCAAAAAAGAAGTCGAAATGATTAACTGGGAATAAAAAAGAGAGAGCAAAAGCTCTCTCTTTTTTATTACATCTTAAAATTCTGAACTGCGTATTCAAGTCCCTCTTTCTCTTTTATAAAATATTCGTGCATACAGTCCCATTTACCTTCTTCATAAGGCTTACCACTTTCCATTTCCTCTTTCTTAATAAGTTCTTCCATTTTTTGATGGTCTTCATTCATCATTTGGACTCTTGTCTTAGTTCGCATGAAAAAATAGTTAGCTATATCAGAATGTCCTTCGTCCTTAGCACACTTAGCATAATCAAGCATCATTTCTCCGTCTTTAAGACCATCCATCATGCTTTTAGTAAGATGTTTTATATCTTTCTTATATTTCATTGGATTTATCCTCCTTTATTATTTCAAGCAACTCATTGAGTTTCTTCTCAATTCTGCCAGAAGCCTGTTCAGTAAGATTCATTAAACAAATAATCTCATTCTGCAACTGAATTATTAAGTTATTTGTTACAGAAAAATCATTTGTTAATTCTTTTCTTAATAATTCAATCGTATTTGAATGAGTTTTATTTTCCATTTCTATTCTCCACTGATTTTGTATTTTGTACAGAAGGAGCAGCCTCTTCAACGCGGGCTAAAGTAGGTGCTGGAGTTGGCGTTGTTCCGTTGATACTACGTAAATTGTTTGAAGGGGAGCAACATGGAGAACCCAACATTTTAAAAGTTCCGCCCGTTGCAGTGGTTGATACACATACAGAATATCTTGTTCTAGTTCTAATTCCACAAGCAGTAACTTGGGCACAGTTACTCTTAGTTAAAGGATATTGAACAGTTCCGGTTCCAATAGTAATAACCACTGGAGCATTGATAGTTGTAGTAGATGGTATAGTCTGAGCTACTACAATACAGTATTTCTCGCCATCGTTATATGCTCCAGCAGGAATATTGATAATCAAATTTCCTCCTGAAAAAGTTACAGCTTGAGAAATGACGAGTCTATTGCAAAGTTTACATACTGGTTTGCAAGACATAAGAATTAACCTCCTAAAAAATAAAGGGAGGCTTCCGCCTCCCTCGCCTTAATGGCTTAAATCACGCAAAGCGGAAATTAGCAGCCGCATCCACAACCGCTATTATTATATCCAAGAGCAGTATATGGGCTGCAAGTTAGATATGCTGGGATAGCGCATGGGCGAAGCTCGTTGATAAGAGTTTGAGTCTGAGCGTTATTTTGAAGAGCAAGCTGTGCAGATTGAAGTTCTGTTCTAAGTGCTTCAATCTTATCTTGAGTCATCATATCAATGATACGCTGAGTATTTGCCTGTCCAGCGGTGATAATATCACAAGTGTTCTTGGCATTCTCATAACGTACAGCATCAATATTTCTATTTGTCTCACAGCAGCAATTCTGCATTTGGTAACCAAGTTGTGAAATATTGCTATTTACACCGTTAAAGCCTTGGCATAAGTCCTGACCAAGCTCGTACTTGTTGTTTAAAATGCTGGTGTTAAGAGCATAGGTACTATCACAAATACCCTGTTGTACTCCTTGAACTTGTCTTTCGATGTTGCTCAATGTAAATTCAGTTCCAGTAAAAGCAGTCGTAGCTGGTCCACCTCCTCTACCGAATAGGCCGTCACCGCCTGCGAAGAAGATGGCGAAGATGAAGAATAAGAATATTACCCAAATCCAAGAGCCACCATCAAAACCGTCGTTATCACGAGAGTTCATTACAGCAAGCAAATCGCCTAAGCCGATACCATTATCCATAAATGTTTACCTCCTTAGAAGTTTTTTTATTTAAAAATTTAAACACGTGGCCTTAGCGTTTAAATTTTCTAAGCATTTCAAGTTGTTGAGGGGTAAGATTTCCCGTTCTTTGTGGGGCGTTAGGATAACTAGTCGCATCTGGACTATCTCCAAGCATTCCCTTCATTTTATTAATATCTGTTTCACTAATATTTAATTGCTTTGCGTAAGGTAACAGACTTTTATCGTTTAAAATCCCTTTCAGTTGTTGTAGTTTTTCTGGGTCTTGCTTTAGATTTTCTACAAACTCTGGAAGTTTTTCTTGTATATTTGAACTATTGATACCTTGGTCTTTAAGCCACTTCTGATACTCTTTCCACGTTGCCATTAGATTCTTTAGGTCCATTATTATTTCCTCCTACTAAACTATTTAATAGAGCTTCGATTTTAGTTAATCTTTCATCAAAAGCTGCGATTTCGGAATTCGATTGTGTTACTGGTTCTTCTACTGAAGGACCTATTATTTCATTAAAAATTTCTTGAAGCTGAGATTGAGCTTCTTTTAAATCATCTTCTAGCTTCTGTACATAATCCTGCTTATATCCTACAACACCTATACTATTATCAAAAGAACGAGCGTATATTTTCTCATCGTTATTAACAAAGAAAATTTGTTGCTCTCCGCTACCCCTTGGAAGTGGAATTGTATTTATATTCTCAATAGCAGAAAGATTATAAGTTATTCCAATTAAGTTACTTAATTTTTCAAAAGTTATAGGCTTATAGGGAATTTGTGGGAATGGTGCGGGATTTATGCCCTGAGCCTGTAATTGGCTGTTTTGATAATTGGCAAAATTTGGATTAGTTTGATTAAAACTCATTAGAGTACCTCCTTACAATTCAAGCAAAGAGCCTACCAGTGGGAGGACTGGCTTTAACCCTTCTAATAATCCTCCCAATGGATTTGATTTATTTTGTTTGTTTGCCTTTTCGGACATTTGCTTAGTCAACAAAATAAATTTTAATTCATCAGGAGTTAATGTGCCGCCTTCGCTAAGGCGTTTCATCATAGATATGGAAGTATTTACCATACCATCGAGAAACTTATCTTCCATGTTATCAACTCCGAAATTGGTAAATTTTGGTTTTCTCATATTAATAGTGAGAAAGTATATTCTCAGCTCAAAATTTTTGGTAAAATTTTCCAAAAATTTGACAAAATAATAGGGAGACTTATGTCTCCCTATCTATTAAACCCATTTATCAAGTAAATATTCTTCTGTTTCAGCTATTTCTTCAGCAGTTAAAACTCTAGGCCAAATAATAAATTCATAGAGTTCTCCGGTTAATGCTTCTACGCCTCCGCCCGCATGGTCGCAGACTCTAACGTCTTGAATTTGAGATACACTTTCTCTTGTGCCAACTTTAGTCCACAAATCATTTTTATAACTTTTTATTCTATAATGTACATTATTACCATTTGTATACATCCATACACAACAAGTATTTTGATTTATAAATGGTACTGCTTCAGTTCCTCCACTAGTATTTACTTGAGGACGACTATCAAAATCTATCATTTGCGGCGGCACATACGCGCCATCTCTGTATGTTAAAGTAGCAATAGTTCTACCAGTATAGTAAAATTTATCAGTTTCGTATCTGTATTCGCCTTTTTCATTAAAGTAACAACTATTTGTAAACATCTCGTTACTCAATAAATCAAAATTCAATCTTTGAACACATACTAATGTTGCGTTATCTACTGGGTTTGGGAATCTAAAAGTACCACCGCGACCACACCGTCCGTTTTGATTATTGAAGCTAATTGGTCTACCGTCCCAAGAGCCTAATCCCCAAGTATCGGTTTTATCGGTTATTAAGTGCCAAGGTTGAATTTTCGACGGCGCTCCATTTACAGCATTTATAATAGAACTAACTCTTGTCTGATTATATTGTCCGGTAGAAGCATCAAAGTCATACATATAGCCTTCTGTTGCTCCTTCAGTAAAAATTAGAAGAGGATTATTTGAAGAATCCCCAATCCAAATTTTTTTTAATTTGATTGGATTATTATTACCGTCACCAACATACATTTTTTTTAATCTAATGGGATTATTATTGCTGTCACCAATATAAAGTTTTGGCATAAAATCCCTCCTTAATATTGGCCCCAAAGAGTACCATATGCGACTTCACCATTATTTGGTTTTCTATTGACTGCTCTTAATGGTCTAGCATAAACAACACTAATATCACCAGGATTGGGAATAACAACGCGATTATTCATTGTTACTTGTCCCTCAACTTTTAGTATTCCTTTTAATGTTGCCGGCCCACCTACATCAAGCCCCGATTTTATATTCGCGGAGCCTATTACGGCACTCGTAGAACTAAGATTTGCTATTGTACCTGTTCCAGAAACTCCAATAGTTGAAAAATTGCTTGTTCCAAGAGTATTAGTAGCACCCGTAGAAACTATTCCTCCATTAACCGTAAGCTTCTGTCCAAAAGTTGCGGCTCCCTTAGCTTCAAAAGTACCATAGGATACCGTTGCTTTATTTTTACTAACTGTAAAAGAAGGAGCACCCTCAGCATTCGTGTCATAAACATATAGATGGTCAGCAATTATTGCTCCACCATCTGAAATAGTTAAGCCATCCGCAGTTATACTTCCATTTATAATCTGGTTGCCACCGTCTTTCATAACTCCCGTTTCTGGACTAAGATAATCAGTTCCGTCTTTCGCATGGAATAATTGTTGGCTACCAGATTCTGCGACACCAACCATAGCAAAAAGTTTATTATTATTGGTTTTATCCTCTGGGACGTTAGTAGCTATTTTAAAGTTGTCTGTAATAACTTTTCTTACTTCTGACTGAGCATCATTTGCTTTAAATTCAGAAAATTTAGGCATATTCATTCCTCCTGTCCATAAAATCTATCGGTTATAACCCCGTTACTTAAATTACCTATCTTACTTTCTATAAAAACTCCGTCCCCTTCTTTAATTTTCCCTATTAAATAATCTCGATAAGGAAAAGTAAAAATTGTATCGAAGCCAACTATTGTTACTCTTGCGGTTTGATTTGTTCCCATAGAAATTATTTTTCCTACATATTTACAAACTATACGAGCATTTTTGACATAAGAATCTATTCTTCTATCAATAATATCTATAAGTGTATCAGCTTGATTCATTTACTCACCTCAATAAGTTGGAAGTTCTTTTATGTTGCTTCCACTTAAACTCATTGTACCTATACCAATAGGACAAGTTAAACTTTGTATTAAGAACGACTCTTTTATAATTTTATAGAAGGTATCAGTCAAAGTAAACAATTTATTTACCGTCAGACTTGGGATAAGAGTACATTCAAAACTTATTGTATTCTGTTCAATAGACAAAGATTCTAGCATATAGTCTGCGTAATCTTTTGCTTCTGTTACTGTTTTTATAGTGCTGCTCTCAAGATATTTATTTTTTACTCCTATTTTTTGTATTGCGATAGGAGAAGCCGCGTTCCTATTCTCTGAAATAGCCATAGGAGGAGTAGCACTATTCGGATTATCTCCAACCACGCATACTCTATTAGCAGTTCTTACTAAGTTATATGTTAAAGAAGAATTTATATATTCAGAGCTAGTATCATAAAAATCCCATATGATGGGAAGATTAGCATTTTCTTCTCCTAACATACTTCTCCAAAAATTTAATCTACCGTCATCATCATAGTAAATATCTGCTCTAAAGGTAGTAGCTAAATCAGTCAGACTTTCTCCCACATAGCTGCCAGGCCCCTTATCTATATCAAAAGGAATTGTTATGTTCTTATAATAAGGGTCAATAATTGGTTCAATAGGGTCTAAGACTTGGCCGTTCCCCATATCTTGATTTAGGATAGTAAATATTGCTTCATAAATGGTGAATCCTCTTGGTATTGAAAATGTTCCTATCATCTCATTGTATCCAGTTTCACTACCAAACATACCAAATTTATCCACACCATTTATAGTAACGGTCTTATCTGCTAAATTATGAGAAGCATTTATATCCGTAATCACATATACGCCTTTAGAGAACCAATAGATATCTTCTTCAGAATTAATCTCAAATTGCCCATGTCCAGTAGTAATAATTCCATCTTTCGGAGAATTCTCTATTGGTTTATCTATGTCTTCCCAATTGTTTGGATTATTATATTTAAGATAAGCTACTAAATCTTCTTCGTCATAAGAATAGATTAATGGATTTTCCTCGCTGTAATATCTAGTTTTCGCCAAGCCAACATATATTTTAAACTTTCTATTTATCCAAAAGTTTTTATTATTTGGGTCTGGAATAAAATCTCCGTTTGGGTCAAAAATTGTGAACGAAGTCGTTTTTCTTACACCCTGCTTATAACTTTCGGATATAGTGCCGATTTGCTCGGCACTTATATCCTCAATAAGTTCAGCATAAGCATTTTCATGGCTATCAAGTAATTCTATTTTAACCATCGGATTGATGATTTCATGTTTGGCTATTTTTCTGAAATCTTCATTATCAGTATTATAAAATTCCATGAAATCACTCCTTAAATATCAAAGATTAAATAAGAATTCACATCAGCAATTTGTGTAATATTTAGACTAATAGTTGTCGGGAAATCATCAATTTTAATATCAGTTTGCTCTCTGCTGTCGCTTACAACTCCGATATAACAATTTCCTTTCATATCTTTTACAAGAATTGGTTCATCAGTAGAGATAAATTTATTCCAAGCGTTAATTCTTTCAATAGAGTCGTTGAAATAAATACTTCTTTTCTTTATTATCTGATATTCATTCGCGTCATCTGGTAAATAGTCTGTATAAATTATATAATTATTAGTAGAAGGATTTTGTGTATTTGGCAAGAAATATTTAAAAGGTTCTTCAATAATAATATAGAATTTAGTGCTTGCCCCAGCTCCTTCTTCGCCATAGAAAGTAATTCTTCTCTGCTGATTATTTATAAATATATATGCTTGTTTCTGCTGTAGATTAACTCCTTCAAATACATTCGTTTGCTGAATATAAATTTTTGTATTATTTATATCAGTTGTATTATATAGAATTGTTCCAGAAACTACAGGCATTAAATAGTTATCTTTATAAATAGTTTCATATCTAAAATCACTTACCAAACAGGTCAAAGAAGTTGTAATATAATTTGTTCTTCCAACAGATAATTTTGGATATTTGCTTAATCCTTGGTGGAATACTTTATTAACGTTATGTTGAACGTCGCCAGCTTCTATATTAAGTTTAAATACCCATTGTTCAATAGGACGATAGATATTATCTCTTACTCTGCCGATAGAAGTAAAAATCCATTCATACCAACTAGTTTTTATTTTATTACTTTCTATTCTCGCACCTATCACCGTGCTTGTCATTGGAAGAATAGAATAACTAAATACTCCGCGGTTTCTAACGCTATAATCAGTAATTTTCAAAGATGTATTGTCATTTATACTGGCCAATTCATTCGCCGCAACTTCAGCAATTAAAATGCTCTCAAATGGGTCTTTATCATCCTCATTATAGAAAGTATTTCTATAAATCCTATATCCATTAATTTCAGATTCTATTCCATCGTAATACTTTGAGCTTAAACTTCCATTGTAAGTACAATTTATCAACACATCAATTTGATTTTCGTCTGTCCATTGAGGACGGAAGAAGTAATATAGCATATCATGGATTTCATTAGAAGTAAAATAACTTTTTGTGAAAACAGTTAAATAATCATATTCTACATCGCCAAAGATAGAAATTTGATTAAACGGTATGTTATTTCTTCTAGTGAATTTACACACATACACATTATCATTTTCTTCATTCTCTCCATTTTCATAATAACATAAGAATTTGTCATTAACCTCTATTGAATCGAAAGGAGAATTAATAGTTGCGACGCCAGTTATAGAATCGTATTCAAGAATTTCCTTGCTTTCATCTCCAATCATAAGAAGAGTTTTATTAGTCCGATTAGATAAAAGTCTATTATTTCCAAGAGTTATCTTAGTTCCGTTAACTGCTTTAACAGTTCCTACCCATCTAAGCATTGGATATAATTCTGCTCTATTTGGATATACCAGAAGTTTGTATACCATTGTATTAGTATCAGAACTAGTTTCTGTCCAGAAGTAAGAATCTTTCCATGTTATTACATTAGAACTATTTTCAGCTTCTTGTTCCATCCATTCATACGCATAACCAATTTTCTCATCTTCTGTTAAAGGTCGGTAAGTTCCGTCCTCTTGTTTTACGCCCTGTTGTTGACCCGGGACTACTTTCAATAGAGAGAATGGTAGACGTAAATCAATAAAGTTATTTTCTGCTATCTTTTTAGCTTTATAGAAATCGTAAACTATACTTCCACCGTCTGTTTCATCGCTACAAACAATTTGGAGTTTATATTTATTTTTTATAACAGATAATCTATTACCGCGTGGGTCTGAACTTAGAGTAATAATTTCTCCACTCCAAGGCGCGGGACCAGGGTCGTTAATAGCAATAAAAGTAGATAACATAAAATTGGTGGAATCAAAAATTAATTCTGAGCCAGAAAGATTATCATATCTATATTGAGTTATTCCAGGAACTCGAAGATTTAATTTTTCTTCTTTTATATAATCGAAGAAGTGAGTAAATTCTCCATCCTCTCCTTTTACTAAAACAGGAATAGATAATCTATTGTCTGGCCATACAACGTCAACACTATAAGAGTTTTTATTGTAAATAGCCTCGCCGCTAGTTTTAAAATCTATTTCTTTATAAGAAATAATTAAGTCAGGAGATAAATATTCGGAAGTCGCGCCCTCTTGGTTAACTATAATTAATTTTATTTTATAAGTATGATAATTTTCAAAATTATCATATGAGAAAGAAAGATTTGAATTGAATTGTTTTTCAGTTTGATAGACTGGTTTTATTTTTGTAATATCGTAAACTTCCCAAATATGATATTTTACCGGGATATTATTTCTCTGTTGATAACTTCCTAGGAAGTTGTAATAGCGACTAGGGAATGCGTCCGCTTGTTCAGTAGGGAAATTATCAATATTTACAATAGCTTCTTTTCTTGATTTAAAGAAATAAAAATTTGTATCATAGTAATTACGATAAGCTGAATATGAAGTCCCAACTTTAATTTCTGGAGATACCTTTCTATCTACTACACAATAAGCACCTACATCACTATCATGCTCTTGATACCAAGCAATATCAGTCACATCTTCTATTGTCTCAACAGTAGTTTTTGATTGTCCTTCGTGATAAGTGGTTTTTGTAACAGTTATCTTATAATGCTGAACGTCTTCTATTACGGTAGTTTTTTCAATATCATATTGAACGTCCCATTGCCAATATTCTTTTATACGATAAACTACTCCATTACCAAAATCTAAATTTACAACAACTTCGTTTTGAAGTCTGTTATCTGTGATATTCTCTAAAATAGGAATTACACCAGTTAAAATAATATTTCCTGTTTCTGGAACTTCAAAGACCTCCGGGTCAGTAGTAATTCCATTCAATACTGGTATTGTAGCAGATATAATTGGATTATCGGGTGTCGCCGCAGATGGGAAGTTGCCGTATAAGATATACTTATCTGTATATCCACTACCATAGGTAGGAAGCACAGAGAATTGTTTACTTATGGTCGCGGCGTGAGTTGATGTATTATAATTAATAATTCTACGTCTCTCGTTTCTAATAGTTATATTAACTATTATTTCTTTTTTACTCCAATCAATAGAGCCAAGTAAACTATTTTCATCCTGGAGATAGATTAAAGTCGGTTCACTTTCGGTTGTGCTTCTAGCAATATTCTTATAGTCAGTTAATTTATAAGAAGCATTATTCTCCCAAAAGGTTACTCTCCATAGTAGATTTTTCCCTACCAATGAAGAAAGATTATCTCCACCAACTTGGAATGATAATTCATCGTTATTATAAATTGTTGGATTATCTATTATATTAGAAGAATAAATTGCTGAATTCCCCTGATTATTTTCAAAAATATCATATTTATAACTCTCTAATTCGTCTCCATTGAAAATTAAAGAGAAAGTATTACTTATACTCGTATCAACAGTCGTATTATATGGAACTACGCCATATGGTTCTCTTATCAATTATCTCACCTCTTGAGGAAATGGGGAGGTTTCCCTCCCCACTATTAAAACTTCCGTAATGGAGAACGATTTTTGACATCTTGTAACAAGCTGTCAATGCTATCTTCGTTAGAAACAACTTCAAATTTACAATTAGTATAGTTTGTGCTATTATCTTCTGTTTTAGAAGTTGAAGCGACAACATTTTGTGGAGTGTTTCTCTTGTTTAAAGTAGGCATTCTAGTTAAACCATCAATAAATTTAAATAAAGCGCCCGCCTGAGAGTTATTTAAGAATACTTCTGGCCTTGACTTCGTTCCATGAACTGCCGCAAGTCCAGTATAGGTATTTACTCCACCAGTAGCGTAGCCTTCGCCACTACTCGCTTTAGAAATCGCATCCGCATGAGCCTGAGCAGCTTCATAAGCAGCTTGTGCGGCATTTACTCTTTCCCATTGGTCGGCTAAATTAGAAACTTGATTCGCGATATCGTTATAAACGGCACTATCCTTTGATAATTGTTCAATTGTCATTTTATTATAATAGTTAAAGAGTTCGAGTTCTTTATTTAGCTCTGATTGACTTTTCCCTAAATTCTCAGTAAGTTCATCCCAATCTTCAAGAGCTTTATCTATCGCATCAATAGCGTTCTCGTTTTGGGTCATCTGTTCACTAAGTTTTAGGAAATTATCAATATAAGTATTAACTCCATGAGTTAAGGTATCTAAATGACTTACTAATCCTTCAATACCCTTATCTCCAAGAAGATTATCAAGAGAATCAACTACTTGGTTGATTTTATTGTCTTTGATTAAATCTTCCGCACTCTTTCCTATCTTATCAATTAGTTCACTGGTTTGTTCAGAAAGTTCCTCTACTTTAGCAATATTCCATGCCAGAGTTCCTTCCTTTTCTGCGTCGCTCTGGTCTTCAAAAGCATTTTCTTTATCTGTTACGTCTTGGTTAAGTTGATTATTTCTTATAACTGCTTCTATAAAGGCATTAAGAGCTTCTTTTCTTTGCTCTTCGGTCATATCAGAAAATTCTTTATAGGCTTTATTATATTTTTCTAATTCTTCTGTTGTTTTGCCAATATTTTCTGCTTTTTCAGCCCATGCGTCGGCTTGGTCTTGGAGGAGTTCTTTTTCTTCATTTAGCTTTGCTATTTCTACTTCTCTTTCCGCATCTCTTAGAGCATCGTAAGTAGAACTTAGTTCTTCTTGGTCACGCTTAAATACCCATCCCGCGCCACGAACTAAGACAAGTCTATTTTTCGTATTCTTCGCACGTTCATAGGCGTCTCTAGCTTCTTGGAGCTTTTGAAGTCTATCTTCGGCTTGAGCTTCTTTATTTAAAGCGTTTATCTTTTCATCAATTAACTCAATTTGGTCTTTGTAATAATCTTGAGCTATTTGATTTTGGAAGGTAAGATTTTCATTGCTTTCGTCTGCGGCTTCTCTAGCTTTTTCTGCCGCTTTTTCCATATCATCAAGAGTTTTTTGATATTCGTCTTTTCTCTTTTCTAGATATTTTAAATAGGCTTCGAGTAGAATTTCCTGAGCTTCTTTTTCTTTATCTATTTGCTCTTGAATGGCTTCATTTTGTTCTTCTAGTGCTTTCTTTCTAGCTTCAAGAACCTTTTTAATACCTTCAACTTCGGTTTCTATTCGTTTTTGCTCGGCCTCTGTTGCGGCTTGAAGAGCTTCTGCCTGTTCTTTCAATGCGTCAGCATAGGCTTTTGCTGCGTCAGCAGCTTTCCCAGATGATTTAGTAGAACTTCGTAAATTTTTATCATAGTCTTTCGTAGCGTTACCAGCAGAAATTATACCGTTTTTAAGTCCTTCTAATTTTATATTGTCATTTTCCGCAGCATCAGCATTATCGTTCGCGTTTTGTGCGGTTTCTCGCAAATCGGCGGCTAATGCCTTCAATTGCTCTGCCGTTCCTCTTACTCCTTCTTCATAAGTCTTAAAATCTACTTTCGACCCACTAATTAAAGACATAAAATTAGCAGTAGCAATTCCAACATCATTTGTTGATACTTGCAATAATTCATTAGCTTCAGCTACCGCGGCCTTTGATTCGAGATGTTCAGCGAATGTTTCTGCATCTTTAGCTAAAGCCCTTTGGTCAGCAATAGTTTGATTATTTTTAGCTATAGCTTCATCTATATGAGCAATAGCTAAATCTCTCTCTCCCGCAGCCATAGCTTGTAGAATTTGTAGATAGCTGTCTCCATATTCTCCTGCCAACTTCCAATTTTCTCCATCAAAAGAGAAAATATCATACATAGTTAAGTTTTTAAGTTCTGGCATAGTTTCAGCCATTTGTTGAAACAGACTAAATGCTTCTTCTTCGCTATCTAATCCATCATTAATTGCTTTATCTATATCTTTATATGCTTCTGCTAATTCAAAAGTCTGCGGAATAACATCAGAGAGTGTCCTATTTGCGGTATCAGCAACGGTCGTTAGAGCATCAACAAGCTCATTTCCGGTTTTTACACCACCTTCTTCTAACATTGCTAATATTTGAATTATTTCTTGGAGGTTATTTGGGTCAAGACTATTAAACGCTTGATTAAGAGCCTCCGTATCTCCTTCAAATTCTTCAATATTAATTCCATTTACTAAAGCGTTAAATATTTGTTTATAAGCAGCTGTTAATTCATCATTATCTTTTGCTTCCTCGAATTTTGTCCTCCATGCTCTAATGATATCATCTGGGAAACTCATTAGCTGAGGGAAATCTTCGACTCCAGGGATTTGATTTAATCCAAGAATATTCGCAAGAAAACTTCGATTGTCTTTCATATCTGCTTGATACGTGGAATAAATTTCTGGTAGTGCTTTTTGTATATCAAAACCAAGTTCTTTCCATTTAGAAATAACTTCCTGAGTTATCTTGGTTGTATCCCCGCCTAAAGCAGAAGCTAAAACAGAAGCTAATTCCGCATCTTCTGATTCCATAATGTTGCCAATAGAATTAATATATTCTTGCATCATTTCTACCGTATATGGATAAGCAGATTCTAGAATTTTACCAGTTTCAGCATCTACCTTAGAAACATCTAAATCTCCAAATAAAGCCTGTAAAAATTGTTGGCTATAATCACCTTTTAATCCTTCATCAAATGCAAAACCCGCTACAATAGATGATATTTCTCCTCTTGTGTATTCCGCAACATTCTCCAATTCTTGAGTTTTTTCTTTTATTTCCTCTTCTATATCACCTATTTGTTTTTCTAAGGACTTTACATATTCTGCATTAGCATTAGTCGAATCACTTACTAATGAGCTATATACATAGCGTAATTTTCGCCTGTCTGATTCTAAATCGTCAATTTCACCTTTTAAATCGCTATCTTGCTTAGTTTGTCTCGCAAAGCCTGCCTGAGCTGCATTTTGTGCCGCCTCGATTTTCTTTTTGTTTATATATTCCTCGATTGTCCCAGTTAATTTTTCATATGAAGCAGTTTCAATATCTAGTTGTTCAGCTAATTCTGGAAATTGGTCAATAATTTGTTGTCTAACTTCTGCTGTATCTTCTCCTGCTTCAGTTAGTTTCATAAACTCATCAGATAAAGATTGTAAAGAATCTATTTCTTGATTTGCAGCCCCCATAGCACCAGTATATTCCTGAAGTGCTTCTTCTGCTTCTCTAGCTGCTATCTCATTTCTATGGATATAATCATTTAACTTTTTTATAGCTAAAGTTATTAATCCCACTATAACAATCAAAGGAAGTAAAGTTGTTATAGCACTACCGGCAACTACCAAAAATTTACGTCCCGCATTCATCGCTTCTAATCCAGCCACTTGATAAGCAGTACCTATAGTACCAACAGATAGAGCTAATGTACCATTTGACTTCACTAATGCTGGGTTCATAGATACTATTTTTATTCCAAACTTCACAGCAGCGAAGCTTAAAGCAGCAAACAGTGCCGTACCAATTACTCCTAAATCAGCAAAAGATTGTGTAATATTGGCTAGACTATCAATAATACTACTAAAAACATTGCTAGCATTAAAAGAGGTATACAAACTTTCCCAGGAAGCTTGAAGTCTATTCATTGAAGCTTCCAAACCAGTTAATTGAGTATTAAACTGAGCAGCACTCGCACCAGCACTATTTTGTGCCATATTTACTAATTCTACATTCCTATCATAATCTTCTACAAGAGCAATAAAACGAGATTGCTGACGAGCACCTGCGGCGATAGTTGCGATATAACGCTGTGTATTACGGTCTAGTCCGTCCCATTTGGAAGACAATTCCATAATAACATCATCAAAATCTCTAAATTGACCAGTAGAATCTCTCAAAGCAACATCTGCTTGCTTTAACGCTTTTTCAACTTTATTAGCGTCTACTCCATCTTCAAGAGCTTCTGTTGAGTCTTTTAATTCTTGGAAACGAGCAATAATTGTCTTTAATGCCGTACCTAAGTTTTCTGGCGCCTCACGAGTAGTCTCAATCATTTTAGTTAAGAAAGCTGATGTTGTTTCAATATCGGCACCAGCAGACTTAGCAATAGAAGCTACTTTACTAATGGCCACAGCTAATTCATTAGTATCTACCGCAGCCTTAGCAGCTAAGTTTGCCCATACATCAGTAATATTAGATGCATCATCTGCTTCTAATTTAAATCCATTTATCGCGGCAGTTAAATAGTTTGTAGCATCTGCGAAATCAAGTTCAGAAATTGTAGCAAGAATTGTTGTTTGTTCTACTAATTCCATTACTTCTGATTGAGAACGTCCTTGTTGGAAATATAATTTAGATGATTCAACTACTTGAGAGGTGGTTGCTCCTAATCTTCTAGCCATTTCATTATAAGTCCCAACCATATCCCACATTTCATCTCTGGTTTTTCCAGAAACTACTGCGATTTGGGTAAGGTTGGCATCTAAATCTAAATATGTATCTTTCATCTTAACTAACTGTTCTCTAGCGAAATTAACTGCTATACCAATAGCAGTCCAACGGCTAAGAGTGTTATTAAGAGTTTGATACATCTCTTGAGAGCGTATTTGTTCTGCCTGATTTTCCCATTGATTTAAGCTATTTGTAGCCTCTTTTACTGGGGGAGATACATTTTGATAAGCGCTAGAAACTGTTTTTGCCGCTTCAACAGCTTGTTGTTGAGCTTTATTATTTTCAATAGTCGCTTCTTCTAATTGAGCTTCTAGCTTAATTAATTTTTCCTTCGCTCTAGCACTTTCTTTTAATGCGGCTTGCATTTGCTCTTGCTTTTTAGCAGTAGATTCTGCCGCAGCACCAGTCAATCCAGACGTTTGTTCCTGTTTTTCTTTTATGGCTATATCTTGTTTTTTCTTAGAGTCAGAACTTGTAACTCCGTAATAACTTTTAGTAGCCTTATCAAGAGCCTGTATTTCATTCTTCAAACTCTCAATTTGTTGCTTATAATTCTCTATTTTAGGATTATTAGCAAAAGCTTCCTGCGTATTAGACTCTAAACTATTCATACTAACATTAAGCTGTTTAAAAGACTCATTAAGTTGCCCAATGAGATTTCTATATTCGCCTAAATTATTAGTAGTAGGTTTGAAATTTAAAAGTTTCTGTAAATTCTTTTGATAATCAGCCAAGTCTTTCTCTAAATCTTTAGTTATAGTTTTCGGAAGAGATAAACTACTTAACTTTTTCTTAAAATTCTCCGCCTCTTTTAAGGCACTTGTAAAAGCGGCCTGAACATCGACATTAATTTGTAATTTCTTTACGCCACTTGCCACTTATCTCACCTCTGGATAAAAAAATAAGGTTGGTAGAAAACTACCAACCCTACGATTAAAAATCTCCATCTATATCTTCATCCAAATAGGAAACACTGACAGTGATAGCCTGTTCTCGTGAACCCAAAGGGATTGCTTGAAATTGGAGCGCTGATACTAATGGGTTGGTATTTCTTCCTAAATTGATTGCGAAATTTGAATTAATCCTTAATCTAGGAATCTCAATTAAACCAGTCTTTTGGACTGCCGTATACTCATCTGTGTAGCGGAATTTGCCCACAAACATTAGATACCCATTTAAATCTTTCTGTCCTACATTAACTACTTCCATTCCTTGGTCATAGATAAAGTAGTAATCGACAAGAATATCTATATTTTTTTCTTCTAAAATTAGAGTATCGCCATCTATTTCATAATCTAAGATTTTACTTGCCCGTCTGTCATTCTCCAATTTATAAATACTAATCTTGCTATTAGTATCAATAGAATGCCTGACTTTTGCTTTTCCATTTGTTCCAACATAAATTCTCTCATATTGGTTAATCTTTTTCGCAGGCAATCTTTTTATCACGTTCCCATTCATCATGCCAAAAGCAAGGTGACTTACTGTTCCCATGTTCATAATACAATTAACTTCTTTTGTTGTTTCCCAGTGAACAAGAGAACGATTATCAAACGCTCCACGAGCATCGTTAACATTCTTATTTTCTTGGAAAAGAATTTCTTGAATTCTATCAAAATAAAGAATTGTATCTCCTACATCGTAGTGAACACCCATAATATCCATTGGCACCGCGGCCTTTATACTTGCTTCATAAATATCTTTTATACCATATCTCCCGGTATCGGACTGTTTCTCAGTATTCATAAAATACCTCCTAAATAAAAAAGAAGTCCGCTTTCGCGGACTTCGTTATCTTTATTAAAGACTTGCGTAAGAAGCGGCCGCAGCATTTGCGATTGGATATTTAACCAACTTCATCATATTTCCATCTTCCGGTCTTAAAACACGGAGAGACATAGAGAATGTAGATGGGTCGCCTTCTGCCTGCATGGTGATAGTTTTTTCTGCGTTCATCTTTGCCATAGGAATAACGAACTGGAAGAATTCGTCTTTACCTGTAACATAGCTTCTCGCATAAGTATCTCCAACGATACGATAGGTTCCAGGGAAGTTCTCAGCATTAATTGTGATAACGTCTGCTCCACCATTGGAAACAGTTTCTTGCCAAGTAGCGATGTATTGTTCATTAGCAGCAACATTTGATACATCTACTGCTTCTTCAGCATCATTATAAATCTTCGCATTCTCTGGAATACCCAATCCCTCAGGAATAGCACCATTAGTTGTAGGACGGAAAGATTTTGCTCTATCTACACTCTGCGTCTTTGAAATTTTACCACCATGCATCAAAGCCATGGATTTCATAGAGAATAGAGCGTCTTCAAGGTTCAAAGTAATTTCTTTACCATAGTCCCAAATGATAAGTGCCGCGTTACCTTTACCACCAGTAGCTGTTGACTGTTGAGCAGTTTCCTCGATGGTAGAGACTTTTAGCGTATCCAAATATAAGGCTGGGGCACCAGTAGCAGTATCATAGAAAGTTACGTCAGCAACTTCCTTAATGCCGTATTGCTCAAATAAGTTAGCCATTGTTCTCCTCCTTTATTACAAAGTAATTTTCTTAATCCAGTATTGTAAATCGACCTTTTTACTATCAACTCCAGCAAGAAGCATTTGAGTGCCCGTCTCATAGTTTTCTTTTAACTGAAGTCGTTTAAATTGGTCATACAACTGATAGATTGTAAGGTCCCAGACATTAAAAAGAGTATAACCTACTCCATAGGCACACAGAGAAGAAACAATGTCTGGTAAAGTTATTTCTTTGCCTCTATGTTTTGCGGCTTGTTCAGCTCTAGCTTTCGCTTTTGCTAGTTTTAGCTTTTTCCTCGCTTCTTCAAATTTTCTCTTCATTTCTAAATCATCGGTAATGATTTCATCATCCTCTTCTTCTTCGGACATATTAAGAAGTCTAACGATAGATTGAAATTCGGAGAAGTTTTTAGTAGTTAGTGAAAAAAACTGTTGGGTTTTTATAACCTTGCCGCCAGGAAGAACTTTTTCTCCATCAACTAAGAATTTAAATCCTTTATTGTCTGTATCTAAGAATACTTCTTCCTTAATGTAAGTAAGAAAACCTATTTGTAACTCCAAGAAAAAAGTTGGGTTCTTTAAACAGTTGTCATAAAGCCATAGAATTGGGTTTGTCTCCCCATTTTCAATATGCTCTTTATTGTATAGTAATAATAGGTCGCTCTCACTAATCGTGAGAAGATTTGTTATTCTAGCAAACTGGTCGTAACCAATTTTATTGATATCTTTTAAAGACGGTTGATAGATAGTAAGTAATCCGAAGTCTACTGGATTCCCAGCAAGAATTGAGGTTCTATCTATTTTAGCTGTTGGCATCGGCAACAAACCTAATTGTATGCATAGTTACTTCTGGGCTAAGAACGTCTAAATCAAATGAAGAAAACCTCAAAGTTCCTATGCCCGTAACTCTTGAACCGTCTAATAATTGCTTTATACATGACATTATATAATATGGGCGTTGAATAGGAGAATTTATAGCCCATTTATCTTGCGGCAAATATATTCCCAAATCAATTCCTAGAATTGAAAAGCTAGAGTTATTGCCAGTTAAGCCGTAAGTTGGGACTATTACGATTATTGACTCTTTAACTTTTGTTAAATCAACATTGGGAACAGTTCTTATATTACCATTAATAAAATCAAAATCGGACAATTCTATATCTGGTTTTGATTCATCTAATGGATTGTCTGACATATCTAACAATAATCTAATTAAAGTTTGGTCATTAAATAATTTTACAGCTATTTTTCCAACCGCTTCTCCAGCTTGTTTAAAGCAATCTGTTTTATTATTCATATATCATACCCATAAACTCGTAACTTCAATCTTGCGTTTAAATAATTCTTCTCCATTATTCGCAAGAAATCGTATCGTAGTATTACCCATTTTATTTAAAGCAATTATCTCAATCTTACTATCTATCTTATTAACTTTAATCATTGTATCATCATAGTCAATAGTAAAAGATTGGTCAGTGTAAATGTCCCAATCACAACTATCTTTTGTTGCTATCTTTGTATTTCCAGTTACATAAAAATAATAATTTAAAGAACTTTGAATCGTTATTTTAAAGGTTTTTATAAAACCTGATATTTTATCTTCCACAGTTATTTCTGTTTCGCCTTCGTTAAGAGGAATTAATTTCCCGCCTTCAAACTTTATAACATCTTCATTATAATTGGAAAACATCATACTACTATTTTTAATTTTCCCATTCTTAAAATAGAAAAATTTTAAATTGGTGATATTTAATCCAACAGTAATAGAGTTCGCGCCATAGTTAGATAAAATTGAAGCAGAGTTTATTTCATCAGCATCAGCAATTTTTTCTTCCACTAAGTCAGCACTATTATCTATTGTTGTCTTATTTACTGTAGTATAATATACTCCAGGAATACTTATCTTATCTGAATCCACATATCTCCATGCTTCATCACCAATGATAATCCTCAACCCATCGACAAAATCTTTGTTTGCGGGAAGAATTAAATTCAATGCTCTATTTGGCAGTTCCGCGGCAATAGAATTTACATATCTGAAATATTCTTTAATATCAAATTCTCCAGTGCCATTAACGTAAACTGGAATTTCTTTCAATACACCGCTAGAATTAACATATTTAATCATATAGTCTAATTCAATTACCTTATATTTGTAATATCCGTAATAAGGATGAATCTCTCTATGAAGTATTAACCAATATTGGGTTTCAGAAACGTCTAAATCATGAGTTTTAAATACTGCTCCCTCTGGAAGTTTTAAACTCCTTTCTGTCATTAAATATTGGACAACTTTTCTTTCCGTTTGAGTCCCTACTCTACTATTACCACTAGCAAGAATACAATCATAAGTCATATTCTCATAGTCAATAGAAACTCTATTGGGGCTTCTTTTTACTAATTGAGAAAAATCATTTGATAAATTATGTTCAATTCTATCTTTTGCTGTTGAGCCGTTGGCAAAAATTCTTTGTCTATACATATCTAAGTAGGAATACATCATTATACCTCCTTAAATACAGACTCCACAAGCGGCATACAATCTTTCAAAATCGTTTCTCTAAGATATTTATATTTTAAATATTTTAAGCTGGCGGTTTTACTATACAATTTATTTAAATTAATAGAATCATATTCTTCTACCGCACCAAGTAATTCGACCAATAGAGATTCGATGAGAGGCTCATAATCTTTCTTCTTCTCGCAATCTCTTAAAATACCAAAATATTTACCTTTTATATAATCACAATATGCCTCATGGCATACACTACTATTCATCTTCTCCATAATTACTTACCTGCCAATCTTCCATAATTAAAAATCTTTCCTCTGGTAACTCGGCTATAATTACTAAGAAGATTCTTTACTTCTCTATCAATAACATTGACTTGAGCGTTACATAGGGCGTTTAAATGACTTGCTTGAGATTTGAATTCAAAATCGGATTCTCCAAATTTCTGTTGGGTAACATCAGTATCAGCAATTCCTCTTTTGAACCACTCTCTTTTCATTAAAACACCTAGAATATTAATTTCTTCTGGGCCTAAATCATTTTTGAACTCTGCGGCCGCATCGTCCCTATCAAAGATATCTATTTTTGGGCATAAGAAGTAGGGAATCGCACTCTCCAATAGAGAATGCATATCATACTCCATTACTACGTCACTAAGTTCTCCAAGATTATAGTCTTTAATTTTACTTAAAAAAGAGTCATAGACTTTTTGGTATGGGGTAGCCATATTATCGCCTCCCCTTATACTTTATTATCGTCTAAATGTCTTTTCATTTCAAGAATATCTTTACCAGTCGCGGCTTTCAATAGATTAATCTTAGAGAAAGTCAAACTCTCACATTTCAATGCCGCGGAAATAATGGTATCTAGACGATACTGAGACGCACTTTTTAAAAGTTTATCAAACTGTAAATCACTTCCAGTTTGAATTAACTTAATAATATCTTCCTCACTCATTTTCTCTTCTTCTGTTGCGGGAATACTGACGTAGCCGCCGCCAATCTCTTCCATTGCTTCATCATCTTCACAAATAAGATATTGACTGTTAAATAGTTCGGCTACTCCAGGATAAGTTAATGCTTCTTCTAGCTGGTCTTTACCCATTTTAATGCTTCTGTTGGGTTGGATAAATCTTGATAATCTAATCTCCGGAACAACGATTCCAACTTCATGGTTACTGATATTCTTAATAGCTAAAGTTTTCTTTTCCATAGTAATTACTCCTTATACTCAAAATGGGCGGGCTATTGCTAACCCGCCCTATCTCATTCATTTCTCTTAATTAGGTAAGAGATGTATTCTCATAAATTGCCCAGTTGTTGTAGTGCATAATAGCAACGCCAACTTTCTGGTAAACGGAAAGTTCGATTGAACGGTCTTTATTCTTAAACTCGTCAACCTGTGTACCGCCCTCAAGAACGATAGTCGCAATCTTGCTGCTCATACCAGGGATAATATAGCAGAAGCGAGGGTCAAGAACTTTTTCGGTATTAGTCTCGTCTGTAAAGCTCTGAGGAAGAGTTACAATCGGACAACCTTTATACATTTGAAGTACACCGTAAGTTCTCATATCCTCTACATCAGTATCGCTAATCTTAGTTGTGCTTCCAACAGTCACAGAGTTAGCAGGGATTGTATCCGCGAATTCTGGAGTACAAACGATGATTGGGTCACCATAAGCTCTGATAGTAGTGATAAGTCCATCGAATTTTGCCTTATCAAAGCTGCTAGCAGTAGTAACCGTATTAGTAGGTCTAGTAGAATCAATGCTAGCATTAAGTGCTTGAGAAAGTTGAGTAAGAATATTCTCCTCAATACCCTCCATCAAAATATCGAGATATTCAGAAAGGTCCTCTTGACCAGAAAGCATACGCTCAAAGTCAAGAATAGCAGCTCCACCAATAGCTTCAACGCTGATATCCATCTCTGTGCGGTCTAGTCTGAATGTCTCGAATACGCCGCCAAGTCCTACCTTAGTGATGAAGCTTCTAGCACGAGCACGGCCTACTTTCTTAGTGAAAGTAACTTTTTGTCCGTGACCGACAACTCTCGTATCAGCAAGGAAACGATAGCTGTCTTTTACATACTTAGGAAGAATTTCATCAAAAATCTCTTGCATAAGCTCGAAGATATCTAGCTTATTTCTACGATAACTATTATAGTCGCCACCCAATTTCTTCAATTCTTCTCTGAAAGCCTCTTGAACGTTTTCAGTAGAAATTTTTCCTGCGAAGTCGGCTGGTAGAGCCTTGGGGACAGTGTTAGTCATAGCAGCTACGCCAAGAACTTTCAAGTCTTTTAAATTAGCCATTACTTTTTACCTCCCCTAAAATTAAAGTGCTGAAATGTCAGTTACAATAAACTTTACTGCTTTCTGACCATCAGGCATAGTAGTCATTTTTACAACGGTGAAAGGTGCACCTGTTGATTCAGCAACTATTTGAATAACTCCAGTAGTAGCGTCTGGTTTACCATAATGAGTAGCTCCTTTAATTGCAGTAGCAAGAGCAGCGTCATCGGTAAATGTTGTATTATCATAACAGACAGTGTTAGTGGTAAAGGTATCTCCGTCTCTCAAGAAATAAACGGAAGCCATTTTACCGGCCTCTACCTTATAGTTTTTAAGTCCCGCATGGAACTGGTCATAAATCAATTCGCTGTTACCAAGAATACCCTTTAGGGCACCAGTGATTTTAACTGTGCCAGCAGGCTTATCAACAGCAACGATTGTACCATTTTCTGCTCCATTAGGGAAAGCAGTAGTATCCAATGAGCACTGAGCTTCATTATAGCTTCTGTCAATGCGATTGGTTTCTAACATGCCGTAACCGTCATGTGTCAATCTTACGATAGCCATTTATTTGCCCTCCTAAATTAATGTGTGTATTTTTTCAAGATACCTACAAGACCTGTAGCTCCGGTATCATCTACGATAGCCGCAGGAGCCATTGGCTTAGCTGGTTCTTTAGAGAACATAGCTGGCTTTTCTTTCTTTACAGCGAAAAGGAGTTCTTTTTCAAGTTCCTCCATACTGAAATCTGCCATCTTCTCTTTAATAGTTGCCAATGCCGCGTCAGAAATCATTTCTTCATATTCAGCAACTTTAGCTTCCTTTTCTGCTTTTACACGATTATCATGTTCTTCTTTTAGAACATCATAATCTGCTTGTAACGCATCGAGTTTAGATTGAAGTTCTTCTTTTGCGGAGTTAGCTTCTAATTCATAAGTAGATTTCTCTCCTTCCAACTCAACAATTTTAGCATCTTTTTCAGAAATTATATTATCTTTTTCTGTTATTGTATCGTTGAGTTTATCAAAAGCTTCAATCACTTCTGATGGTTTGCTATACTGACTCTTTAGTTTATCGTAGTCAGGTACATCTTCTTGATGAATCCAAGTATTATATACAACTTCTGGTTCTCCAATCATTTCAATAGTCCCATCTTCTTTGACAGAATATTGGTATCTTTCATATTTGGATTCTTCTACTGAACAAACTAATACATAGTCAGTGCCAATTTCGCAAACCGTCTTATCAATTTTAATTTCTTCTCCTTTTGCGAAGTCTGGATTAACAGCCTTCCAAATGTCGTCTACTTTGGTGTCTGGTGAGAACTTAAAATTAGTTAAATCCATTTGCTTTGTTCCTCCTATATCGGTATTTTCTTTCTTGCTTTGTGTAAGCTCCGCTTGAGAGAGGAATTCTCCAAATTGAGTTAACAAATCAAAGAAGGCCGCACCCTCAAAGCAAGGCGTAACATCTTTACCAAGAGCACTTAGTCCAATAAAATATCCATCTGTATAAACATAGTATTCTTGGCCATCCATAGGAACCCAAGCTCCCTTAATAGAATTAATATCTAATTCAAGAGATTGTGGGTTTCCGATGATTTTACTGGCATTTTCTAATCTACCAGTATATAGATAAACATCAACTACATAATAGGTTCGGGCCACTCCGTCATCATCGACTTTTTCCATCCACTCTCCATTTGGGTTTTCTGGAACCAAACCATATATACGCGCGACGTTCCTATCTCTATTATGAGAAGTAAAATCCTCTTTCTCTTCATCATATATTCCAACAACGGGGACATACGGGAGAGTAGAGATTAGCTTTTCCGCAAATTCATCAGTAATATAAGCTCTATTTCTGTTTTTATATTTATAGAATATACTTACTCTACCTTTTGAAATTAGTGGAGTTACTTGTTCAAATTCTCCTTGCGGAATAGCTTTAAATAATGTTGGAATTTTATCCTTCATTTTATTATCCTCCCGCATTGATGTTCTTTATTGTTTTCTCACTTTTTTCTTCAAGAGGCTTTTCTGGGCGCCCTGGTCCATCTGAACCCTCTTGAATATCTCCTTTTTGTCGCGGGCCGTCATTTGAACTCATTGTATTTGAAGTTTTGGGCGGTATCAAGACTTCTCCTAGATTAAGAATATCGTTTTCTAATGTCTTTGTATCTAAGATAGTTGATTGTTTCTTGCCTGTTGCGACATAAGGAAGAATTAGAGAATAACCAGATTGAGCTTGTTTTAGATACATATCAACAAGCCTTTTCTCATTATACCAAGTTAATGGTAAAATGGTTACAATAGGTTCTAATTTTTTATATTTAAAGCGAGATAAACATAGCATTGAAAGCCAAGTAGAAAAGCTAGTAATTGCTTGGCTCATAAAGCTAGTAGAATTGCTTATAGATAACTCTAAAGAAGTTGCTGTTGTAGAAGCAAACATTTCAAAACTAATACCAGCATTCTCATATTTTGGAACTAACATCTTTTCAATATTATTGTTGGTTACAGAACCACTAGAGGATTGCGTATCTTTTAAAGAAACTTCGTTTGCGATTGTTGTTAATACATCTATGTTAGGATTATCTCTAAAAATAGCAGCAACAGCTTCGTGCATTGTTTGCATTTCTTCTAATAGAACATCTAAATCTCCATTTTCGTCCAATTCAAAACGCTGAACTAGAATTTTCTCTAGCTCTTGCGTATCTCTTCTCTTTTCGATATCTTTATAATCATTAAAGTTGATTATATCAATTATCGTATCAAAGAAGGGTGGAACAGGGATACCTCCGAACTGAAAAGCGCATGATTCTTCTGGAGGCAGCATGGCATAGAAATTATTATTCTTTATACTACCATTCTGGTATTTTCTCCATAAAGACCTTACTGACTTTGGAAAAGAATCCAGCGCTTGATTTAATTCTTTTTCGTCAGTATATTTATTGAAGAACCGCACATCAAATTCCACAATATTAGTATTATATGGACTCTTATATCTACTAATACAATAGTTCGGGTCGAGCATGGTGATTGTAATTCTATCGTCATCAAAGAAATTCACATAACCATAGAAAGCACCATCTACTAACATCCTTGTAGCGATAAATCCAAAGGTATCTTCTATATTTAAGTGGTCTAAAAAGTCTAACGTTTGAATATAAAGTTTCCTTACAGAATCCTTTTTACTTTCATTGAAATCAGTAGCAAGATGTTTTAAATCAAGAGTATAATAGTATTTATATAGATAAGAGAAGTAATTTAGAATTCTTCTATAAGATGTAGAAGTTTTATAGTAGAAATTAGATATTTCTCTCATTAATTCTATATTTAAATCGTTCTTCGCATCATTTATATCTTCAATAGAATAGCCCTCTGAAAATACGCTAGAACTAATAAATCCATATTTTATACCGTATGGGGTTTCTCTTGTTTTAGACCAATCTTTTACTAATTTGTTAAAAGACGCCAACTGTTCGGAGGTTGTTTTTTTAGTCTCTTCCATTCGTTTTACCTCCCTTGCTGAATAGTAAGAACTTTCTTAAATCACGAGCACGATTTCGTTTCTTCTTATAGTATTCATCTTCCAATTCTCTAATTCTCCATAACGCATATTCAAAAGCACTAAAACGGTCTTTATTAATACGTCTATTAATTTGCTCAACAACAATGTCTTGATTTCCTACTCCTGTGTTGCGGAGCCGCAAATTACAAATTTCATCAAACAGCTTTGTCGTTTCAATATGTGGGGCCAACCGGGCAAGTCTATCCAGCGGCCGCATTTTAGCTCCTTTTTTAGTGGACATTAATTTACTTTTAGCTTCTTGTTCTTTAACTAAAAATCTAATATGTCCATTAGCGATTTGAGAGAAGCAGTTGCTATGAACTTTGCTATTGAGAGAAGGAGTAGCTTTTAAAACATACAATACTTTATCTCCTGGATATTTAGAATACTCTTCATCATTCCAAGAGGCAAGTGAGGGATATAAAACTCCATCTGCCCCTAGTTGCTCCATAACCATAAAGTCCAACAATCCTACGCCTAAACCAGTTCCATCAATCAATATCTCTTTAGGCTTATACTTCAAATACATCTTCTTCAATTCAATAGCTTGAAGTGAGAAGTGCATATCATGTAACCCTATTGAATTTATTAACTGCTTATAAAAATAACTTTCTCTAGGTGTAACTTTGAATACTTGAACAGAAGTTAACACTCCAATTCGTGCTACGTCTACAGATATATAGTAGAAAACTTCATTGTTCCCTCTAGTTTTTCGTTCTTTTTCTGGATTTAAAATTCTTCTATACTTAGATAAATTATCATAATCAATCCAGCTATCACTTGAACCACCAGTCCAAATAGACAAATATTCGCGCGCGAAGGAATCTTCTTTATACGTATTAGAAATCTTTAATTCCTCAATGTAATTCTTATTTAATAGTCCATGTAACATAGGAACTCTATAGTCGCAACCCCATACAAAGGTTGTTTTCGGACTTACTATTGATTGAACAAATAATTCAATTAATTTCTCGTAAGCGTATGACCCCTTTACTCCTGCTGAAGTAATATATATCTGTTGTTGATTAGGTTCAGTTAAATCCAAATTTCCATTCATTGTTCTTCTATCAACGTTCATTAATGGAAGAACAACTTCTGAAAGAACTGTTCCATCATGGTCACGCACCTCATCAATAATGCCTGCATGGCGCCTTCCGCCACGTGTAGAATCAAGAGCGCCTACAACGTCAAATACACTCCCATTCTTAAAAATTAATGTAACATAATCCTTACTCATATTCTTCTTCATTAATTCTTTTCCTAGCATTGGAAATAGAGTTAGAAGTTCGTTAATTTTTTCTGCCGCAATTTTTGCTCCCTGCTCTTTGCCTGGCGCGCAAATAAAGAATTTACTTCCTGGTAAAAACATACATCTTAAAAATCCGGCCAGTATTGAAAGAAACGATTTTGAGAATGCGCGCGGGGCTACGCAATAGTGATAACGATATCTAAGGCTAGCGCGCAGAAAAATTCTTTGGTAAAAATAGAGAGTAAAATTAGAATTAGCAGGAGTTATATTATCAATAAAAATATCTGGATAGTTGATATAAAACTCCAAGAGAGAAGTCATTTGAGGTCTGTATTTTCTCAAAAAGGGTTCTGATAGATGAACGTTTTTAGGAACCGCGACATCATATCCACTAATCATATTTCTACCTCAAAATCTTCAACCTCATCATCCTCATCAAGAGGAGTAGGCGTCTCGAAGGTAATTTCGTCTTCTCTCTCTAATCTTTCCTCAATATTCTCAATGTTCTTTTTCTGTTGGACTCTCTCCTCAATCTGGTCAACAATTGTGCTCTCATTATTCCACAATCTCGTATTATACGCCTGTATATTTCTCATAGTAACGTCCACAACATCATTCAACTCATTATTATGGAACTTTTTCTCCCATCCTATCTTCTCATAAAAGAGCGCCAGCTCACTCACAGACTCAAAACTATTCATATCTCTCGCATTATCAGAAGTAAATCCAGCTTGTAATTGAAGTTTATTATACGCTGTAATCAACTTATCTATTGGTTCTCCGTTCGCAATCGCGCGGTCTATCTCAAAAGAAATCTTCGCCATTTTCTTAGCATTGTCTTCTGCTATTACATCAGGGAATCCATAACTTTCCTCTATACCTTTATAAAAATTTTGAAGCTGGTATAGTTCTGCGGGAGCATATGAACTGCCGAAGCGCGCACGCAAATCGTCGAGTTCCTGTTGATTGAAGACTTCATGGATTTCTCTCTCGTCTCCCTTTTGGATAGTTTCTTTCCACTTCTCAAAAAGTTCCTTCCAAGAGATGCGCTCATAGGTCGCCGCAGAGAACATATCTAAATAAAGCCCCATTGCTTCTGAAGGATTAGCAGTATAGATTTTTGTAAAATCGTCTGGTCTAAAAGGCACATCTGCCCATTGACAAATTAAATCCACAATATCCCAATGGCCCTCTTGGTCAGCAACCATATCGCTCAAGCAATGTCTACAAATAGGAGTATATCCGTCTGGGAAAAACAACGATTTTGTTTCGCAATAGTCTTTTTTTGTGAAGAACCTGCCGCATACAGTGCATTCCCTTGCTTTAAAAGGTTTTTTACTAAACACTTATCTAACCCCCTTTCTTCTCTTTTTATCACAAATCTTACATCTCGAAGTATAACCATCTGCACTAGATTTTTTTCTCACAAATTCGCGAGGGTCCTTCAATTTCCACTGGCCGCAACAACTACATTGTTTCCAAGCATTAGGATTATTTCTCTCTAACCAATAGTCTTTGTGGAGGGTTACAGTCTCGCTAATCTTCTTACAAATTTCTTTAGTGTAGATAGTGGAGATGTAGTTTTCGTTATAAGATAGACCATACAGTTCTTCGAGCCTTTTCTTAATTTCCTGATTTGATACCTTATGCTTTTTTAACTCCACTATTGTCTTGCGCGAAGGGTCAAGTGGAGTTTTAGATATATAGAAATCTAAGGTTTCTATTAAATATTTTGCGTTTGAATCTGGCCTATCTAACGATTCTTCTAATAGAGTAGAATAGAACTCTAAAACTCCATAAATGTGGGTGGGGTCTTCGAGATTTAGAGAGTTAGGATTAGAAGGAATCTCAAAGTTAGAGTCTCTATCTTCTTTTGGATTGTCGAAGCGGGCGCAATTCCCTATCTTTAATCCTAATGGCTTTACGTCTACTCCTACATCAAAGCTGTAGGTGGGAGAGTAAGCAGGCAGAGAAAAATCAATGCGTCTCGGATTCAACGCCTCACTAATTACATACTGTTGTTTTTTTAGGTCTATAAGGAAGTGTTTTAATTTATAAATTTCGGTTTGGGTTTTAGGTTTTAGCGACTCATCAACTTCCTCTCCAATAGCAACCTTATAGATATGTTCCCATTTCTCGATTTCCTCTAAGAGGGGTTGGAGTTCGGGGAGATTCTTGTCTATGATAGGTTTGGGACTGGTGTATCGAGAGCGGCCCATAGACTTAAGAGAGCGTTCGTCGAAAGTAGGGCTAGACATTAAATCGTCAAGACTCTCTAACTCTTTCTTCTTATACGACTGATATTTAGTCTTAATCTCTATTGATTTTTTATCTACTTCGCTTTTCCCATCTTCTCCTTTTCCAAACAGGATATAGTTCGCCATAGATTCGAGTTCGGTAGCGGAGGGGTTGGATTTTTTTTCTAGCTCTTTTTTAACGTATTCGGTTCTTTCTTTATCTGAATAGATAGTAAAATCTAAAATAGTGTTTCACCTCTTTTCTTGACTAATTTGTCAAGTTTTTCTTTAATTATATTATACCACATTTTTAATATAGAAGTCAAAAAGTTAGAGTAGGGGAATATAAAATTTCAAAGAGTCAAAGATTTAAGTATTTTACTTTTGAAAAATAATGGACGGATTTGAGCAGGCCGCACGACGGGGAAAATTCACTTTCCCATTTTTTCCCAAAACCGCCCCCCTATATGCCTTTTAACGTTATACGGGCAAAAGTATGTATAGCATATTATACAAAAACCACGCTTAAACGTTGTGTAAAATGACGACAAATTTTTTTCAAAAAACTATTTACAATATACAAGTAATGTGATATTATAATAATGTCGAAAGACGCTAACCACAAAAACAGAAAAGGAGAAAAATCATGGCAAGAATGACAAGGAAAGAATTGACGAAAAGCGTCAATAAAGGATGGGCTTTTGAGGCTCAGATGTCGTTACTCAAAAGGTATAAGCGCGACGGCCGCGCGGGTAGTTACGATTTAATGAATAAAGGGCGTGTATATGAATGCAAGTTCTTCACCATTAAGCCCGCGACAAAAGGAAAGAACGCTGAATACAACAGCGCTCACGGCTTTAAAGCAATCAAATCCAAAAGCCTTTATACGCAAGTACAAGAGTATTGCTCTACTTTTGATACTTTGATTGTTGGCTATGGTGAAAGCATTGATAATTATGATAGCTTTACCATGACCAGTGAAGAAGCTGTGGAATGGCTGTATAAACGGCTCCAGTATAAAGCCGGGTCTGATGAAGTCCGTTTTTGCTGGGGTGGAAAGAGCTTAGAAAGCCGTTATGAAAGCCGGCTTGCGAAACTGAAAAGTGAGGGTTACACGCTGTAATGATTATGCGGTTCTAAGGGGCATCCGCTCAAAAGCCCCATTCCATAGGCAAAAGCCTAACATAAATAGAAAAGGAGATTTTAAAATGGAAAGAACAGCTATTAAAAAGATTCAAGAGCTATACTCAAGTATGGACATCGAAAGCGGCTTTCTGGTGAGTAAAACAGCATATGAAGCTATCTCTTTAGCACTGCACTTCATGACTAAACAGGACTACGTTGTATTGATGTATGATGAAGATACTGATGGCGATGTGGTTATTACTTTCGGATACTATGATAGGCGGGATGCTATAAGGCTGATGGATATTATTCAAGAAGCAAGAGAAAGAGAACTGTAATAGCAAAGAAAGCGGGACGGGCTTCTGTAACAGAAGCCCTATATCGCAAGAAAGGAATAAATAGTATGGGCTGGAAAATTATAGCAAGAATCACCGATGGAAAAGAAGAACGGATTGTTCATACTACTGGACGGCTTGAATCTCACGCGGAAAACGCATTAAAGAAATACTATTTAGACAAGGGATTCCACATCGTAGAAAAAACAGGATTTTATTTCAAAATGAATAAAATTAAATAAAATTTTTAGAAAACAATCCCGAAATTCACGGATTGTTTTCTTTTTGTCTGAAATTACTTGTCTATTATAGACAAGTAAATTATTTGAAAAGATTGTTAAAAATATAATGCAATAAATTACTTGTCTATGCTAGACAAGTAAATAATTCTTGACTAAAACGTCTTTATGTGATATAATTATTTATAGAAAGAAAGGAAAATTCCCAGCAAATGGTAATTTGAAGAACTGCAAAATTTTGTCAATTTTTGGAGGTTTTATTATGGAAATTCATGGCTATCCCGTAATTCAAGAGGAAGGTTTCACAATTACTCGCGGAGCTATGAAACCTGCGACCTATGAGAGCTACGAAGCTGCGAAATCAGCTCAAGAAAAGCTGGTTGGCTCAACAATGACCTATAAAGTTAGTGTCCCACCTGCCGAAGTAGAGGAAATCATTGAAAAACGGCGTTAATCCTTTCTTTCTGTGGAGAAATCGGGCTATTGCCCGATTTTCTCTATAAAATTTACTTGTCTATGGTGGACAAGTTATTTTATTCCGCTTTGGGGAAAAATTTTTAATTTTTCTATTGACAATCCCGAAATTCGTGGTATAATATAATTATGATAAGGAAGTGGTTAGCCTTATTACAATAAATCTCCATTTTATCCCTTTCTGTTTAATGGATAGAAAAAGGCGTCCTTTTTGCCATGAGAGGACGCCTCCCTTTCTATTAGAAAAACTTGTCTATTGTAGACAAGTAAAATTATTGAGAAATTTTTTAAAAAAGTATTGACAATATAAATAGAATAGGTTATAATATAATCACAGGAAACCAAAAGAATGGAAAGAGGGATAAATATGAATTTTTATGAAATTGCTTGTATTATTGTTGGGAATTTATTTTTTCTCGCGTGCGGTGCTTTTGTAGGATTCTTTGCTGTTTATGGAACATATAAGGTGCTTGGCAAAATTCCGCTTTGGGAAGATATTAGTAATAAGTTCGCACCAAAAGAAAAGTCTTGTATTTGCGAATATGGGAAATATAAATACGTAGTTGACTATTGGGAAGTTGACCCATTCAGAAAACAATATATGGTTGCTATAACCGATTTACAAACGAATGAATTTGTTAATAACATGTCTTGGACTTCTGATTTTAGAACGGCACGAAAAAGATTTAAGAAAATTTGCCGAGATTTCAACAGGTGCGCGCCTTGGGTTATTGCTATGGTAGATAGTCAAATTAGCAGGAGTAAAACGGACGCTTAATGCGTCCGTTTTCTTTTAGAAATTTTTACTTGTCTATTGTAGACAAGTGGCTTCTCCCGAAATTATTTAGAAATTTTTTAATTTTCTCTTGACATATCCCGAAATTAGATGTATAATAAAAATACAGAAAGGGGATATAAAAATGTTACAGGCTTATGATTGGCATTTAGAAATTGCTTTTGATAATTCTCGTTGGGAAGATACGGGATACACTGGATGGTGTTTAGAAGATAGAGAAATGCCACAAGAAAAAATTATTTTAAAGAAAGCATCTTTTTCTGATGTAGTTAATTACATGATGAAGATAAATATTCCATGTTTTCATATTGATTATACGTTTCTCAAACATCAACCTTATATTCGTTACCATCGGCGGTATTTCATGGAAGAAGATGAACGGATTTTTGAAAAGCATAATAAAAAATTTTCTTGTAGAATGGTATATAAAAAGAAAGAAGTAACTTTGAAAGAAATTTTTGATAGTTGTCCCGCGGAACAGGCTATTCAATATATGAAAGAAAGAGGTTTGACCACTTGTCCATATGGAGTAGAGAAATAATTCCCTACTCTTTTCTTTTACTTGTCTATGATAGACAAGTAAATTCTTCTTGACTTTTTGTTTATTTATGATATAATATAATCAAAGAAAGGAAGTAATAAACATGGATTGGCCGTAGTAAATAAAATATAATATAAATAATATAGACCCGATACCGAGAAAGCAAGTCTAACAACTGAAACGATAGGAAGTTAGATACTGCTGACGAATGCTAAGGGGGAGTGGCAAGCCTAATTGCTGGGAAGAAGTCGCGCGGCTTCTTCTCTTTTTATTTATAAATACTTGTCTAAATTAGACAAGTAAATTTTTCTAAAGATTTTCAAAAAAAGTGTTGACAAAAATAAAATAATAGAGTATAATATAATTACAGAAAGGGGATAAAATAAAATGAAAAAAATCTATTTTGATATGGATGGCACAATCGCGGATTTGTATGGCGTTGAAAATTGGTTGCCGATGTTGCGCGCGGAAGATGCGACACCGTATAGAATCGCAAAGCCTCTTGTCAATATTACTAGATTTAATGTTTTGTGTGGACTTCTTCGCCGTCAGGGATATGAAATCGGTGTTATTTCTTGGCTATCAAAAGAAAGTAGTAAAGAATATAAAAAAGCAGTCCGAGCCGCAAAACGTGAATGGTTAAAAAAGTATTTTCCAGCTTGTGGGAGTGAAATTCATCTTGTCCAATATGGAACGCCGAAACATTCAATTGTAAAAGCAAAAGACGCGATTCTGTTTGATGATGAATACAAAAACGGTGTTTCATGGGAACGGAATGGCGGGGAATGGATTAACCCAACAGAAAAGAGAATTGAAAAAGTTTTACAGTCTATGGTGGGAATTTAATTCCCACCTTATTTATATTACTTGTCTAAGATAGACAAGTAAATTTCTATTGACTTTTAATCATATCTATGTTATACTATATTTACAGAAAGGGGATAGAAACAATGAAATACCATTATCGTTTAATGATTATCGACCAAAAGGGACAAAAGATTCTTTTTGTTCATAGTTTCAATAGTGATGAAGAAATGCGGGAACAACTTTCGGAATGGTATCCATGTTGTAAGGTTCTTTCTTTAGCGAGGTTTAATAATTATGATACAAAAGAATAAAGATAAAGAAGATGCGAAGAAACGGCGTAACTTTTGGCCGATTAGTCCAATAACAAGAGTAAAGCAAAGTAGGAAAATATACAAAAGGAAAGGAAGAAAGAAGAACGAAAAGACGTTTTAACGTCTTTTCTTTTACTTGCCTAGATTAGACAAGTAAATTTTTAACGGAATTTTAAAAAACATATTGACAAAAATAAAATAATAGAGTATAATATAATTACAGAAAGGGGAAATAATTAAATATGACTTGGCCGTAGCAAATAAAAAATAGTTAAATTATATGACCCGATACCGAGGAAGTAAGTCTAGTAACTGAAATGATAGGGAACTAGATACTGCTAACGAATGCTAAGGGCGAGTGACGCGCGTAAGCGTTGGGAAGCTGGTGTACAACAGCTTCTCTTTTTTTCGTTTGAAAACTTGTCTATAATAGACAAGTAAATAATTCTTGACTTTTTCTCATTTATCGGTTATAATATAACCATACCAAGAGAGAAAGAAAGTCAAAGCGAAAGTAGAATTTCAAAAGAAATTGAAAAAAAGACTTGACAAACCCAATTCTCTATGGTATAATAAATACAGAGGTTAGGAAAGAAACTAACCGAAAAAATAAGCGGTCACGGCTAAAGGTGACAGAAAGGAAGTCTATTATGGCTAACACAATGAAGAAGTCCGAAGTCCTCGCAAATGCTCGTGAGAGCGCTCTTGCTACCCTGGGTCTGCTCGATGTTCCCGGTGTTCGGCAGATTGGGCCGTGCGAATTCGCGTTCCCCGCTGGCGAATCTCCCGATGGTGAAACGGTTTATGCTCGTGTAAAGGTATCCGCCGCAAACTACAAGAGCACAGAAAAGACACCCGCTTTTGACATTGAGGGCGCGGCGGGCGATTATGCCGCAGAGGTTGAGGAAAAGGCAAAGGCCGCGGCAGAAAAGGCCGCCGAGCGTGAGCGCAAGGCCGCAAGTAAGAGTAAGTAAGATTTAGCCCCGCTTTGTGCGGGGCTTTTCTTTTAAGATAAAACTTGTCTAAATTAGACAAGTAAATTTTAGAAAAAAAAATTTTTAGAAAAGTGTTGACATTCTTTTCTGTTGGTGATATAATGATATTGTAATCAGAAGAACGATGGTAAACATGGTTACAGAAAGAGGATTTATAAAATGAAAAAGAAAAAATTTCTTGTGCTTGATGTTGAAACCGCAAATGATGTAAATTGCCCTCTTGTTTATGATTTGGGCTTTGCCGTATGTGATAAATACGGGAAAATTTACGAGAAGCAATCTATGCTTATTTATGAAATCTATCGCGGCGAACGGGAATTGATGAACTCTTGCTATTATGCGAATAAGATTCCAGAGTATGAGGAACAAATTAAAAAAGGGGAAACAAAAATTGTGCGGTTCTTTACCGCTTGGAAAATCATCCGCGATACAATGAAAAAGTATAACATTGATACTATTGCGGCATACAATTGTAATTTTGATAAGAACGCACTAAACAATACTATTCGCTATTTGACTAAATCAGAATACAGATGGTTTTTCCCTTATGGCACAAAATATATGTGTATTTGGCACATGGCTTGTCAAGTAGTATATACGCAAAAAACTTTTCAAAAGTGGGCAAGGAAAAATAATTTTGTTTCTGCTTCTGGTAATATTCAAACTTCGGCAGAAATTGGGCATAGATACTATACAGGAAATACAGAATTTCAAGAGGAACACAAGGGCTTACAAGATGTTATTATAGAATGTGGTATTATGGCAAAGTGTTTTGCGCAACATAAAAGTATGAAAAGAGGGATAAACCGGCTTTGCTGGAAAATTCCACAGAAAGTGACCGCATAGGTCACTTTCTTTTTTTTAAAAAAATAACTTGTCTATGGTAGACAAGTAAATTTTTCTTGACTTTTCATCGTTCTTTTGATATAATATAAACATAGCAAGAGGGACGGCAAGCAAGACAAAAGAAAAAAAATAAAAAAAATCTTAAAAAGTGCTTGACAAAACGCCGCCGATTTGCTATAATATAATCACAGGGAACGGAAAGACCGCTCCCAAAATAAAAGGCCGAAATACGGCAGAAAGAGGAAAAATTATGACTAACGAGAAAATGACAATGAAGCAGAAACAGGATGTACTCCGCAACGCGGCTTTTGACAAGCTGAACGAGGGACATGCGCTTGATGAGCCGATTCTGGTGGGCGCGAACGAATATGCCGTTCGTATTGACGGCTCTATTATTGGGCTGGAAAATCAGGATTGTTGGGTAACGGTAAAGTTCACCGTTAAAAACTTTGTCGATAGTGAGACGCGAGAAGCGTATGACGCACTGACCGAAGCCGAAGTTTACGCGGGTGAACTTGAGCAGAAAGCAAAAGAAGCCGCCGCGAAGAAAGCGGAACGCGAACGCAAGGCCGCCGAAAGTAAGGCGCGCCGCGAAGCACGAAAGGCAAAGAAAGAGGAAAAGGGGGAGTAATTCTCCCTTTTCTTTTATAAACTTTACTTGTCTAATATAGACAAGTTATTTTCTAAAATAGTTCTTGACTTTCTTTTAATATATGATATAATGTATATAAAGGAGTTGAAGCAATGGAAACTATTTATAATTGGCGAGGTAGAAAGGTGCTTTCTAAGGTGCCACTACCCAAAAAGAAAGGGGAATATTTGTATTTTATTTCTTTTCCAGACGAAAGAACGGAAACAAAGAAACTTGTAAAGATTGGCACAACAAATGATATCTTGCGGAGAATGAAAGAACATCAAAAATATTATAATACTACTGTTTTAATTGAATGGATTTCTCCCGCCTATTCTAAATGGACAACACTACGAATAGAAGATAAAATGAAACAATTTTGGATTGAAAAGAATTTGGGGGAGTGGATTAGAAATGACAGATTTTTAATTGATAAAGAGGTTAAAAATATTACTATCACAGTTCGGAAAGATTATACTTTTGAGATTGAGTGATTTTTCACTCAATCTCTTTTTTACTTGTCTAAAATAGACAAGTTTTATTTTCTATTGACAAAAGTAAAATAGTGTGATATAATATAATTAAAGAAAAGGGGGAAATTTAATGTTTATGGTTTATAAAGTTTGTTTTGATAACTCCACCAAAGCAATTATGATTGTAGCAAATGGGAAAGGGGAAGCAAGAGAGAAGGCGCGCAAGCGTTATCATATCACAGACGCGGTTATCTCTACTCTTGGCCCAGCAAAAAGAGAAGGGAAGCGTTGAGCTTCCCTTTATTACTTGTCTAAGTTAGACAAGTAAAAACTTCTTGACTTTTTGTTTTTATATGATATAATAGAATCAACAAAAGAGATAGATAGTCTCTAAAAGAAAGGAAAATTATAATGGATGTTATTTATAGGGCTTTTGATGGAAGAGAATTTGAAGAAGAAGATGATTGCACTTATTATGAAAGAGAAATCACCGCTATTAAATATAAAAAAGATATTATTGGCCTAAGTGATGATTTAGAAGAAATTAACCTGTTTGATGGGACGAATAATTTTTTCCAAAAAAGTTATTTTATTTTTATAAAAACAAATGAAGCGGCTGATTTTATCGAGGAAAATTGTTCTGATTATGACTTTTATGACCCAACTATTAAAAAGGGAACGTATTATTATGACAAAACATGTGACGAATGGCGAACCATGGACGAAAAACTAAATGAACTTTACCGAGATATAGAAGAAATGACGGAAATTAAAAGGAAATTGTATCGTCTAAGTGAAAATGAAAATTAAAGGGCTTGTCGCCCTTTAATAATACTTGTCTATACTAGACAAGTTAAAAAGAGGAAGATTAATCTTCCTCTTTTTCTTTTAGATAGTTGTAAATATCTTTATCTTTAAGAAACAAAACGTCATCTCTATTGATAAAGCCAACATTAATTAAATTTCTTACTGCTGTCAATATATCGCCGGTTTCTTCATCTTCAAAATTATAAAATCTAAAATTAGAGCCTTCTCCGAGTACGCCAAAATAACCACACCCTTCGGGGTCTGTTTCGTGAATAACTAATTTCTTATTACTCATTCTTCTATCTCCTTTCTATTGTATCTACATTATAGCATAGAAAAATAGATATGTCAACAGTTATTTACTTGTCTACCTTAGACAAGTTTTAAAGGAAGATTACTCTTCCTTTTCCAAGTGGTCATAAATTTCTATTTCTTCCATATATAAAACGTCTTTCGGGTCTATAAATCCAATATTGATAAGCGCATTTACTGCTCTTGCTATGTCACCGGTTTCACCTTCGTAACTGTAGCTATTATAAGTTTCTCTTTCTCCAAGGATTCCAAAATACCCTTGCCCACAATAACCAGTTTGATGAATAAAAAGTTTCTTATTAAGTCTTTTTTCTTCCATTTTAATCTTCCTTCCCATAATCAGTATAATCGCTTTCTTCTAAGTCGTCTCCAAAAACATTATAAAAATCTTCACATTCATAATAAGGATTCATTTTATCAAAAGTCATTCCACAAATACACTTTTCCTTTTTTCCATCAATTAAAGTTTCTTCAATGTAATAAGGACAATCCCAACCATTTACTGGACAATGAAAATGTCTCATTTTGTTTTCCCCCTTTCTATAATTATAATACCATACTTTTTCTAAAAAGTCAAGATTTATTTACTTGTCTATTTTAGACAAGTTTTCCCCTTTTGTCAAATGTTTCACTAACTTACTTGTCTACTTGTCAAATATACCACTATTGCGCGAAAATCCTGCAAAAGTCAAATATCCTGTGACTTGAAGGAGCTACATTTTGTCAATAGGAGCTGCTATTGGAGAAGTTTGCCTACAACTTACCCGCTTTGTCAAATACTTGACAAGGAGCTGAATAATAGACTTTATGTATAAGAGCTGCGTTTTAGTCAAATACTTAACTTTTTTACAAAAATATAGTATAATAATTTAAAAAAAACTATTTTTTTCTCTCTATTTCTCTCCCTATCCAAGAGAAACCACTCCAAAGCGAAAAAACACCTATAAAATAACTAAAATCCTACGTTTCTATTGACTTTTTGTCAAGTTTTTAATAAAATCTTACTCTTTTCCTTCCTTTCTATTGACTTTTTTACTATTTTGTGGTATAATTATAATAGAAAATAAGAAAAGAATAGAATAAAATTAAAGAGTTAGGAGTATAAATCTATGAGTGATTTTAAAGTTCCTGCGTCCGAAACTTGTAATGGGTGCGCCCATCTCCGCTTTGGAGAAAAGAGGTGCGGCCTTACCTCTAAGGAGCGGCCCTACCCTTCTGAACTTTCCTACTTCACCAATAGTGAAGGATTCACCGCAGTATTCCCCGCTCCATGGTGCGGCACAAAGTTTAAGAAAATTAAATCTAAACCTAAATCTAGACCTAATACCTAAGGAGACTTATCTATGAATCAGCAAGAGAAGATGGCGCGCGCGAAAGCCCTTACCTACGAACGTCTTAAAGCCGCTTTGGGAGATTTTGAACAAGTAGACGACTATTCTTTTGCTTCTCTAGAGAACGTTGAGGGGGAGGATTGGTGGACGGTAGTCTCTATTGTAGCTAAAAAGAACTACGATATTGATGGAGCACTAGAAGAATTCGAAATTAAAAAAGAAACAAAGCGGAAACGTCAAGAAGAAAAAGAGAAGAAAGAAAAGAAAAAGACTAGCAAAAGCTAGTCTTTTTTTTATATTTTTTTTAGAAAAAAATTAGAAAATTTTTAGAAAAAATTTAGAAAATTCCTGAAATTATCCTGAAATTATCCCAAAAATAGAGATTTTTTTTAGAAAATCCTAAAAATTTATTAAGTCAAATTGTTGACATATATGGGGAGTAGTGCGCACACCTCTAACCCTATCCTCCCCACCTACCCAACCTTCCTCTCTACCTAAAATTTTATCTATCCCCCCGGTGGAGGGTTGAGGAGTCGCGCCCATATTCTAAAAAAAGAAGAAGAAAAAGAAGTAGAGAAAATTCTAAAAAATAATTTTAAAAATAATCTTAAAATTAATTCTAAAACTAATTCTAAATTAAAATTAAGTTAAATCTAAATTAATTCTTAATTCTTTATTCCCAATTCTCTATTTTATTACTACTACTATATTATTACTATATTACTACTATTACATAATAAGTATATTACTACTACTACTATAGTATACATATATTATTACAATACTACTACTACTACTATTATATATTATATATTATATATTATATTACATATTACTACTACTATAACCTATTATTTATTACTATTATATATTATATTATTATTTTATTACTTTTAAATAAATTTATACTACTACATTATACATAGATTATAATACTACTACTATACATATTATATTATACATATATTATTACTATATATTATTACTACTACTATTATATATCATACATATATACTACTACTATAGTCTATTACTACTAATACTATTATAGTCTATTACTATTAAATAATTTATTTACTACTACTATTATAAAATTTATTATACTATTTTATCTATTCTACTTACTACTATTAATATTTCTATTTTAAAATTAATTCTAAACTTTATATTATAATATAATTATAATATAAATTATAATAAAATATAAAAATAACCTCTAGAATTATTTCTAGAGGTTAAATTATAAATATATTTAGAATAAAGTTTAGAATTAATTTTAAATTAACTTCTAATTATAAGTATAAACTTAATGTTGTCGCTCTAAAATTTTCCTTCTCGACTCAAATTTTTGAATTGTTTGCGCGCCTCCATAGAAAGTTAGCATAGAATATCTTTCTTATTTTCTATCTCCTTAATTCTACTATAAGCCAACAAACTCAACCTATCAATAGCAAAGCCAAGTTGCGCGACGACCTCTTCAACGTTATCAGATACAGCAATTCGAGCAATGTTACCCTCTAACATATCAAGTTCATTTCTCTTCTCTTGAGTAGTGAGAGATTTATCTAATAAACGCATATCTACACTCCTGTATAATATAAATCTTCTGGCTTCTTCGGCAACCCCATCCAATGAGTAACGAGACCTTCTCCATGGAAATTAAAATAATACTTATCTATCATAGTGGGAACAAAAGTGGCTACGGTAATGTATCCATCTCCTCGAATAAATCCACCGCGAGTATTCTGAACATAAACAAGAACATTAGAATTTTTCTCTGGTAATTCTTCAGCTATTGGAATCCATTTAAGCTCCAAAGGCTCGCGCTTCTTTTTACATTCTTTACACTTTTCTGCGAATTCAAGCTCTGTTTTAAGATAGTCTAATCGTCTGTCACTCATCATCGCATCATCATCACAACCAACAGAAGCAAGATAAGAAATCGCTCTTTCTTGGAGCTTAATATCTTGCTTTATATCTTCAATAGCTCGCATTACTATTTCTCCTTAGAAATTTTAGTCTAATATTCTTATATACTACAATATTTGTTTCTTTAAATAGAAACATATTCTCAAATATCATTATCTTCTTCCTCTTGATTCATTCCTTAACGATTTCTTTAATCCATGTAGCTGGCAAATACCAAGGTTTTGATAGATATCTCTTTATATCAGCCAAAGAAGCGTCTATGGTGCGGCCAGCTATTGACTTTACAATAAAATCAGCAGATAAATCATATAAGGAAACTTTAAATTCATGTGTTTTAGAATCATACGTTATTTTAATATCTTCTGAGTCTCGCAATATCTCATTTATTTCTTTTATTTTTACGACCATTTTAATTTTCCTTCCTCCCGGCCTCTTCCCGCACGACTTCGACGATATAATTGCCCGGAATATTCCCGGGTTCGCATTGGATAATCGTCGCGCAAATGTCCTCCTGAAGACGATTTACATTGCGGTTTATATACTTCGTATCCCAAATTTCGATTACGCTATCTTCTCTGGATTTAACCATGATGTAATCCCTCCACTACTTCTTCCTCCGGCTTCCCTCGCAGAAAGGGCACGGTTTCAAGTCAGTCATTGTCTGCTCCTTTCAGCGGTCTACCGCAATTCTCACAAAACGGAGGGAGAACACCGCCGTCAAGAGTGTCACAGTATTTGTCATATCTGCAATACGGGCAAATCCACTCATCGTTGCTATACTTTTGCCACGCCATTATCGGTTTGCTCCGTTCATCACGCTCTTGGAGTGCGGAGATAGCAATATCACACGCTTCCTTTGCTTCGGTCCCCACCATCATCTTCAAGCCCGTGAATATGGCAATCGCTTTTTGGTCAGTCATTGTCATTCCCTCCGTCCATCTTGGCGCCGCAATTGGGGCAGTAATTATCAATAATTCTCACATGGCGGCAATGAGAGCAAGTACCCATCTCATGCCCGTTTTCTTCATGGAGTTCTATCCACTGCCCATGAACTACCGGTACGGCATCAACAACGGACATACCGGCCAAAATACTCTCTAAAATATATACATCTACTATTCCCTCTTGAAATTCCACATTATGTTCTGCTACTTCTAGTAACGCCTTTCGGCTTATCAAGTCATTCATTACTATTCTCCTCTCTGAATTTAAAGTCTGTAATTGTTGAACCAACAGAGTAAGTAAAAGAAATATCTGTAATGATATCTGGCTCATCCTCATTATCTCCCCAAGGAAGATATCCAACAAACCAATTGTAATCTTCTTCAGAAAGCCAATAGACATCTTCATGACTATTCCCCCAATTAGACACTTGAGGATTAGAGGTATAAATTTCTTTCCATTTCTTTGTTATTGAAAGAAGGCGATTAACATCTTTTTTAGAATAATTTGTCAAATCAGTTGTTTCTACTTTTTTATACAAGAGAGTATAGTCAGAATCCATCCATTCGGCAGCTATTTTCACTATAATACGCGGCTCTTGATGACGATAAACAAATTCTCCATATTCATTAAAAACTTCCATAATATCTTTAATCATGTTAAACTCCTTCTCTTTTACTTTCTATAATAATTATACCATACTATTATACTTTTGTCAATAGAAAAAAGAGTGAGACTTATTTAGTCCCACTCCATAACTAACCAATATCCACACTTTTTAAAATAAAGTCTCAATCCATATTCACCATAAACTTCATATATATCTAACGCTTCTTCCTCAAAATTGAATCCAGCAACTTCAATAGGCTCGCCATCCTCAGAAACCCCAATCTTTGGGTAATAATCAATACCACTCACCATTGCGGGAAGAATATAAGTCCTGACACCGTTTTTTCGCAACCTTCTACTTACTTCAGTTAAGAGTTTTCTAGCTTCAGCATCAGATTTAATAAGTCCACTAATAGTGTTTACATTATACGGACGTATTTCCAAATGAGTTCCATACAATCCTTGCTTTTTTGCTTTTGATATACTATCAAAACAGGCCTTAGTGAACTGAGTCCTTTTCATCCGATACAACATCAATATCTTCCTCCAAAATCTTAAACCCATCTTCTGGATTTTTATAGTCTGCGGCCAGCCATACTTCAAATTGATAATTGCCAATTTGCCCTATTGCGTTTGGTTGCCCATCCAATAGAGCGTAATTATCTGGACAATCATATAAAGGGATTTCTTTTTTTGTTCTTATGTCAACTAATCTCTCCATTCTACTCTCCTAAAAAGAAAAGGGCTAGTTGCCCAGCCCTTTAATCTATTTATGCTTCGGGAGTTTTCTCGGCTGCCTTAGCTGCCTTTTCCTTGGCCTTGCGCTCTTTCTCTTCTGCCTTTAGACGAGCCTTCTCTGCGCGCTCTGCCGCATCTGCCATCTTCTGAGCATAAACTTCTCGCTCATGGTCAAGGTCAAACTTCGCAGGGTCGCAAATAGAAATCTTTACCTTGGAATACTGACCCTCACCCAAATGAACCAGCATACCATCAGAAATAGTCTCTGTCGTATATCCCTTAGATTGAAACGCCTCACTCGCGGCGCCATACAACTCTGCGCGATACTTAGCCTGCTCTGCTACTTTCATTTTCTCTGCCATTTTAATTTACCTCTTTCTTAAATATTATTTATATTATTTATTTTAAACGGCTTTACCGTTTTTACAATCTTTACCTAGAACTAAATTTGCTAGATTCCCACAAAAAAACTGAAACTCTTTATCAGAAATTATTTCATCACCATTTCCTTTGTTAAAGAAGAGGCGCTTTTGAGGTAGAATTAACTTTCCGTTTTTAGTATATTCAACCATTATAACTCTTGGGAATCTTGTAATTGAGAATTCGTTAGCTGGAGTTATTACAGTCGTTTGATAAAAATTCCTTTTCATATATGCTAATCCTCAGTTACCAAATATAATCGTCCTCAATTTTATCAATTACACTCTCTTCATCACTGGGGAAAACAATTACTTCTTCTCGATGCGAAATCTGCTTTAGTTTTTCAATACTCAAAAGGTCCTCACCGTAAACGTTGGTAATTTTAGTTGCTGCGTCAGCATAAGAATCAGCAACAATCAATCCAATTTCTATCTTCTCATCATCGTCAAAATAAAAAAGAACTTTATAACGAAAAACCATTTATTCATTCTCCCTTCCTTAACTCTCTATAAATATTATATCATACATATTCGTTTTTGTCAATTTTTTCTTCAATCAATCCATCTGCTTTAAGATTTTTAACAACCTCTTTTTGAACTCTTGTTTCAAAATCTGTAAAGAGAATAAGGAAAATTAAACACAAATTTAAAACTGGAATAAACGAATAGATTAATAGTTTTAGAATGGAAAGATATGGAACCGAAATCAAATTATAACTTTTTTTAATGATATATTTCTTATTCATATCATTTAAAATAGAAAAACAAAGGAAAATGACGCATATTACGCATAAAATAAAAGGTATCAAAAGGAACCATTTCATTATTCTTCTTTTTCCTCCTCCTCTCCAATAGCCTCCCACAAATCTGTGAGAGTCCTCAAACAACGGTCAACATCATTTTTAGGACCACCAACAGTATCAAACTTACTAATTTCATACTCGAAATCAGGTTCTTTATTTTTCTTTCCATATCTCCAACCACGAACAAAAAGATACGCTCGTGCGCCGTCATAGGAAACTTCGATAGTGGGTTTATATCCAGTTGAAAGCCTATTGGTGGGGTCTGGATTAAGCTTCAAAGCAAGCTCCATAATTTTGAGATATTTTTCATCTAATTTATTCATCATTTTCTTCCTTCCCTCATTTTCTATTATAATTATATCATAATCTTCTTCTAAAGTCAATGAATTTTAATCTTGAGTTTTTCTTTTTTCATAGACTAAAAAAATACAGTCTGATGCACCTGTCGCTTGATACTGAATGGAAATTAAATCCATATGTGAAATTTTTTCTTCTCTCAAAAATTCATTAACAACTTTATCTATTTCACCTTTGTTATTTGTAAAATATTTTGTTACTACCATTATTTCACACTCTCCATCCTTTTAATAGCTTCTTCAATAGTAATAGGAATATAATTCAAAACCTCACAACTGACGTTTAGCCGTTGACGAGTTGGAATCAAATAGTCAGTAGCATTGTGAACATGGCCATGGATATTTTTAAATGGACCAAGATTAGAACTAAATTCAATAGGACAATGCGAAAGGATATATTTTTCTTGAACGATAATTGATTTATCGTAAACTCTATCAAAACCACAGTCAAGATACCATTTCACCGGATGATTATCATGGTTGCCAAGAATCAATCGAATTCTCCCATTGAGGGCGCGCACCCATCCACTAATTTGTTCTTTATTCCCAAAGCCAAAATCTCCAAGGTGATAACAAATATCATCATTCCTTACTACGCTATTCCAACTATTGATAATCCCTTTATTCATTTCATAAACATCTTTAAAGGGTCTATCACAATATCTAATCACATTAGAATGATTGTAATGCGTATCGCTAATCAGAAAAATCCGACCCATAGCCATCCTCCATTTCATAATCACTATCTTCATCATACTTATAACTATCATCATAGCCAGAATAGTCAAAAATAGTCAATTTCCCATCTCTACTAATATAAAAATTATTATTATTTAAATCATTAATCTTTTCATCTGTCAAAAAGGAAATAAAATCACACCGTTCATTTACATCCATTTTTAAAACTAAAAATTGAGCTAATTTTGACCCCTTGATAATTTTTGAAAAACTACCATCGACTAATTCAACCTTGTAATCTTCTAAACGTTTTGCCTCTTTTAAAATATCTTTTACTTTATTATAAGAATATTCTCGCTCCCAAAGCCAACTACCTTTTGAAAAATCAACTTTCTTTTGAAAATATGCTACTATTTCTTTATCCCAGTAGTTAAAAGATATAATTGGTTCTACTTTAGCAAAATAGTGATTGAAACCATAGGCTTCAGATGCTATATACACATTAAGTTCTCTTTCTCCTGTGACCTTTGGAATTTTAACAACAAAGTCTAATTTATCGAAAACGAGAACATTTTTATCTGCTCCGCCCATAAGTTCAACAGGAATTTTTGCTTCTTTTTTAAAAAAATCACATAACTTATCAGAAATTTCATCTATATAAGAATCAAAAGTAGATTGAGATATTTCAGTCATACCATCAAGAAAATCAGAATAATCTTCAATATCTTGCTTTAAAACAGTTTTCACCTTATTAGCGATAAAACTCTTTATACTCACGCTGAATTACCTCTTTTCTTATTCTCTATAATAATTATACCACAATATCGCTTATTTGTCAATATAAAAAAGACCCAGATATAACTGGGTCTTTAACTTAATCTTCTATCATTTCAACAAAGCGAAGGGATTTAAGCCGATTGTATTCTTTTGCTTCATATTTATTCATTTTCTTTAAATCAGCAGAAGAACTAGATTCTAGTCTAGCCCTCGTATATGGTTTAGATTGTGGCATAATATTTTCTTGATTTGGGAGCTTTTTAAATACCTTAGTTCTAGTTACTCCTTTACAAGTTTTCTTATTTTCCTCCATCAAAACCCAAAAATCAGCTTCACTACCTTTTAAATGGACGACCTGTCCAAGACCCATTTGTTTAATTCCTCCTCATTATTGAAAAATAGTTCTTTATATTCCTCTTCTGTTCTAGAGTAAATAAGTGCTTTAGAAAAAACTTCATTATTAAATTTAATTTTATCTAAATCAAGAGGGACGTTCTCATTCATAAAAATATTGAGGACCTTCCTATAACAAGTTATGTTTGGAGAGAAACGTGGCGCGCCAAAGATAAACATATCGTCTCCATTAAGATATTTGCCTATCGCCGCGGCCACTCCAGCAGAGCGAGATACACCAGCTTCACAGTGGACAATAATCTGTGTAACAAAGTCTTTCATTTCGTTTACTGCTTCGCAAATCTTTTTAGCATCTTCATCAGTTATACAGGAGTAATATCTGTCATTCTCTTCAACATCGTCAAAATTAAGGAAAACTATCCCTTTTATATTCTCATTTTTAATTGAGACCCTTGCCTTATCTGGGTCTTTAAAATCTCTAATTGAAATGATTAAAGTAGGTTCTTTTATATTAAAGACTTCTATTTCAGCCTTTTCTCTTGACAGAACTTTTATTTTCATTTTATCACCACATTTGGATAAAGTTATATAATTTATTTAAAAAAGAGGTAAGTCACTTGTGATACCTTCAAAGTCTTCCGAAGGGCGAGGCTCGGTTGCTAAACAAGTATATGTTTTTTCTCCATGAAATTCTGTTGTTCCGTTATCTTGAATAAGAGAAAAGATAATTCCTTTAGCTTCCAGTTCTTTGGCTACATTAAAGAGTTCTTCTTCACTCTCGACATAGACACAAATTTTAGTAAAAGAATTATTAAACCAATCCTCAAGCCAAGTTTTGTATGTCTCGTCTTCACTATCATAAACCCAGTGACCGTTCGGATTAACATAAAGCTCTACAAACCCGTGTTGCGCGCGCCCCATCGTTTTCATTATTACAGAAACGCATGCGTGGCTAGCTTGAGCCGCGATTTTACCTTTTCTCATATTGAGGTCTTTACGCATCACTATAATCTGCTTGGTCATTATTTTCAGACTCCTTGTGTCTCATATCCCAAAGATAATCTACGATTTCCTCATATTCATCCTCTGTTACGCTCTCAAGAATTATTTTATCCTTGTTAAAAGATGGATAACCAACTCCTCTTAGGAAATGATTAATGAATCTTTCCATTTCATCAATTTCATCATTACCTAGGTCTGGATAAAGTGTGGTTTCTTTGTCGAGAGAAGTAGTATTCCCATATTCGTCTGTATATCGCATTTCAATTCTAATCATAGCTTTTCCTCACTTTCTAAAACTATTATAACATAAAATCTTTCATAAGTCAATAGAAAGAAGGGGAGAGAATATCTCTCCCTGATTCTTACTTTTCTGTGGGTTTTAGAAAATTATCTCCCATCAACATCATCATCAATGCCATATCCTTCATATCCCCTTTTGAATCACTCATCATCAGAAAAGGAAGAATAGAATTCATATTAGCCATTCCACCATTCATCATCATAAGCATAGGCAACATATCATTACTATCTTCGCCCTCAGAAAGCATCATAAGTAGCAACATATTACCAAAAGGATTATCAGGCGTCGCGCCACCCATTATAGAAGCAAAAGGATTCACAATCTTAGTATAAAAATTGAATCCAAAGATATTCTTTACAGGGAAAATAGTAATTTCAGAAGCGTTTGCTACATCTACCACAAGCAAAGTCCCATCGTCATTAATCCTTTCTACAATCACAGGCTTCTTTTGATGTATAACCATATCGCCCTCTGTAATATCCTTAATGGCAACAGGCATTTTATAGAGGGGAATATCCTTAAACACAAGACCAGTTACATCAACAATGTCACCATCGTAAGTTTTATAAGATTCTTGCGCAGTTCCAATATTAGTCCCAACTGCCATGCCTTTAATAGAATAAGCAATAGTATTGTCTTTTACTTTACCAAACTCAAAGTTCATATTTTTAAACATAGAATTAACATTCATATTCTTTTCCTCTTCTTTCGTATATTTTTTCATGTGGTTGTAAACTATTTTATCAATATTTTCACAAGTTAAGGAATTACATGTTGCTACATTTACTCCACCTGCTATTGAATTGAGTTCCAAATAATTAGAATAGATAGGAGTAAAATAAGAACTTACATCTATATCACAACAATTTAACAATGTATCTGGTTCCTTCATTTTTAAAATCTCAATTTCCGCTATCCCGCAAGGAGTATTCATTTCTGCCTCTTGACCATCGACAAGACGAATTACTTTTGCTGAACTTGAATATGGAACCATTTTATCTTTTCGTTTAAAACTAATAAGAATCGAACCATTTTTTAAAATTTTATCTGTCTTATAAATATATTCTTTGTCGGAACTAAAAGCTTCAGTAGAATCCTTTTTTAAAAATTTCACAGCGTAATAAAACATCTTAATTCATCACTTCCCTCCATCTTTTATTCAAAATATCACATAAATTTTGACAATCTTTTTTATCCTTAAAAGTCATCGTAACATATTTCTGACTTTGCCCACCAAGAACCGCATTATATCTATCCCTAGCAAAACGAAGAAAAGATGGGAAAGAAAGTCCCATGATTCTAGCTGGAACTACATTATAAGAACTTTCTGTCCAGCCAATAGAAGCATATACTTCATCTGAATAACGAATCATATATGTTCCGTTATTATAAAAATCACATGGATAGAATGGCTTTGCCATTTAAATCTCCTTTCTCAATTCTTTCATCTCATAAAGTTCGTCAGGGCTTAAACAAATCCATTTTCCTCGCTCTTCGAGCGGCGGAATATAGACACAACTCGCGTCTGGGATAGGTTCATTAAATGGAATTTTTTCTTTCTTTTCAATAGGTTCAGTGGGCTTCGTTTGTTCAATGTATTTCTTGACGGTTGTTGGCGAAACTCCTACTTTCTTTGCCACCCCAGAATAGGTTCCGATTACTTGGTATTCTTTTACAATCTCTTGAATTTTTTCTTCTGTAAGTCTCACCATATACGCAATCCTTTCTTAACTTTCTATATATATTATACCACAGACTTTCACTTTTGTCAATATTCAAGCCAACGATTATCTATTACATAAAATATTACAACCAAACCACTAGTTAAGAGTATCCAGAAAAACAAAAAAATCACAAGAATGAAATTTGTATCCTCAATAAGAATGCCTTTTAATTCTTCTGGAGTTGTATCTAAATAAAGTGTAACAATTTTATTTTGAATTTCATTATTACTTAAATTTACAAATGCTGAACCCCGCATTTCGGTAGGTACAATGACAAAATAATATCTATCATCAGAATCTTCATAAGCGTATTCTCCGCGAATTTTATAATAATTTTCTTTCAAATAATTTGTTCCAATATCCGATAATGAAGCTGAATTATAGGAATAACCATTAAATTTATCAATAGGATAAACATCCCCATTGAAAATAATTTCTTTAGATTCTAGTTCTTCTGACCAAACTCTATCCCAAGTATAGTAAGTCTCTGTTTTTGTAGTTACTTTTCCTTTTGAATCAGTTGAAGAAACAGTCCGAGTATGACGAGTATAATGTTCCTTTACTTTCTCAATATATAAATATTCTCCACTAAGCTCTGGAATTGACTGCGGCTCAACGGCTTTTAATTCAAAGATAGTAAAAGTATTACCGATACCCGTCTTTTTAACATAATTATATAATTCAATAGAATTGGTGACTGGCGCTTTCCTGTATTTTTCATTTTTTTCTAATATACTATTGTGAATATTACTATGGATAAAAAAGCCAAAGGCGACCATCAAAAAGACAATCGCCAGGCTAGTTATCAATTCTCTTAATGTAATCTCAAACTCACCATCATAGAGAACTATTTTTTTCATTTTACTCTCCAAACATGTTTTCAATTACTTCTAATTCTTCTGAATCAAAAGTAAGATAATCTACTTCAATAGGCTCATAACCCTGTATTGAAAGAATTTGCTTATGAGGAAAGACTTTGATATATTTTTTATACTCTTTCACTTGTTGATTATAATTATCTCGATATGAAGCAATCAAATTCTCACAACTTGAAATTTCCTTCATCAAATCACTATAAAGAGTATCCGACTTAATTTCTGGATAATTTTCTACTACAACATTAAGACTTTTTAGCGCGCCAGATACGTCTCCCTCTTGAAGCTTCGCGCGAGCGTCAGTGACAGAATTTACAATATCTTGTTCGTGTGAAGTAAAATTTTCTACCACTTGAACAAGTTGTTTTATACTATCATTCCTATGTTTTTGCTGAATTTCAATCCCGGAATAGGATTCACTAATTTGCTCTTCCATTCTAGTCGCAGTATTTCCTACCGAAACTTGGTATCCGAAAAACAAAATTAGAAAAGAAAAGACGACGATTCCAATAATTCCAATTATTTTCCAGTCAAAATGTTTCATTTCATAAGCTCCTTTGTGAATTTCTTTTTTAGAATCTTAATCATTACATCATCCAAGAGAGAGGAAACCTCGTTATTAATCGTTGGATTTTTACGTTCTAAGAAATAGTTGTCTTTGATTTTCTCTGCTCTTTTTACTGCTTCATCAGCAATATTGCGTGCCTCATCAAGCGTATGAATACCTTTCTTAACTTCAAGAATATAATCCCTATTTCTCGGAATCATACACTCTTCATAAGGCCTACCTTCTACAAACTGTTCAAGAAAATCTAATCCTCGTAAAATGTGATGTAGCTGTTTTGGGTCGTATCCAAATTTTTCAATTTTATCCAACAGACTTGGATACGGATGCTCAAGTGCTTTATATTTCTGATAAATCATACCTACTTGACAATTAATTGCCGCAAAATCATTATATCTCGCAATGGCTTCGCGCGCCTCAAGAACCGGTTTGAAAAGTTCCTCATACTCTGGATTCAAAAATTTATATTTGGTAAATAGAATCTCAATGAAATTCATATTTTGTTTCTTAAAAATAGGTAGCATAATACGGATATCTTTTAAATCAAGATGTTCATTATTTTCTAAAACATGGGTATGCGAAATAGGATTCTTCGCCTTACAAAAATCCTCAAAAGAGGGTAGCACGATGGCTTTTGTATCTACGTCAGAACCATCGTATCCCAAATTATAGTTCCATGAACCTTGGAGAAATACACCAACTATATCATACCCAAGTTCTCTAGTTTTTCCATAATGTTGAATTACCCTTTTGAATACTTCTTCTTTTGAATTATAAGACATTCTATCTCCCCATTCTATTACCACATAGGCTCATGTTTTTCTCTAACTGCCGAAGCAATAATTCTCGCACAAACAGTCTCTGAGACTTCTTCATCGTCTTCATCTTTATCGTCCCTGTAATCCCCATATCCAAAACGATTGAGAACTACCTTTCCCTCTTTAAACAAAGCCTCATACTGCGCCCTAAGCATATATTTCATGGTTTGACCTCTAGCAGATTCTTTTACAACGAGTCCAGTATCTACCATTTTCTTTAGCTCTTGAGTAATCTTTTGAGAAGTAATTCCATTCAAAACAAAAGAGTATGGTTCTGTAGTTTGCATTGTCTTAATATCAATACCCTTGTTAATAGCTAGTTCATCCAGAGCACCAATGATATTAAAACGAATCTCACTACTTTTTTCTGCGGTATATTTAGATTTGTTATAGCGGGGCATAGATATTCTTCCTTTCTCATTTACTATAATAATTATACCATACAATTCAGCTTTTGTCAATCTGTTTTATTTCATCTTCAAATAAATATCCGCATCCTTCAACAGAAGAAATATATGCCAGCATATCTTTGTACTTTTCTTGCTTGAACCAATTGCTCAAAATATAGGTGTATGTTATATTCTCAGCCCCGATTGCATGGCCAATTTTAGAAAATTCCCAAATTTTAAATCCGCAGGTTTGTGGCTTTTCATCAGCGGACCCTTCGGTCTTTTGAAATTTTTTCTCATAAATATCAAAATGCTTTGTTTCCTCATTATAATATGCTTCATCTGGAAGTAATTTTCTAGAAATAATTTTATTCCATTCTATACCTTTATTTTTTAAAAACTTATACAGATTATTTTTAGATAAGTTAATCCCTTCCTTATTTAAAATTACTTTTTTTTCAAAATTTAATCCCGTTGAAGTATCTCTTGTTGCGTTCATAATTATTTCCTTTCTAAACAAAAATAAGGTAAGAATTACTTCTTACCTCATATCTTAAACGGGAATAACCCATAATTTAATTGGTTCAGGTAGAAGGAATCGAACCTTCCTAATGATAGCTTATGAGACTACCCAGTGCGCCAGCTCTAGTTTACCTGTTCATTTGGTCGGTCAAAAGAGAATTGAACTCTTCTTCCTAGGCTTATGAAACCTTGGCGTGTTCACCAGCACTTGACCGATAGAGACTTTCTCGTAGTCTCTGATAGAAATGTATACCTTTCTATTTTACGTCCGTTTTTTGGCCAGGAAACGAAAAAAAGACTGGAGTATCTCGAATAGTGCAGGATACCAGAGACGCTATTCCTTGAGCGAGGAGAAGATTTACCTACCTATGCAATCTTCCGAAGCGTAGCCAAAGCCGGTCGAGCGAGAGTTTCTATGTCTACTACCCTCTAAGATGATAGATACTTTTATCTATAAGCCACAATCTATAAGGTGATTGACCTACCTAAACGTCTTTAGGATTTTGTAGTGTTCTCTTTATTTAGGACTGAGTTTCACACCACATAGAGGTCCGGGTGGAGCACCAAGAGGGAGTTGAACCCTCGCCCGAAGATTGGAAATCTTCTATTCTAGCCGTTAAACTACTGGTGCATATAAAGAGAGTTACTTTGCTTCTTATAACGCCTTTCCACTAAGCCACATATCAACTCTAAGTCTAACCTTTTCCTTTCGGTTCACATTAGGTATCTACGTTCCATAATGCTGGGGTCAGATTCAAGTGCCGGTGGTAGTTTACTCTCAAATCCATGTAAGGCAAATTGTAACTTTAAGGTCAGTCAACCGCACATAGAACTATTCCATTTGCTCAGGTGGCGGTTCATAGGGGAGTTGAACCCCTCTCTTCTGAGAGACAGTCAGATATCCTACGCCGATAGACGAATGAACCATAATGGCAACTTTTTAGAGAAGTTGCCAAAACTCGTGCTTTAATACATTGGACATATCCTCCTAATCAATTAGTGAAAAACTAACTAACCCATCGGACTAATCCTCCTTATAAAATCAAGACACACAAAAGTAAAGTAAAAGGGAAATATAATAATATATCTTTTATAATTTTCAATACTTGCTGTATGTGCCTTTTATCAGCCTTAATAACTGAATTAAAAATTAAATAGACCTTCGTCTTACATCCACTATCGCATCAATTTTCAAGCACCGAGAAGATAGGTCTGAGCATAGAAACCGTCGTCTCTATACTTCCTACCCTAGACACGGGCACTAAGCCGTTATATGGAATTATACCACACATCACAAACTCGTAGAAGATTGGTTACTTCTAACTTTCACCCGACATTCAGAAAATTTCTTCTTTCATTATGTCCAATAAATAATATTAAAGATATTAGTAATATTCGTCTTTGGGCTACTCGACCAAGCTACTCAAGTTATACACAGATTTCTCCGCTTCACGACGAACGAGATTATTTTGGAATACATTATTTACTCTATTGGTTCCACCCAACAAGTTTAATGCTTATTCTCCACAGGAGCGTCTATTACTCTCGCCTTGAGTTCTTGCTTTTTTGATTACGATAGCTCTCTGCACCACTTCTTAATTTTGAGGTTTCCTCTTATTGGCATATTTCTCGCGAAATTTCCAACGATTAAAAGAGAAAGTATCCTTATCTCTTTCACCGCATTATACGAAGTGTCTCGGAGAGTTATCAACTCTTTTATAACCGAGGTAATTTAATTTTTAATTCAATTATCAAGGTTCTTTTTGACTTTCTGTAAATATTATATCATAATATTCTTTAAAAGTCAATTATTTGTAATCGTTAGTCACCAAAGGTGTGCAGAATTAACCACGTGCAGGTCGATTACTTTAACTCCTAGAGAAGCACCAGACGACTTCTCCCGCTCACTCTCGGCTTGAGCTTTGCCTAGGATTCTGGAAGCCAAGTTTCCATTTAAGGCAAAGGGAAACTCATAATGAACCTTCGTCTTACCGCGGAGACGAAAACTGACTTGTTAGCGTTATCCAGCGCGCACCGCGTGGAGGTAAGTCAAAGCGCGCCTAACGAGGAAACCGTTTCAACCTCGTTACCAACTAACTCTTGGTTTTTTTAGCTAACGGTCTAGAAGGGTTTTGCTTTTGGTAAGCCCTACCCATAAAGCTAACCTGGCTAATTGCCGCAGGAGGCACCATTTAAACTCCTATAAGAAGTAAACATCACAGAGAGCAGGCTCTTTAACCGATTTACTTTACTTCTATTGTCTGCTAATGGTTTTTAGAACTAATTAGTTACATCTTCGGAAAAGAATTCTCTGACTGTGCTGTTAAGCCGCAGTTTCCAAAAAACTTTTCTCTCAGATAGTGGCTGGAACGGTGAGACTTGAACTCACAGCCTATCGGTTAACAGCCGATTGCTCCACCATTGAGCTACGCTCCAAAGATAAGAAAATAAATCATATTTTATATTCTATAAATATTATACCATAAGTTTTTTCTTATGTCAAATATTTGGTGGGCTAGGAAGGAATCGAACCTTCTTGATACGCAATGATACATGATTTACAGTCATGCCACCCTCCATAGATGTCTACTAACCCATAGAATGGTAGGTTCGAGGGGATTTGAACCCCTATCTCCTTGATTAAGAGTCAAGTGTATTTCCATTATACTACAAACCTATATGGCAAGGGCGATACTATTTACCTTTTGAATTTCGAACTTCTCCAGGGAACATATCTTTGATTATCGAGTAATATGCATCTTCCTCGACCCTCTGGTGGGACGCATGGGACTTGAACCCACATAACCTTCATTAAAAGTGAAGTGTATTACCAATTATACTAACGCCCCATAGAAAGGGAATTACTTCCCTTTGAAATAAATTGTATAACCGCAGTGATTAGAAAGATAGTCTGCGGCGGAAAGAGTAGAAAGACCTTTCACATCACTAACTACCAACACTTTTGATGTTTTGCCCGCTGTATCAACATTAGCAGTAGAAATCAAATAAGACATTGCGGAAGAAGAACTAGAAAATTTCATAAACATTTTCCTTTCTTAATTTACTATAATAATTATATCATAGTATTTTATTTTTGTCAAATAAAATGGAGGCGGAAGTGAGATTCGAACTCACAACCTGAACTTTACAAGGGTCCTGCTCTAGCCGTTGGAGCTATTCCGCCATATGGTAGAGACGGAGCGAATTGAACGCTCATTAACTGCGTATCAGACAGCCTTCCTACCATTGGAATACGTCTCTATGAAACGGTTTCCTCTACAACCGTAAACTCATCTCGCCATTATTTTACTTCGGTAGAGAGTCCGAAGTCATATATGAATGGCACTCTCAACGAGATTCGAACTCGTATCTCCACACTGAGAATGTGGCCACCTAAGCCATTAGTAAGATGAGAGCATAAATGGTGATGCGGGTGGGATTTGAACCCAACAATCTTCACTGTGAAAGAGTGATGACTTCGCCAATTCGTCTACCGCACCATAGAAGTTAAGAAATTTCTTTCTTAACTTTTCTGTATATTTATTATACCATAACTTTTAAAGAAAGTCAAATTTTTCACTCGTAATTCCCAGGATATTCGTCAAAATCTTCCTCAAGAGCATCGTGATAAGAATATTCAAATTCATCGCTCTGACTGTTTTCAACCCAACCATCATAATAATTATTCATTTGAACTCCTCCTTAACTTTCTATAATAATTATAACACATTATAGCTCTTTTGTCAATAAATAGGATTTATCCTTCTTCGCAATCTTCCAAACTATCAGCTTCTTCAATCCAATAGTCAATCCAAGATTCAACTTCTTCTTTATAAACCTCTTCTATTTCAGCTTCTGACGCTCCGCTTTCTAGTCCATAGTCATCTAGATTCTCTCGAATATCATCACGAGATATAATTCCATGACTACTTTCATAAGACTCGTATTCAGCAACAGCTAATTCATAAGCGTCTACTTCTGCCTCATGGACAGAATCATATTCTTCTGTCTTATAATAGGTTGCTCCTCCAAAGCCACCGGCAAGTCCAGCATAAATTTTAAAAAACACTATTAGTCTCCTCTTCCTGCTCTAGAAGTTTCTTAATCAAATGACTCTCAAAATTTTCAAGTTTTTTCAGTCTAGGAGTCAAACTATCCAAAAAAGCACCAATGCTTTTTGCCATATCTCTACGATATTTATAAAGGCACTTTTCGCGCGCAACCTTCATTCCGACTTCTTCATCCCATAAATCATTTTCGTGGCATACCGCTTTGCCACGATAAGTCCTATTCATTAGAGGAACGTTACTTTCATAAACAAAAAAGGTATTTTTCAACTTTGTCCGAACTACCTTCATTGCGTCAAAACGGCAATCCTCATATACGGCTGTAATTGTTTTCTTTTCTTCATCTATATAATATCTAATAAAGGAATCAATAGGGCCGCAATAATTCGCTACTACTGGACTAGAGAATACATCCTTTTCTTCATCTTTAGTATTATCTTCAATCATGTTATCCGCCAACCAATCTTTATATTCATTACTCATAAATTTATTCCTCTCTTTATTTTCTATAATTATTATATCATAATAATTTACTATTGTCAATTAAAATACAAATTATTTCTTCGCGTTGAACTTTATAATTTCTTCTTTGATTGGTTCTCCAACATAATTTGTTAAATCACACGCAACTTTTACTGCTTCTTTTGGCGAGTGGCCTAAATATAGAGCGGCGGTTGCCATTTGATAGCCAGAACCAATTGAGGTATAATCTTTTATTTCAAGAATTGAAAAGCCGTAGACTTCAAAAATTTTATCCTTGTAGACAATAATAAAATTGCTATCTAAACAGTTCCCTCCTGCGTAATCCTCTCGCCATTTTGAAAAATCAGTGATAAAGTTCATAATAGTTTTTTCACAACTAACTGGTTCAAGAGAGTGGGTTTCAAAATAAATCCATAGCAGTCCGCAAGTTTCTGCTGTTCCTGTAACTCCAACTATCAAATCAGAATTTATTTTCCTCATTTTTACATCAGTAAATTTCCTATTGGTCCCACCATAGGTAATTTGAGAATCCGCGGCAACCACTATCTTATTATCGTACTTTTTAACTGCTACGACGCTCATTCGTCATCCTCCAAACGGTCTTTATAAAACTCTGAAAGAGAATACGCATATCCTTCCCAATTGTCTACTCCCCCACATTCGAGAGCAGTAAGTTTTCTATTTGAATCTACTAGCATATCGTAGGTTTCTTTTGAAATAGTAATTGTCTCTGGCAAAGTTTCATCAATAAAAATAAGCTCTTGGGCATAAGGTAATTTTCTTGCAAAAGAAATGAAGTTTTCCAATTCGGGATTATCTCGTCCACTCCATTCATTAAGTTTATGGAATCTCCGTTGTCCTTTTGAACACATCGAAAAAAGATTCTCATAAGTCATTGTAATCGTTCTCTTTTGATTATAAGAACTAGGAAGAAGTTGAATTATCTGCCACCAATCAGTTTTATTTTTGGTTTTAAGATATGTTTCTCGACATGCATTAAGACAGTCAATAACTGACTTCATTGTCATATAAGGTTGATATGGCTCATTATCTTCATTAAACCGAGCAATCGTTTCAAGATGGTCAACTGAGAAATCAGAAATATCAAACTTTTTTGCGGTAATTTTATGCATCGTCGAACAAGAGTTTGCGACAGTCCCTACTTTATAGGTGTCGAACTCCTTCCACCAATATAAAGGAGCAGTTATATCAACAGAAACAAAAATCTGTCTCATAAATTTTCTATGTTCTGACCCAGCCTTAATGAGATTTTGCATCAGTCCCATATCTTTTGGACCAATAAACGCTACATCTGCAACGTCACCATTTCTACGCAAAATGCCATTCCTAATTAGCCATTCACTTTTTTCATCGACATAATTATTAATTGCACCTTCGTCATATTCTCCATTTTTGATATCATTGCTATTAAATTTATTTTGTGCCCAAAGTTCGGCAACTTCATAATTGTCTTCGCAGCATTCCAAATAAACTAATCCAAAAATACTATCGCTTTTATCCCAGCTATTTTTAGGATTCCTCATTCCTCTAATTGCACCTTCAAAATTAAAAACCTCAGCATTTTCAAATCGCATAAAATTTATCCCCCAAACTATCTTTACTTATCGCAAAACCTTCAAGAGAATAGCCGAATCCACCTAATAAACCTTTTAGAAATATTTCTCCATCATCAATTAAAACTTTTACTTTGGAATCCATACCATTGCAATTGGTAAAAATCAAAGGCTTTGGAATTTTATATCCTTCTATGTTGGCTTTTTCTATTATACGTCTCCTTTGTTGTTCTCCAGTGCATAAAATAGGAATTTGGGTTTTTTCTGAAATTTTAAGTATTTTAGTTGTTTTCCCACATCCGCGGGCACCAATAATTTTAATCATCAAATTCCTCCAAAAATTCTTGAATTTTATTTAAGTCTAATTCAAAATTTATTCCAAACTTTTTAGTATAACAATCTTCACATGGAGTATTTTCTCTAGCTTCACAAATATTGAAATCTAAACAATCTCCTTTCATTTCTGGATAATACTGTTTATCGGTTTCTGAATAAGCACCTTTCCATTTTGTATACTTATCACATGGACATGGGAGGCAATTCTTACATAGGCCGCAAGTATTAATATCCATATCATGGACAACTAATTTAGTAATTAGTTTTTTATAAGATTCTTCTTTATTCATTATATACCTCTTAAAAATCAAGTTTTTCAATGCTTATCGTATGGAAGCTTATTGATGCATTTTTTGTATCATAAGAATCATAAGAGTTTTCAAATTCAAGTTCAATATCATCTATTTCTTCTATAATCAACGCAAGCTCTCGCTCATTATTTTCTGAGTCCTTAAAATAAAAAACTGCTTTAATTGGTTTACCAAAGTTAGGCATAAAATCACCACCATACATTTACTTTATATTTATATTATATCATATAATTCCATTTTAGTCAAACAAAAAAGAGCGGATATGCCGCTCTTTAAAGTTCTCGCAAATCAAAAATCATTACATTTGCTTCTTTCTTCATTTTTTCTACTAAAGGCTCAGTCTCGTTAGTAATTAAAGAATTTTCAATATAAATATCATCTACACCAAAACTCTTATATCCGCTACTTAATCCCAAAAAGGTTCTAACCTTGATGTTCTTTTCGTCTTTAGCAATGATAATTTCAATTCCGCCCTTTGGGAACTTCGTGTGCCCGTCGAAGCTATCTGGATAAATGGCGGGAAGTAGTTTATCTACAAATTCATCATGTAAGTAGAAAACTAAAACTTTTCGTTCCATATGATAACCTCCTATAATTTTTAGTAGGAAGTTATGTATGTTCCTCTATTTTTAAGTTAGAAATATAATGTAATAGCTTTGCTCCAAAAGCGTTTCCTAGAGCCGCATAGAATAAAAATACTATGTCGTGTAAATTAATTCCATCAATAGAAAGATAAAAACTATCTGCTATTGAGTGATTAAATTTTGCTATAATAAAAGCACTAACAGCAAGAATGACTATAATTTCTCTTGACTTAGACTTCTGACTTAGGGTTACTGCTGTATACATCAAAATTCCACAAAAAATAGAGGAGAAGAAAACTTGAGTAAAACTTTGGTTATTTTTATATTGAAGCGCAATTTGTAAAGAGTCTGTTATTGGATAAAGTTTAAAATACTGAGCTACTGTCCACGCTCCGACAATGTTAAAAATCAATATTAAACTTATGTCTAATAGCCCTTTTTCTTTAATAGAATATGTCCCTATCTTCCCGGTATAAAGATTGAAGTCTCCCAAAATTACTATCAATAGTCCAATAGCAAAAACAAAAGGTGCTACAGCGGGCATGGCATAAGAGGATATGATACCCGCCATTCCTATTGATAGTCCTGCTAAATAGCTTTTCGAGATTAGTTTCCCCATAAAACTACTTTCCCCTCTTTAAGAGATTTTTGAACGTCTATAATCCTTTGATTGGTTGAGCCACAATATGGGAGGCGCAAATCTTTTTTCTCTTGAATAAATTGTCCGTCAACAAGAACATCGAATTCTTTAAGAAGATAATACCAATGCTCATTTTTTATCAGTTCTTCAAAAATATGTCCACTCCAAACCCAAAAACTAGAACAATCTGTATTTCTTTTTATTAATTGAATTAAATTAATGAGAACGTAATAATCTCCATCATTTTCTCTTTCAAAAGGCTCGCCGCCCAAAAGAGAAAATCCAGTAACATTCTCATTTTTCAAACTTTCAATTATATCTTGCTTAATTTCGCTTGAAAGAACTTCTCCATAATTATAGTCCCAAGTCACACTATTGAAACACCCCTTACAACGAAAGGGACATCCACTTAAAAATAGCGAAGTTCTGACACCAGGCCCATTCGCAATATCAAAATGTTTCACATTAGCAACATTCATAACATCATTCCATTCCTAGATGAACTACTCTATCTTTTATTTCCGCCATACGACCTTGATTCATTGCGTTTGTGCTAATATAGCCACACACGCGACGAGCTACATTCATTTTATTAAAATCTCTATTCCCACAATTTGGACATTCCCAAACTAATTTCCTATTTTCATCTTCAATCATTTGGATTTCGCCCTCAAAACCGCAAATCTGGCAATTATCAGATTTAGTATTCAATTCAGCATACATAATGTGCCCATAGATATACTTTATAACTTCTAGTACGGCAGGAATATTTTTTTGAAGATTGGGGACTTCAATATAGCTAATACATCCCCCAGGGCTTAATGGCTGAAGCTCAGATTCAATAGCTAGTTTACTAAAAGCATCAATAGGTTCGTCTACGTGAACATGATAGCTATTTGTAATATAGTTCTTATCTGACACACCTTCAATCAAACCGAATCTTTTTTGTAAACTTTTAGCAAATTTATAAGTAGTAGATTCAATAGGAGTTCCATAAAGAGAGTAGTCAATATTTTCTTCTTTTTTCCATTTGGAAGTATATTCATTTAATTTTTTAAGTATCTGTATACCTAATTCTTTTCCCTCTTTTTCTGTTAGCTTCTTCCCATTTAAACTATAAACACACTCCCAAAGACCGGCGTAACCAAGAGAAATAGTAGAGTATCCACCATGGAGTAATTCATCAATCTTTTCTCCAGACTTCAATCTAGCTATTGCTCCATTTTGCCAAAGGATTGGTGCTACATCTGAAACAGTTCCTTCCAATCTTTGATGGCGAGCTTGAAGCGCGCGATGGCATAACTCCAATCTTTCATCAAGAATAGACCAGAATTTATCTAAATCTTTATTCGCGCTTAATCCAACGTCAGGTAAGTTAATTGTTACAACACCTTGATTAAATCTGCCATAGTATTTTGGATTACCATTTTCATCTACATAAGGAGTAAGGAAAGAGCGACAGCCCATACACCCATAAACATTTCCATTTCCGTTCTTATCTACTTTATCTCTAAGCATTATCTTCTCAGAAATATAATCTGGAACCATTCTTTTGGCTGTACATTTAGCAGCTAGCTCTGTCAAATACCAAAATGGACTATTTTCTGTGATATTATCCTCTTCCAGAACATAAAGAAGTTTAGGGAAAGCAGGAGTAATCCATTCTCCTCTCGCATTCTTAACTCCTTGTATTCTTTGAAGCAAAGTCTCTTCAATAACAAGTGCTAAATCTTTTTTCTCTTGCTCATTCTTTGCTTCATTTAAATACATAAATTCACTAAGAAAAGGTGCTTGCCCATTAGTGGTCAAAAGAGTATTGATTTGGTATTGAATTGTCTGTACTCCACGCGCAACCTCTTTACGAACTCTTTTTTCTACTAATTCATCTATTAATTCCTCATGTTGTAAGTCTTGACTCTCTCCAACAGAATTAAGAATCTTATCCATTTCTTCTTCTACTTCTTGTCTTATCTTCTTTCTACTAACTTCAACAAAAGGTGCTAAGTGCGCTAAGGAGATGGTTTGTCCACCATACTGATTAGATGCTACTTGAGCAATAATTTGAGTAGCGATATTACAAGCAGTAGCAAAACTATGCGGAGTATCAATCCTTGTCTCACTAATCATAGTCCCATTTTGAAGCATATCTTTTAAATTAATCAAGCAACAGTTATAACTATGCTGAGCAAAATAGTCCATATCATGGAAATGAATAATACCTTCATCGTGAGCTTTAACAATTTCTTCAGAGAGAAGAATTCTTCTTGTTAAATCTTTGCTAACTTCTCCCGCCATATAGTCACGCTGAGTGCTCAATACTACTGGATTCTTATTAGAGTTTTCCTGTTTTAATTCCTCATTCTCTTGATTAATAAGAGATAAAATTGTTTCGTCTGTAGTATTGGATTTGCGAATTAATTCTCTATTATACCGATAACGAATATATTTTCGCGCGACCTCTACATAACCACCATCGACCAATTCTTCTTCTACAAAATCTTGAATTTCCTCTACTCCTATTGCCCTCCGAATTGATTTACAATCATCAATCACATCAGCTACAATTTCATCAAAATCCGTTTCAGAAATCTTATCAATCTCCTCAACTTCTCGATTCGCCTTTTGAATCGCAACTAAGATTTTGGAAGAATCGAAATCCACCTCTCTTCCATCCCTTTTAATTACCTTAACCATTTCGATTTCCTCCTATAAAATAAAGCTAAATCATAATAGATTTAGCTTTTAGTGGCGTGCCTAAGAAGATTTGAACTCCTACTAAAATATCCGTAGTATTTCGTGCTCTCCATTACACCATAGGCACATATTTAGTTACTATAAAGTAGTATCTTATAATAAAATACAATATTTTGTATTTCTAATTATATTATACCACAATTTTATTAAAAAGTCAAACTTGGAATAAAATGGAAAAATCCCATAGTCTAAAACTATGGGACTTCCAGAGGGAGGTGATGCCGAAATGAATGGTCTATAAAGACCTGGTGTTCTAGATGAGATTTGAACTCACACTGTATAGCTTCTAAGGCTACTATCTCTGCCAATTGGATTACTAGAACATAAACTAGACGCAATAAAGTGCCCTAACCATTAGGCGATATTCCAAATTTTTGGCTGGAATAATTGGATTTGAACCAATAAATACTTTCGTATTCGTTGCTGAATGCGTCTATGGTGCTTCGAGTGAGATTTGAACTCACACTACACAGGTTTTGAATCTGCTGTCTCTGCCGTTGGACTACCGAAGCAAGGGGGTAAGATAGACTAGTTAATAAAAGAAATAGAAAAAGGAGATAGCTATAACTTTACTAGTCTATCTGTTGGTACTCGCTGACGGATTTGAACCGCCGACCTATTGGATGTAAGCCAATTGCTCCTCCAGCTGAGCTAAGCGAGCATAAAGAAATTAAACTAAAGCCTAGGTGGATGGTCATGTTTCAGCCATACGCTTACGTTACTCCGTTCACAAGAATCCTCTTCCAGATTCTCAGGCGTAGGTTTTTTTACGCTAATTCAAGGGATTTCCACCGCAACCTACCTCACTTTACCTCGCCTACCTAGGCGGCCGATAGGACCTGAACCGTTTCAGTTTAATTTCATGGTGCCCCAGAGAGGACTTGAACCTCTGACCACGCGAACCCTATTCGAAAACAAAATAGCTGTGAGAATCAAATACTTGATTCGTTTGTTATTCGTGCTCTACCAGACTGAGCTACTGAGGCAAAATCAAGACACTTTTTCTAACTTATCAGTTCCCAAAACAGATGTTATAATAAGATTGCTGGAAGTGTCTTATAAATTATTCATTCATTAATTTTTCTATTTGTGTTTCTGCTAAATATGTATCAGCAAAGATAATATCCTTTATTTGACCATTCTTTGGAGGAGTAAATCTCATAACCTTTTCAGTTTTACCCGTTTCTAAAATTGGAATAAGATAGCATTTTTCTTCAATGAATGTACAAAAATAATCTATTTCATCAGGCTTATAATTAACTGTTCTATTTCCTTTTGTATTTAAATACGTGCTTTTACAATTAAATCTATAAACGCCATCTTCACTTTTTCTCGAAGTCTTAGCCTGAATCTTATATAGCTTACCAGCTATATCTAAAATAAAATCATATCTAGCATTATCTCCCCATGGAATACTAACATTATATCCAAGCCCATGTAAATAAGCTAAACATTGTAATTCGGTTTGTGCTCCTAAATCTTTTGTAGATAAACTCATATTTTCTCCAAATATTAAAATAATGGTACACCCACGAGGAATCGAACCTCGAATCGCTGGATATAAGCCAGGTGCAACGATACCACATCACCTTGGGTGCTTATATAAGAGACTTCATAGGCTTGCCCCGCTCTAGAAACGTGTTAAAACCTATAATGGGTAGCCCGCTAAATAGCGCGCGACTTGAGAGTTTAGTCTCTAACTCTTGTTCAGACAATTTAATTTAACCTAAACTGGTGGGTCAGCCGAGAACCGAACTCGAACCTCATGCTCTTCAGGCATACGTGCAGACCAACTACACCACCGACCCATAAAGTAGTTCTTATTGAACTACAAAATAAACTAAACCTTTTCCTGTTTGTCTTGCGCCGATAGCCTCAATATTTCTAAGAAAATCTAATCTATCAAACGTAATTTTCAATTCATCACTAGAAAGAATAGTTACCAGGTCAGTAAATGAAAATTCTCCATCAATAGAAAGCAATATTTCATCTACTCTCTTCTCCAATTCACCATTCAATAGGTTCAAGTCCTTTCTCTTTTAAGAATTGATTTGCTTGAGAAAAATGTTTACATCCAAAGAAACCTTTATTTGCTGAAAGAGGACTAGGATGCGCGGCTTCTAATACTAAGTGATTAGGATTATCTAAGAGATATTTCTTTTTCTTAGCGAAAGCTCCCCAAAGCATAAAAACCTTTGGTCTATTATCATCATTCAAAGCCTTAATTGTTCTATCTGTGAGAGTTTCCCACCAAAGACCTTTGTGAGAATTTGGTTGCCCCTCTCTTACAGTTAATGTCGCATTCAATAAAAATACGCCTTGGCGCGCCCAGCGAGTTAAATCACCACTGTTTGGCTCTTGAATACCTAAATCATCCTCAATTTCTTTATAAATGTTTCGTAAAGAGGGCGGTATTTTAACTCCCTCTTGGACTGAAAAAGATAGTCCCATAGCTTGATTTTTACCATGATATGGGTCTTGGCCCAGAATAACTACTTTTACTTTATTAAAAGGAGTCATATCATAAGCCGCGAATACCTTATCTGTTGGAGGAAAGATATTATATTTTTCAGAATCTTCTTTCACTTTATTGATAGTTCTAATCATATAGTCTTTAGATAATTCTTCTTCTAAGAAATCTTTCCAATTAAAATCAGCCATAGTAAACTCCAAATAACAAGATGCTTTTAGCACATATCAAACTTATGTATAGTAAATTGCTGTAAGCATCTTTGATTCATTTTCTATATTAATTATACCATAAATTTTACTAAAAGTCAAATAGAAAGGAGGGCAGTTTTTAGTCTTACCCGGGACAAGAGCTTAAAGCATAACGCAATTATACATAGGATTAGACAAAGTCTTCACCATTGCTTCATAGGCATCCATACCAATAGACTCTAAGATAGACTTAAAGGTAGAAGTAGAAGAGCCAGAAGCAAATTGAACATAAGGATTATTTTTAGACGCGAGGAAAGTATCTTTTCGTGCTTCAACATTCCACAAAATCAACTTAGGCATAGTATAGCCCTTTTTATGGAAACGAAGAGCCATTTCAGTTACAAAATCTAAGCCATAACCGCTATTATAGCGATTAATCTCCATATCAGAAACTACGACCAAAGCTTTAGGCATATCCTCTTTAGATACATTATTCTTAATACAGGTATCAAGAATTTTATCAAAAGCAGCCTCCAGATTGGTGCTATAACCTACTCCGGTATGTAAAACTGATTTCACATTCTGGCAAAGAGTATTCCCATCTTGGACTTTAATGAAATTAGGTTGGTTAGAAAATGTCATATAAAGCCCATGAAAATCCCCTTGATTACGTTCAGCAAAGTATAGAGCTAGACCAATAGAAGAAGCAATAGGTCTGGCATCTGCCGCGAACATGGAACCAGAAACATCAGCCATTACGAGAACATTATTTTTCCCATCAATATAATTAGGCAAAGCTTTCCATTGAGCTTCAACAACTCTATCCTCTCTAGAACAAGAGTCCCAGCGAGAAGTCAAATATTTCTTTACTAGGTCATAAGGATAAAGAGTATCAGCATTAATTTTTACTTCTCCCTTTTCCACACGGGAAAGAAACTTTTCAAAACGCTCAGAATCATGGCGCTTAAATGCTTTACGGTATTTAGCCATCGCGCGAGAGGGTACAGCAGAATATTCTACTTGTTTCCAATCTCCGCTAGACATAGCAACTTCAAGAACTCCTATGTATCTACGCATTTCAGCAAGAAGCTTACGGTATTCTTTCTCAGAAAGACCAAGATTATAGGCTGTCATAGCACCCAATTTTCTAGATTCCTTAGAAGAAGTATTTACAGATTTTAGCCATTTTGCCATAAGAGAAATAGATTTCTTCTCATTCATTCTTTCAATATCTTTATAAAGGGTAGCTTTAATAAAAGCCCACATATCCTTTTCGATAGGTGTGCCTATGAATGTATAAAGGTCATCCGCACGACCAAACTTCACCACATTCTCAAAATTTTTCACTATGGTTTCAGGATAATTCTGAGCAACCCAACGTAAACAGATACGTGCCGTATCTCTTTCTCCAAGTCCACCACGAATATTACGAGCATAAAATGCCATTTTAAGAGTAAGCAAAGCATCTTCGTTCCAAGAAGCTTTAAACTTTTCAACAATTTCATATTCACTTCTATTTCTTAGGGCACCAATGGTTCCATACATATCAAGAACTTTGGAACCAGTGGAAAAACGCGCATCTGCGCCATTTTCAGTTTTGGTTTTTACTCCGTTAAAATCAGCCTCATAAGAAACAGCATTAACAAACTTATTCATTACTCATTCTCCTTTTTCTTTTAAAAATAAGTGTTAGGGAGAACCTAACAAGACACATTAATATTTAACTACTGTTCAAAAAATAGTGATTTTATCAAAATATTGCTGGATGTGTCTTTTGGTGGAGCATAAGGGACTCGAACCCTTTACCTCTACATTGCAAGTGTAGTGCTCTCCCAGCTGAGCTAATGCCCCATGAAATGCCTTTATTTATTCTCGTGGCATGACGAGTTAGATACGAGTATTATATTTGCTAAAGGACATCCTCGTTTCGCCTTACTGGTAGACGTAATGGGATTCGAACCCATATACTTCTATATTTAAATTTGATTCCATTCTTCATCAGAATATTTTTTAATATCCTTTTTAGTTTTTGGTAAATTATAAGCAACACACCATTTTCGTATCGCATTGTCAGAGACATTATAATTTTTCCCTATTGCTAAAAAACTATTGGTCCGAATTAATTTTTTTAATTCTTCTCTTGATGGTCTATTTACTACTCTTTGGGATAAATGTAAACATTCTTGAGAACAGTATTTTAAACTAATTGGAATTAAAGTTTTACAATACTGACACTTATGTAATTCTTCTGTTTTAGAATAGATTTTATCAAAAGATTCTAATATTGCCATTGCTTTATTTTCTTTTCTTTTTAAAAGAAAAGTATTTTTAAATTTAAGATATTCATTTAAAAAATCTTTTATTTTTGTCTTATTAGAAATATTAAAATAAAAAGTTTTTAAACTCTTTTTATCTTGAGAGATAGTAATTTTATCCCAATTAAAAAATTCAGATAAAAATTTAGCTGTTGAAGATACAATTGATTTATTGCCACAAAATCCGATACTTTTACTATTGGTTTTAAGAGAAAAAGTAAACCATCCATCTCCATCAATTAATCCAAAAACAAAAGAAATCTTATATTTTTCTGGAATATTTTCTAAAAAATTGATATCTTGATTACTTTTATTTTCAATAATTCCATATTTACTTAGGTCACTTATTATTTGTTTTGAAAAAATAGTAATATAATTAGAATCATAAGTTTTACCTTGGCAATGTTTTAAAGAAAATTTAACTTCTTTATCCGTCCCTAAGAAAGATTTAAATTTCTCTAAATGCTCTTTATCTTTTGATGCTAATCCGATTGTTAAACTATTATTTCTAACTGAACCGTCCGCCGCGATAAAACCAAGCCAATAAGATTTTTCATAAGAGTTTATTTCACTAAAAATATCTTCTTTCATTTTTACCTCTTAAAATGGTGAAGGTAGACGGATTCGAACCGACACTGGAGAGGGTTTAAGCCTCTTGTCTCTGCCAATTGGACTATACCTCCATATAGAGGAGATTTATTTCTAAATCTCCTAAACTCTTCCGAACTTTCTATAATAATTATACCAAAAAATTCAATAAAAGTCAATTATTTATCTCTTAAAACCATATAAACAAAACAATAGATAACGTATGAGGCCAAAAGAATAAGCAACAACGCACCCATTAGATATCCTCCATCGTTAATTGAACTGGTTCACTATTAGTTTTCTCCAGATGAACGGCAATTGGGGTATAGATATTTTGTTCATCTTGCTTGTTTATTTGACATTCAATATTACTTACAAAATATTCATCAAACTCATTCTTGAATAATTCATCCAAAATCCAAAAGTCCCCCAATATTTGGTCTACCTTATCAAAATGCGCCCCAGCTAAAAATCCAACAACTTTCTCATTATAAACCAAGGGGGTAAATTTAAATCTCGACGCAAAATCCTCATTTGCGACAGGAGCATTCTCAGACATATCATTCTTATAAATAGGTATATTATTAATCTCCATTATCTCACTCCTTTCTAAACTCTCCAATATTAAAGAGTTTTATTTTAGTTCCATCAATCTCTTCTTCAAAAGAATCATGCCAGTGACCGCAATACCAATTTTTTACTCTTCCCTTTAGAATATCAAATACTTTATCTAAAAAAACTTCAACTGTTTTCTCGCTATTATCTCTGACATAAAGATGTTTCTTTACGATACTTAGGGGCATTGTATGTGTTATTACATAATCAATAGTCATATCCACTGGCAAATTTACTATTTTATTAAAAATTTCCACGCTTTCTCTAGCACTAAGTCTTTCTTGCTCCCACCAAGAGGCACCTGGTATTCTCCAAAGTTTATCTATCGAATCTGCCCCACCAATTGAGAGAAAGGTTTTCCCATCTATAGTATATATTTGTCCTCTAATTAAAGCAAAAATATTGGGAGATATCTTGCGTGCCCGCCCTCCATAGATTTCTACCATTGGACACTTATCTATTACATCGTAATTTTCATGGTTGCCAGGCACAAAAAGAATTTCTTTATCTTTATATTCTTTAGAAAACTTTCTAATAAATTTATTATACTTCACATCATTATATTTCCAAACAAAACCAAAATCTCCAAGCTGAATCAATGTTTTACAATCAGATTCAAGAAAAGGTTTCATTGCTCCGCGCTCTCCATGGACGTCGCCCATGAACATTAAACTCATTTCTCTCACATCCTTTCAATAATATTATTATATCACTATATTTTAGAAAAGTCAATAAATTAAAAAAAAAGAGGAGCCTAAGCCCCTCTTAATTCGTCCATTTCACAATGGATACGCCATTGGCATATTTTAATGCTGACCATTTATTTGTCCCGTCACCTATTTTAATTAAATAAGCTCCATTAGAACAAATTTCAATTCCAATCTCTCCTTTTTGGAGAACTGGATTTGCTTTAGTCCAATTTGCGGTTGTGTCTGTTTTTTGGTTTGTTCTTACGTTTACAGTTTTTTTTGCCACCTACAACACCACCTTAAATGTTAGTGGTAGCACTTCCACAATTGAGAATTAATAAGTCCCCAGAAGTTTGAATTAAATCATTTATATTTCCAGATGTAGCGATATCGGCTAAATCAGAAGTATTTGCTTTCCCATTTATTTTAGAAGCTAAAGCAGTTTCCAAATCAGCTTCTGCTACCTTACTCTTTGAAGCAAGAGCACCTGTAGGAACCGTAATATTAACACTTTTTGAGTCTACGGCTTGAGCCTGTCCATTAACTTTAATTGACTCAATTACATTTACTTGTGCTCCAGCTGCGATTCCACCTAATTTATTCTTTTCAGGCGTAGTATAGTCGTTAGTAGAAAGACCTTTCCCTTCGACTTTATCAACTTTATTACCTACAGTGGCAATGGTAGCATATGTTGCTGTCGCACTTGTCTTAGTAAGAATATCACCATAGCCAGGAGCTTCAGTTTTCGCTACATAGTCCGCCGCGTCTTTTGTTGCCATTGTTCCCAAATCTGCGGTATTAGCTTTCTTACCTAAATCAGTAGTCAAGTTAGCAATTTTAGACTGAGCAATCGCAGCATTCGCAGCAATATCAGAGTTTACAATAGAGCCTTTAACTGCGTAGATTGATTCATCACCTAATTCATGCCAAGTCTCTCCATCAAATACATACTCTTTATTGCCGACAAGAATAACGTCGCCAGAAGAATATCCTGCTGGGTCTTCAGGAATAGATTCTTTTACGCCTTCGAAGTGCATTGCTCCGCTTAAATCACCAACAGCTTCAGTAACGTCTGCCATAGTAGCTGCTTTATTAGTAGAAGCATCATAAGCACTATTGAATACTAAAGTATCTTGCTTACCAGCTAAAGAAGTTGCTAATCCATTTACTTTAGATTGACTAAGGACGGGAATATCGGCTTCAACTAATGCTCTTCTACTTACAGTAATTATACCGTCTGTTTCAGATACGGCTGATACAACTTGCCCATCAACGGCAGCATCAGTTTTATCTAATTTTCCAATGGCCGCTGTAATTTTACTATCTACAGAACCGCCAGTTCCTACTGCTTCCTCTAAAGCCTCAACTCTAGAATCCATAGCAGTATTTAGACTATCCGCGTATTTCTTCGCACCTTTAATTGTATTAGAAGTTGATGTATCACTGTCTGTTCCAATAAGTTCGGTCTTTAGTGCGGCAATAGCATTAGCAATCTGCGTAGCAACAGCAGTTTCTCCTACTAAGCCTTCTAACGCATTAACTCTGTCTGATAAGGCAGTATCATCATACTTTGGAATAGTAATTGTTCCACCAACTACATCAGCCCACTCGCCATTGAGTTCTTTTGATTGAAGTTTATAACTATATTCATTAACTTTTACAATCTGATAAGTTGTATTAGTATCTTGAACTTTACCGCTAATATAAGAATCTAAATTCTTGATTTCTGAAGCCTGGTATTCTGGTTTTGTTTGTGCTTTTGCCCAATCGTATACGTCAGCAGCATATCCGGCAGTAAAATCAAGCGTATTAAAAGCCTTTGTCCCATCGCCAACTTTAAATAAAATGGCTGGCTCTTTTGTTGACGCACTTGTTGATGCGGGAACTTCAACTATACAAAGCTCGCCCTTTAAAGGGACTGGATTATTGTCTGTCCAGTTTTGATAGGTGTCATATTTTAATTGAAGTCTTGTATTCAAAGTTGTTGTAGCCATCTTAATCCTCCCATTAGATTACACTAGTTCCACCATTAATAACAAATACTTCATCTTCTAATTGTTTAATTTTAGATAAAGTAATACTATTAACTTCCATCGAACCGTCCACCTTTACAGTAACTCCATTATCTTCCGTAGAACCTTTAACTAATCCAAGAGCCAAAGCTGTTGCCGCAGGAAGGGCTACTGTTTTTTCTGAAATTTGAAGCGGATTTTCTCCAATTTTAATAACTTCAATTAGATTAGCTTGAGCACCAGTTTCAATACCATCTAATTTACCTTTTAATTCATTGGTGAAATCGTTCGTAGAAAGTCCTTTACCTTCTTCAACAGACACTTTGCCATTCAATGCGTCTGCTAAACCAGTAACTTTAGATTGGTCAACAGCAACAATAGATAGTTCTCTTTCTTCTGAAACAGTAAATTCACTAGAAACAGAATCGACAGTATTCTTTTCTGCTCCTGCTTCTACACCTTCTAATTTTGTAGCTTCCTCAGAAGTTAAAAGTCTAGAACCCTCAACTTTATCGACTTTCTTATCTAATTCAGTAGTTAAAGTATTTGTTGTAACGTAATCAGTCAGGTCTACATCTGTATTTCCTAAAACTTCCCACGCCCCGTTCAGCACCATATACTCATCATAAGTATTCTGCCCAGAACCAGATGTTTTAGGAACCATATAGATAGTATTTAAATCAGCCTCCGCAACTTCTGGAAGAGATTCAACTATTGCTCTCTTTAAGTGATTTGCTCCAGCAACGGCTGTCGCAATCGCTGAGTCAGTCTCTGTCTTAGTATAAATATTATCTATCTTACCTTGGATGGTAGTAACATCTTGCCTTAAAGCTTCCACTTCTGTAGCAAGCCCTTCGACAGTGGAAGTATCTGGTTTTACCCATTGGATTTTTCCATCAGAACTCTTTACGAGCTGCGCGCCTGCTACCGCATCAGCAAAACCCAAAAGACTTAGTTGACCTTCTTCAGTCAATAAGAATTGATTAGCATCAACTTCAATAGCTCCGCCTACTTTTGAAAGAGTTTTATCTGGTTGGATTATATAAAGTGTAGCTATATTGCTTTCTACTACACAAAGAGTTTGTCCATAGTAATATACCGTATTACTGTCGCCCGCTGGCATAGCAGTAGCTGCGGCAGATACAGCACTTTCATAACTCTCAAAATAGCTTCTTGCGTCAAGAGGGAAAGCACTTGTAGGATTAAAGCTAACTGAGAAATTTAACTTACCAAAATCTAAAGCCATGTTCTTATCCCTCCTTTTAGATTGTTACACTAAAACTATTTTGAGTGTCATTAGCTTTAGCAAAGTCTAAAGTAAATACTTTGTAATCAATAGGATTAGTTCCAGCCGCGTCAGCTACCGATTTTGTAGTTTTTACAAAGCTACTTTTAATTTCGGCATTCATTCCATTTACATCAAGAATAGAAGTCACGTCCCTGAGAGTTGCTGGATAAGCAATAATAACTCTAAGAGCACCAACTGGAATAGACACTGTAAACTTCGCTCCATTTGCTAAAGCCTTATTAGATTTATTTAAACTACGGATAACAGTAGAGTCTGGTTCAGTTTTTGCCTCAAGAGTTCCATAGAAGCTGTTTCTATAGCCGGTAATTGCTCCAGAAGAACCAGTCTTAGAACCTTTCTTGATTTGGCCTGTTGGATATGGGTTACCAGTATTTGTTACAGGAATCGCGCCGTCTTCATACTGAGCTACAGCAGTAATTTTATAATTAGTTCCATCTTCTATGGTAATTTCTGAGAAACTACCAGTATTACTGGTCGCACTATTGGAATTAGTATCAGAAATAGCCCAAGAAGTAGCCGTAATACCCGTCGCAGGTCCATAAGTATAAGAACCAGCATTAAGAGTAGCGGTATAAGAAGGAGTTACTTTTGTTCCAACTTCGTAAGCCTTAGCTTGGGGAAGTGAAACTGATACTGACGGTTGTGTAGTAGAAGGATTTTTCTCTGCTACAAAAATTGTATCAAAAACTTGTTTTAAATTTTTCCCTTGGGCCGGTATTGTTGCCTGTCCGTTAGATAGAGTTATATTACCAATAGCAGAAGTAGTTAATAAATCTTTATCGAAATATACATTTTCAGCATTATAATTTCCATCTAACGCCTTCCATGTTGTATCATAGTAATAAGCAGTATATTCATATTTATCATTATGAATAAGTTTCTTAACTACTCCAATATCTCCCTTTACTAATTCTGCCTCTCCAACGATTCTTGTTAAAGCTGTTATATCATCTTCGCCTTCTTGTGGCTCGGCTTCATAGAAATTAGTTGATGAAGTTTTGCCTGGTTCAAAAGGAGATAACTGTTCCCATGTTTTAACTCCGTCACCAACTTTCATGGTTACAGAGCCATCATCATGGAATTCAAATCCGACTTCACCCTTTAGCAGGACGGCATCTTTATTGGTAGTCCAATTAGCAGAACTATCGTTTCTTAAAACTATTCTACCATTAAATTCAACCACTTGCTTTCCCTCCGTTCATTAAGATTTCAGTTTGAGTATAATCAATAGTTAATGGATAGTATTTAGTCTCAGCTTCATCCCATCTATAACTAAGATTTTCTTTATCGGCGATATACAAAAAATTCACATTACCAATAGCAGGAAATTCATAATGTGTATTTCTGTGGACAATTTTTGTTTCTGATGTTCCTACTGCTATGTCTTCTATTTGTCTTAAAGCGTCCGCGGCCATACCTCTAGCAAGAATATCAGCTGGCATTTTAATTCACCCCCACTATTGTTACGGGTGTGGATTCTAAACTTTTTGTAATCTCTATTTTTGCTAAACCGTTTATATCAAAAGTATAAAGCCCTTTTTTGGTGATAGGTTTAGTAATAACTAACCCATTATCATTTACAGCGGTAAGAGGCTCAAAATTCATTCTATCTATTGAACCTTTAACCTCTACCGTATCATCAGCTCCAACTTGAACTTTTAATACGTCCGTATCTCTAACAGAAAATACTTCTGATAGTTTAGTTACTGTATACTCAAAGTTTACCATTACATCACCACCTTCATCATTCAATTTTAAAGTAAAATCGTTTTTTTTTTCATAAAAAAAATAGAGAAAGGATATACCTTTCTCTATAAACTTAAATATATAAAGTTTTTAATGGCATCCGCTAGAAGATTTTAACTCCTATCTCTGGGTTTGGAAGCCAGCATGCTAACATTACACCAAGCGGATTGGCGTACACTCTCAGACTTGAACTGAGACACCACATTTCTGCGATTACTACTTGTTTTCTAGACAAGCTCCTTACCATTAGGATTAAGTGTACATAAATAATTTATGGTAGAATATAAGATAGAGTCCAAGGTTTCCTCATTTAATTCTGACTAACTCTCACTATCTACTTGGTTAGATATAAGAAAAAAATCCAGACCTCTTAATGACGATATCTACCTACCGCCGGTTTAAAGATTTATTCCCGGAAACTTACTGGCGGAGGGGATGGGATTCGAACCCATGGGGCTTTTACACCACAGAAGATTTCAAGTCTACGCCGTTATGACCACTTCGGCACCCCTCCATATAAAGGTAGAGTTTACTCTACCACAAAGGAAGCAAACGCATCATACACAGATGCGTCCTCATCTTTAGAATAAAGGAATGTATCCTTCCATTCAAGAGAGTAAAGCATACCAAGCATTGATTGAGCACTTACCTCATGACCTTCGTTATCTGCTACTCGAAGACTATCCTTTGGAAATTTTTGAGCTAGCTGGATAAAAGTCTGAATATCTGTCATTGTCTCAAGACCAATTTTATAACGTTTCATAAATTTTCTCCTTTCTAATTATTTTGGTTCTCAGAGCAAGACTCGAACTTACATTGTATGGTCCAAAGCCATATGTCCTACCATTAGACGACCTGAGAATATATTGGAGCCTTCGGACAGAATCGAACTGTCAACAGAGGATTACTAAACCACCGTTTTACCGTTGAACTACGAAGGCATAGGAGATTTTATAGAAAACCTCCAAACTGTATACTCCTAACCACGAATATACGCAGGGCGATTTATTTTAGAGAACCGCGCTCTTGGACCAACAGAACAGAATTGAACTGTCAACTAATGCTTGGCAAGCATTCGTTTTACCATTAAACTACTGCTGGATAATAGAAAAGTCTCACTTTTCTATTTATTACGATGGAATTTTAACCATATTCGATAACATTGCTTTTCGTCTGGTTCTTCAATAGAGTGGTCAGGAAAATTTATTTTTAGCCAATAATAATTCTTCCACTCTCTTTCCATAAATTCTTCAAAAGTCGTTACCCATCCAAAGTCACAAATGTCCCATGTTTCATAGAGTTTTTTATATTCTCCCTGTTGGACAATTAACTCTAAATTATTTTTCAACTTTTGCCGCACTTTATGGTTCGCGATTCGTTTCTTTTCCTTTCCTTTTTTATCGCCACTCCATGGAGTTTTCTTATAAGAACGACTCATTTTCTAAACCTCCTTTTATAGAAACTTAGAAAACATTCATACGATAAGTCATAAGAACTCCTCCATGGTATTTATTTGGTGGGCTAGGTGGGATTTGAACCCACAAAAGACAATGGTCCTTAGCCATTCGCATATGCCGTTCTGCTACAAGCCCATGGTGGAAAGTGGATTTTAACGTCGCCGCTCCCCGTTACCGACGTTGGGGGTAAAGACGAGAATTGAACTCGTATCTCTTGAGTCACAGTCAAGTATGTTTACCTTTACACTACTAAACCCAAATGGTCGGAACGGGGAGACTCGAACTCCCAGCTACGATATCCCAAATATCGCCGTCTTCCATTGACTTACGTCCCGATAAAGAGAGACTTATGCCTCTCCGTATTCCCTCCAATGATTAGAGAAATAAGAGCCGCAATTCTCTTTAACTCCAGTAATTGGATTGGTGAAAATTACATCACGATTCATATAAGGGACTCCTTCCCTCTCCATTTTCTGCTTGGCACGTTTACGCATAAACTTGCGAGTATTGATAGGAATTTCTACTCGTTTCTGATTCTTCATATAATTTCTTCCTTTCTTATTGAACTATAAATATTATATCATAATTTTTCTCTTTTGTCAAATGGAGCACGCCATGGGAGTCGAACCCATCTAAACAGGTTTTGCGGACCGTACCCTCACCGCCCAGGAGCCGACGTGCGTAAAGAGGAAGTAAAACTTCCTCAAGATAATTCTTTTACTCTAAACTTAATTGTAGTATCACAAACTTTAAATGGAGCGACGCTAGAGCCTTCTTCAGCAAATTCAACTTCACCAATAAAGTAATATCCATAGGTGAGAGCATTTTTATAAATTACTTCTGCTAAGTTATTATTAACTTGATTCGCAATCGCGTCAACAGGAATCCAAGCAATATAAGTATTTTCTTTTACTAACTCAGGATAAGATTCTTCTACAATTTTTTGACTATTTTCTGTCAAAGCTTCTGTTAACGGAGTAAGTTTAGCATACATAAAAGTAGTTTCTCCCTCTTCTGGCTTAGAGATAAAACTACCAACAATTTGATTGGCTGGTTTATCAAAGCTAATCAATAGTGCGAAATAGCTATGCTCGCCCGCAAACTTTAAATTACTACCATTAGAAACAGATTTCTTTAAAGAATCTTTAGAATAAGAAAGCATATATTCATTATAGGTATTAGAAAAACCTACGTTAATTCTCTCTTGATTCCATCTATATGCTTCGCCGCCCTCACTCAAATCATCATTATACATTGAAATTGGAGCTTTAAAGACTTTTGTAACTACTGCTTTCTTCTTTCCCGCAACAGGTTCTCTTGCTCCTACAGTTACAATAACTTCTTGGGTTTGGTCAATATAAGGTCTGAGATTATTTGTTCCTTTAGTTTCTAATTGTTCTGCTAACTTATCCTCTAATTCTTCAAGCGAAGTTGTGGAAAATTCTCTAATTTCTTTCTTTCCTGGAATTACTTCCACTTCTTCCATTAAAGGACTATAGACCTTTTGGTCATTAGTTATCATAATCTTATATAGATTAGATTCATTTCCCATATTCATACCTCCTTTGGCTTTCGCCATAGGAAAAGTAGGAAAATAGGTATTTTACTATATTTTTTTAATGAATGGTGCGTCCAAAGGGACTCGAACCCCTGACCCACTGTTTAGAAGACAGTTGCTCTATCCACCTGAGCTATGAACGCATAAAGGGGTATTAACCCCTATTAAGAGAATAGTTCCTCAAAAAAATCAATCGTTTTATTATCATCTTTATTAAGAATTTTCTCTACTGCGCTATAAAAATCGTCGTTCGCTTTTCCAGACTCACACTTACAATTCTCACAACCACAGTCATTCAAATCATTTAGTGCTTCCGTTAAGTTTTTCTCAACTTCCTTCCAATTATCAGAACAAAAAGGATTAAAAATTATCTTAATATCCTCTCCATCACAATTCTTAATCTTATCTTCCAGCCAGCGAGACATAGCAGAAGCAATCAATTCTTCAGAATATTCCTCTGTCAAATCTGTAAGCTCATCATAGAAATCATCAAAAACTTCCATAATTTCATTTTCCGTATCTTTACGACATTCCTTTTCGTGAGCAATCATTTTTTCTTTATCTTCACAGATGAAGCCACAGTATTCACAATTATACATAGTTTTCATAGAATTAACCTCTTTCTTTATTTTCTATATTAATTATAGCATAATTTTACCAAAAAGTCAATTATCTGGCTCAATAAATTCAAAAGAAACAGAATATGTTTTATTTTGTAATTCATTAAATTTATCTACATCCACATTCTTTTCAGTAGTAATCTCGCTAAGTTGTTCGGATTTAGCTCTTGCTCTATAAAACAAAAACAAAGCATCCGATAGACTGCCTTCAAAATCTTCTGGTAATTTAAAATAAGCATCTGTTATATGGAGAACTTTTCCCATCGAGCTACCTCCTCTCAACCTACTACAAATAGTATATCATATTTTTATTTAAAAGTCAATTACCAATCTTAGCTTCTTTAATTAATTCATCTAAAAAAAGAAGTGTCACTGATACTTTCATGTTATTTTTTACCTGTTTCCCTTTAGCAATTCCAACATCCATAAGTGGTTGTGGATAAGATTGTGATTTTTGTCCTTTCGTTGGGGCACTTTCCATCTTTTCTCTATAAAATTCATCTGGATTAATTGTAGTATTAAAATAATAATTAATCTTACCAGAACTCATTTTTCCACTATAATTTGTAATTTGCTCCTGAATCAATTCTAACATTTTATAAACAGGAATGATAATTTCTCTATTTGGGTCATATACTAAACCATTATTCATTAAATAAGTATTTGTTCCTTCTTCCATTGTATTCGCTACTCCGTCTCCAAACCATACTCCTGCTAAGGCCAAGAAATAAGAATCTAAAAAATCACTTATTTTTTTTGTTTTTTCTTGTTTAATGTATGTCTTAGTTTCTTTATCTCTTGAACCATAGGTAGCAAAAAATTGTTCATTTATTATTAAATAATATACTTTTTCTGTTATTTCGGCAATGGATGGTATAGCTTTGGCTGTTGGAGACATATTTATCATAGAATCTAAATTTCCTAACGTTAAATCTTGAACTTTGAATAAATCTGTCGCCTCTTTAAAATTTTTACTATATTCATCAATTAAAACCATGTTTTTAACTGAAACACCTAAGATATCATCGGCATTAGGCAACTCAATAGTAATGTCTGCCTTAGCCGTAATATTATTAACATTTGATGTCCCAGTTCCTTTTACTAAAATATTTTCAATTTGATTTAATGCTCCTTCTGCCACAATCTCAGAAAATAATCCTTTAACATTGTTATAAATTCCACTTTTTCTAGTATTATTATCTTCAAGCCCCAAATTTGAGGTAATCTGTTCTCTTAAATATTCAAAATCCAATTTTGTATCTATGCTTTCTTTTGATAGTTTTGTTAATCCTACGGCCGTAGCTAATATAGAAGTTGAGCCGCCAGATTTACTTATTGAATCTAAAATCAGCCTAAGTGATTCCCACGTTTCTCTATCTTTATTTTGTAAGTCCTTTAAAAAGGCGTTTCTTAAAGTCTCGAATCCTGTTTTAGACATTGACTCTTTTTTATTTAAATAAATATTTTTTTGTGTTGCTAACTTTTTTTGTTGGGCAGAACTATAAATCGCGTCAGCGGGGTCGAAACTCTCTACGAACAAATTAAATTTTTCTTTAATCTCTTCAAAAAGAGGCTCATCTAATTTGCTAAGAATGGAATTAATCTTACTCTTTAATAAATCATCGGCGTTTTTATTGCCCGAAATTAATATCTTTGCTAATTCACTTGAAAAATCATTATCGAAATTTATTTGATAAGTTTTACAAAAATTTTCAAAATCAATTTTTTTCTTAGCAATAAATCCATCTAAAATTTGATTCACTTGAAGTGGAGTTAAATCTAATTGGCTAGCGACGGTCAAAAAATTTCTTTTATATGAGTGTAAATATCCGCTATCAACAAAACGCTGTGCGTTAGTCCTCAAAAATTGTTTCGTAGCCATAATCTCACCTCCCCATATTTAAAATAAAGCAAGAGTAATCAATACTCTTGCTCCTCAATGCGTCTTATTTCTTTAAAGCATTCCCTACAGAGTCCTTGATTCTTAATCTTATACCAGACCTCTTCACTTCCACAAATCGCGCATTTAGAAGATTGTCTAGATAGAATAATTTTTCCATCATCTACATCTAAATTTAATTCTTCCCCAACTTGTATCCCAAGGTCACGTCTGACTTCCGCAGGCAAAATAATTCTTCCTAAATTATCAACTTTCTTTTTCATTATACATTCCTTAAATAGTTTTTACTTCCCCTTCTTCGGTTTCTTACTTCCAGAAGATTTACTACCTGTTCCGCACTTCGCCATTTTAATCACCCCAATTATAAATTCCAGAATACAAAGATTCGTAAAATTCTATTAGTCCAATATCCGGGATAAGCGGCCCATAGTGAGGTTTTACTTTTTTATCCCAATATCGGATTTTTAAACGACGAATAAATTCATCATCTTTTAAGTAATTATTTAAATTTGTGATTCTTAAATAATTCTTAACTTCTTCTAAATAAGAATTAACAATATTTGGTCTATAATTCTTCAAATCAATAAATTGCCAATAGATAGTAAGACACGCAGTAAGTAACTCGTCTGTAAGTTCTTCTGACTCTCCAAACTCTCTAAACAAATAGTTATATACAAATTCGCGGCCCAAAATATAATCTACTAAAAAGTTTCCATAGTAATCTTCGTCCGCGCGCGTCATTGATTCTCTATTGTTTATCCATATATACGAAAGAAAATCTAATTGTTGTATGTTTTTTGCTTTCTTGAAAGCAATGGAGCAAAAAGCTGAATCTTCATTTGCTCTAATCTCTGGAAATTTAATTTTGTTCTCAATAAGAAAATTCCTATTAAAAACTTTACCATGTAACCAAGTTGTATTATCTAATTTCATTGAGATTAAAGTTGAAAAAGTTTGTTGCTGGAAACGGGTTATAAAAATATCTGGTCTATTTAACTGTATTTCTTTATTGATAATTTCAATAGTAAGTGGACTTGCTAATGAGTCGTCCGCATCTAAAAACATAATCCAATCACAAAACGAATTCTCAATTCCAATATTGCGCGCGGCACCTGGCCCTCTATTAACATCACTACAAATATAGTTAATGTTAAGAGAAGAAAACTTTGGAAAAATATTTTCATAAAGAAAAGTCTCAGTAAAATCTTTAACTATTAATTCATTTCTATTGTTCCAATACTCAATAAGTTCATTAGAACAATCATCTATAATTGTTACAATTACTTTTCTACAAGCTGTTTGTGCCGCAATAGAATGTAACGCGCGCTCTATCGTTTTACTAGCATTATAATAAGGAATAATAATATTTATCAATACTTATCACTCCTACTAGAAACAACTAGACAACTATAACAAATAATTGTAAAAATAATACCAAATAAAATAAATAACTTAATCATATCGCTCCACCTTTCTAAAATGGCGTGGTAGATAGGATTTGAACCTACACACCGATTTCACTCGACTACTGATTGTTTAGCAAACAACTGCCTTACCATTAGGCTTACTACCACATAAATGGAGGGGATACTTCCCCTCCTGAAGATGGACTAGGGTCTTTCGACCAGCCCTTTAGAATGATAAGTTAGAATCTTCTATAGAGCAACTCAATCTCCAAAGATTCTTTAAATTATGTAGTTTACCACAAAAACATAAAAATGAGTTTGTACTCAAAACCAATTCCCATCGTTCTATAATTATTATAGCATAATTTGGCAAAAAAGTCAAAGAAATGAGTTATTCTCCAAAAGAACGAACCCATTCGTATATATGGTCTACCCTATTATTAAGACTTGTAATATCGTCTTTATAATCTGGTAGGTTTTGAATTTCAAGACTTAAATTATCTAATTGACTTCCAAAAGTCTCAACAACTTTAGTCAAATTATCAACAATTTTTTCTAAATTGTCAATACGATTAACTGCCTTATCAAACTCTTCGCGAGAAATCTCTGGTTTAGGTTCAGGAGTAGGCTCTGGTTCGGGTTCAGGCTCCGGAGTTGGCTCTGGTTCAATAGGAGTATCTATAATCTCACATCTTCCATCTGGTAAATTATATACAGCATAATAAGAATTACCATTTGTATATCTAAATTGACACCAAAATAGTCCTTCTTCATGTGCTTCTGTATCCATTGAAATAAGAGGATAAGTGCCTACTGGAATATAGCTACTATCTCCGAACTTAACTACATCATTTGTATTTCGAGACATAAAGGCTTGATTTTTATTAGGAGTAATAATTTTTAAAGACTTATTCTCTACTTTTACATCAATAGTAGCATCTACTATTTCGCACCTATCATCAGGAAGATTATATACCGCATAACAAGAGCGTCCATCGGGTAATCTAATCTCGCACCAATAGAACCCTTGTTCACCAGGCGTATTTTCTTTACTAAGAATTTTATAATCTCCAACCGGAAGATAATCCTTCCCATCTACCTTAACTACATCATCTACATTTTTAGAACCAAAACCTTGGCATTTGTTTTCAATTTTTACTCTATATCTTAAAGCAGATAAATTCTCCACATCTCCACCACCTGTTGAACCGCCATTAATTAACGCGGGGTAATCTTTATAGGCAATATTCATATCTACATTTCCGCTAATTCCCGGAACTGTTCCTTTTGAGCTATATTGCCAAATTCCATAAGGTCCTTTATATCCAACATAGCCTCTATAATCTGCTATCCAAGTATCGAAACTAGAAAGCTCTGACATATTTAAATAAGCATTTGCGAAAGAAGTATAAGTATAAAGCATTGAGTAATAGCCAGCGTTTTGGATAGCTTCTAGGAAAGCTTTACAAATAGAGGTATTCGCTACTTTACCAAGAGAAGCATAGGTATTTCCATCCTCATAGTCAAAAGCAACTGGCATTGTAAGTTTATAAGATTTTATCTTTTTTAATACTTCTTGAGCACACACTTTCGCAGCATTTACTGTCTTAGCATATGAATAAACATATACACCAACATTTAATCCAGCGGCGATAGCATTAGACATATTGATTTCATAGTAGGGGTCATAACCCTCGTTGATAGTTCCATCATAGTTACAGTAACCTACTCGTATAAACGCAAAATTGTATCCCGCATTTTTAACTTGATTCCAATTTATATTACCTTGATATTTAGATACATCAATACCTCGAAACTCTTGATTGGGAGTTGTGTCAGTAGAGCTTCCATAAACTCCGACACTATTGGAACACCCGGCATAGTGTGTCGGGTCTAAACCTCTTCCGCTACGAGTTGAACGAACTTCTAAATGACAGTGTTTGATTGGGGGATTGGCAAGCGCGGCGTTTCCAGAATTTCCCATTACTGCGATAGAATCTCCAGTTTTGACCTTTTGACCTACTTTTACTAAATTCTTCTCGTTATGGCAGAAGTAAAGAAAATTAACTGGGTCTGGGGTTTGGTTCGCGTCCAATTGAACGCAAACATACCATCCCCATTCCCAAGTTAAATCTCCACTACTCTTGTCTACTTTACGAGAAGAAACAACTGTTCCACTAATTGACTTACCATCGTAATCTGGCATTAAAATTGTTGTATTATCCAACCCAACTAAGTCTATTCCGCCATGCCAGGTTTTCCCGCCACCTCTCGTATAGCCGTAACAGCTATAATAGAATGGGACTTGTGTTCTTCCTTTAAAAATAGACATATATAATCTCCTTAACTACCTCTTTGAGCGGAAGATAGTTTATCTATTTCTCCACTTTCAGCAGGGTTTACATTGATTTTTAATTGTAACGCCTCGATACACTTTTGAACGAATTTATATCCGTATACCCCATAAGCACCAGTTACAATAGCCGAGACTGCTTGCGCCATTGTCATAGTTTCTCCATTTACCATTCCTATTGACACATCTGGAACCATCATTCCTGCGATATACCCTACTATGATTCCTAAAAGAATACCTGTTGCTTTGATAAGACCTTTTTTACTTTTCTCTTTATCAAAAGTTCCTTCCGCCATGGCATTAAAGCCGCCAATTAGGTTATTTGATAAGACGAGTAATACAAGCCCTCCCAAAGTTAGAATAAAAGGAAGAATTGTTGACCAATCCATAGGATACCTCCTTATGCTTGCGCACTCATTTGTTCTAGAAGCTCTTTCATTCTTCTTACATCTGCTTCTTGATATGTCAATTGTTCAAGATTTGCTACTAGATGATATTCTTCTACTGGTTCTCCTGTGGCAACAACAGTAGTATCATATCTACTTACTCCAATAGAAAAAGGCTCATTATATCCTTCATAAGTGATATTGCTATCTGTTTCTGTATTGATAATTGAGATTTTCTTTGTTAGGTCTTTATCTGAAAATAAAGCAATAAATTCCGCATCAGTCATGGCATCAAGAGGCATGTGAATCTCCATTCTACTTCTAGAATTTGATGAATAACTGGGATAGACTGCTGTCACTGGAAGAACTTCATATTCTGTTCCATTTGAAAGTTTAATTTTAACCATTATAATTTCCTCCTTATTTGGTACACCAACATTTATTTAATACAAGATGAATTGTAGCTTGAACTGTAGAACTTGCTCTGCCGAATATGCCTACGGCCCAATTGTTTTGAAAACCTGACACATCTAATGTAAGTGTAAATCGTTTTGATACTGAGCCATTACCCCATCCTTGTCCATTTGGGTCAGTGTGATAAGTATTGATTGAGTTATCCCATCCAATACCAGTAACATTTGGCCATCCGCCATTTATACCATATGTGTCAAAGTTACCGATTCCAACCATTCCAGTAGAATATGGTTCAACCCAATAGACAGAATAATCAAAATATATTTTATTCCAAGGAGTAAGATTTACAACTGCATATACAGCACTATCATTACCAACATTGCCAGATACCGGACGCTGAATTACACTTGGCGGCGCGGTTCCAGTTTCACTAAGAACACTTCCTCTTCTATTCCAAGTATAACCGGGATATATAGATTCATCTTTTTGCCAAACGAGATTGTTATTGTAATATACAGCTTTGCATGATTGGTTATTTATATAAACATTTGAAGAAGAGGGGATATTTGTATTATTGTAATATAATGCCATTAATATCCACCTCTTTCAAAAGAAGATTGTAAATTTAGGGGGGGGGGCGTCG